TTTGATGTACTTTGGTATACTTAGGCTCATCTTCTTCGCTAATATAATTAGGTTTAAATAAAGGAGTCTTGGAATCTTGTAAACTTTTTTCTTTAAACTTATCCATTAATCCTTCATCGGCTAATGCTTGAAGGTACGCATTTTTAACGGTCGTATTTTTTAAATCTTCCAATTTAATTTTCCTCCATGAGCATTAACGATAATATTATCTATCTTAACCGGATTTTTTCCGAAATAAATTCTTTTAATTAGTTTTACGGCAATACGATTATCGATCGGCTTAATTCTTTTAGCATCGAACGGTACATAACTAATAACCAATTCCTTAGATTTTTCTTTAAGAATATTATTTAAAGAATTAATGCCGGCAAGATACTCGTCATAATTAGCATATGTATTATATAGCACTAAACCGTCTTTTGTTTTTTCGTGAACCGTAATCTGATAATTCTTATTAATTTTAAATCGAGTTTCGAGATTATAAAATAACTTTTCATATAATACTTGAGTCTGATTATACGGAAGAATCGGAACTTCTTTGTTATTATCTAACAAATAAAATTCTAAAGAATATTGTTCGTCTTTAGACTGTTCTTTTAACGACGTTATAAGTGTTATATAGTCGCAATTCTCTATCGTAATAAATTTAGAAATAATCCCGCTCACGCTAGTCGCATTGTTATAAGAGAACTTAATATTATTTATACCGAAATCATAAGAAACGACAGTAGAATCTAATTGAATATTTTTAATCTCGTCACGTCGAGGAATTGGTCGAGCAGTTGTACTAATCGTATCTTTATCGTCGAGTACGATACCGATATCTTTAACGGTTAGAGATCGACTTATCTTTGTTTCTTCTGCCATTAGCTTCACCTACATATTTCGTGACATCATTTTCGTAATAAATTTTAGCCAAACGCTGTTCTTCTGTTTTTTCACTACCTTTATCAAAGTAGGCAATTCCAGCATAAGCGTTGTCCATAAATCCTTTAGATTTTGCATATAATACCTTCTTTTGTTTAACTTCAGGATTACTGGAATTCAAAGTAATAACAATTAAAGATATTTCTTGCGGATCAAAATAAGAGTTAAAAGAATACTGATTAATACTATTATTAATCGTAAATGAGCCAGTACAGTTTACTAAATCACAAGATATGTAATTTAATGTAATTGGCTCGCTTAATTTAATCATAAATGTAGCAGTCTTTTTATTTAACTCTGTAACCATATTACGCTCAAAAGATATAACTGCAGATCCATGATCTTTATCTATATTAACAGAATAAGCTTTTGTCGAAGAAATATTTTTAAATAAATCTATTTTGCCTTCTTGTTGAACGACATAATCGACTTGAGATATCTGAGTGCCATCTCGGTCATAAACAACTTTTGTATCGTCGAAATCAGGAGAATAAGAAATAAAATTTTTATTCTGATATAAAGAATAGTTATTTTCTAGTGCAATTAATTTATCACTTAATTCTTTATATTTCTTATCGACAATATCGTTAACATACGTAACCATATATTGATTGCAATCTTCTAACGATCGTATCATTCCAGTTAAATCATTAAGAGATTTTTCTATATCGGCATAATAATTATTATATTCTTCAGAATCCATAATCTTAGAGATATCGTATGCCGGTATTTTAATCCCCTGTTTAATTACGTTAAGTTGTTCTAAAAAATCTTTATGATCTGTAATCATAGTCAATCCTTTAAAAATAAAAAAGCCGAGAGCTTTCGCCCCCGGCTATAACAGTTCGTTATTCGAAATCAGAAGCAAAGCTTACTGTAATTTCTTTTAGGGAACCCATTTGTTCTTGTTTAGTGATAGAGCTATCACTTAATTCAGGATTTTCCCAATATACTTGAACTTCGAAATCATTATAATCTACGACTTCTTGTCCTTCTTCATATAACGGTGTTTCAAAGATCAAACGATCGCTAACGCCGTCCATATAACTATGAACGTCTTTAACGACTTCAGTAAGCGGAACAATGAATCGTTTAAACTGACCTTTAGTAATGATACCGTTTTTAAATTTATATTCACGTGCTTTAATAGCTACGACGTAACCAACACGATACACAGGATCATTATCGTTAACCAATACTGGATTAATTGTCGTTACAGATTCTGTATTGAAACCTTTTACCTTAGTAATGTTTTCACCGATGACAACATCGACAGGCATAGAAATATCGGAAGGATCTCCACGACGTAATTCCATTGGTTTATTGATTTCAGTTTTTAAACCTAATTCATGTACTGAATTAATTGTACCATTTTTTGGATTTCTTTTCAAGGTAATTGCTTCAGTCGTAAATAAAGATGGAGAACTTAACGTGCTTGCTTCATATAGGCCTTCACGTTTAATTCTCAATTCGACACGAGCTTTAGAAGCACGTTGCAATCTGCGATTATAAATATGAGCAGAATATAAACCTTCATTTACAGGACTAGGTTGGTTAGTTAATTTTTGTTGGGTTTTAAATTGGAAATAAAGATCACGTTTTTTAGTTTCGTCTGTTTCTGTTAATGCATGAGCTACAGCAACATCGGATTTACGTTCATAATCATAGAAAATATTATTTAATTGAAGATCGCTCTTGTTATGATTAATCAATTCAATTTCATAATAGTTGTCAGTATTAACTTCCATGAATTCTACGATTAAACAATAACGTGTAGGATCTTGATAGTAATTATCTGGGATGATAGGATATTTACCGTCTTGTTGGAAACTAAATTTTACATACTGACGTTCAACAGTAGCACTCACTGCTTTAGGTTGAGTCTTCGCAAAGAATTTAAATTTATCGTCTTTATTAGCTTGAGAAGATTTATAAGCAGCTTCAGCTTGCTGGCCATTTTTAAATAAATCGACATCTCGTGCGTCGATTAAATAACAGTTAACAGGACCTGGATTGCCGTAAGCCTTTAAGCAAAGTTCAACAGTTTTTAAATAACCAGTTTTCCCTTCGCTAAATTTTAAAGTAGTCGCATATCCAAAACCTGGCTTCATCATTTTAACGAACTCACGACTAGTATCGTCAGTTTCGCCAGATGCATACTCTTCATCGCCCATTACTGTTTCTAAAGGACGAGCAAATAAGAAGTCGCCATTATAAATAGCGCCATAAGATTTATATACTTGATAGTATTCTGCATTTTGAAGAATAACGCTATTTGCAATATTGCGATCTAACGTTAATTTAAAATTAGCTTTGTCGACAGCAGCTACTTGACGAATACATTCTAATCCAGTATTACTATTTACGATAGCAATAAAATCATATTGAGAGAATTGATCCATATCAGTATTCGCTGGGAACACTAAAGATTTTCTATCGGTCTGAACTGTATTTTTAGTATTTGCTAATTCTTTATTTAAATGAACTTGGTTAAAATCATGGAAGCAATCATAATATCCATCATAATAACCGATATCTTTTACATAACCATTTTTAGCTAATTGACCACGAAGTTGATATAATTCGTCACGCAATGCTAAAATATCGCTACCAAATTTAGATTTAATATTTTCAGTTCTTTTATTTAAACTATTACCTGTCGTAGTAGTCATATAATCGGCAGCTAATTTGCCACCGAGTTTTAATGCATTAGGAACTGTTTCACGATCACCGTCGATACTTACAGCGATGTGGTCGGCAGCAATGCCACCGACCTTATCTACATCTTCTGCTTTAGTATCACTATGATCTGTGCGGTATACCAAATTACCTTTTGCGATGACTGTTTCGGTAACAGCATCCATGTCGATTTGGTTTATTGTAACTTTAGTAAAGTCTTGTGCCATTAAAGTCTCCTGCGTTATACGCGATAATCATAAGTGATATAATGTTTTATACTTGTTGTATATTCTGATTTTCCAGTACGCTTTTTCCACGCTTCCATCTTTTCAGGATTTTCATATAAATCGATATACAATGGATCATTAGCTAATAGCGCAGCGACTTTTCTATCAGTAAACGTAATACAGCTTTTATATTTATTTAAAACATATCCATTTACTATATTACGACTCAAACCAGTAAATAGACCATTTATATAGAATAAAACTTCATCCTTGGATTCGAGAACTTGAGGATCGATTTTATAATCGTTAATCGGGAATTCTGGAACACGATTATAACGCATTTTAAATGTCTCTTCTTTGCGTTTATAATCTTGACGAATTTCGATCGTAATTCTATCTGGTTGATGATGATGTACAGTATAAGACGTATCTGTTTTTTTCTTATAGAAAGATTCGTTAGGATAATTACTTACTGTCGTACCAATATAAGGGCGATCAGAATTAATAATTTGAATTGTTTTATTCCCGATCAAAGTCCAATCTTCTTTTGGTAAACGAACACCGTTACGATATACGACTAATCGACCTGGATATAAATATAATTCTGTTTGCGCCGGAATTTCGTACACATTAGTGCCGATAGAATTAGTATTATCTAACGTAATAACGTCCATTACTTTAGAAGCACCAGTTTCTAATTGTTCGATCGTATAATGAATTTTTTCTCCGGCTTTAATATCGTTAGCAGGACCTAAGAATTTAATAGACGCACCATCTTCATTTTCGATATAATCGATATCGAGAATTTGACGAACGCCGTTTCTAAATACTGTTAATGCATTTACACGAGGAGAATATTTGTCGTATTGCATATAGAAAGATCGGTTAGTAGGGTCAGTAGAATCCATAATAAAATCGCCAATCTTAATTGCATTTTCACTATCGCCAGCAAACTTATAAGCAAAGATATCGATGCTATCTTCTGGTAAAACCGGGATATTCATCTTAACTGCCGATACAGTATTTTCATAAGATGTACAGATAGTTTTAATATCCTTAAGTTCTTTATCGTTAGCAAGTCTCCAGATCTTTTTATAATCGTCGTAGATTTGAACGGTTGCAGCATCGGTTAAATCGTCAGGCATAAATAACACGACTTCTCCATCGGCCGTACTTTGTTCACGTTCTTTAGGAGATACCGGAGAAATTAATGGTTGTTGGTTACATAATAGTTTGCCGTTATGATACACTAAACTGTCGCTTAATGCTCCAGTAAAATATGTATCCATAGCACTAGCGCCATCGAATAATCGATCGTCAGGATCTCGTAATAATAAATATTGTTGACCTGGGAATAAACCATCTTTAAGTGTTAAATAATGATAATCTTTATTCCATTCAATATTCTTAGGATTAATTAACATACCGTCTAAGAATAAAATGATTTCATCGGTATTCGTAATAACACGAGGGTCGTAATAAATTACGTTTTGTCCACTGTGGCCGATTTGACCTTGTTGAACGATAAGAGAATGTTCACCATTATTATACAAGGCTGTCGCATCGATATTTGGTGTACCAGTTTCAGTCGCTAATGTACGATTAGTGCCGGCAACAATATTATTATCGAAGTTTACAGTACCGGCAGCGTATGCATTTTCTTCACCTGGGATATACGCTTCGATGACTGTCCACGGCATATTTACTTTAGCACGAGGAACGAAGATTTTATCGTCGCGGAAAATTAAGCCACCGAATAATGGATGAATTAATTCACCGGCTACGAAAACTAACGGAGATTTAAATTTCTTATGAAGATAGATAACACCTTGATTATCCAAGTTGGTTTCTACGATATAACCAGAGTCTTTAATATAATTTTTAAAGACGTGCACTTCATCTTCTTTATAAATCTTATCTTCTAATTTTACTAACTGATTTTTAACGTCGACATCGTAAAACTGTTCTTCGAGCATTAAGCCGTCGAAGAATAGATTAATAGATTCTGGAAGATCGGGAATATGGAAACCTTCGAATAAGTTGCCATTATTTAACTTCTTCAAAGAACCTGTATAATTAATCCAGTTAAAGTCATAAGTAACGGCTAAGATATAATCATAATTTTGAACAGTACGATAATTCAAAGAAATTTTCTTATGTAAGATAACATAATCACCGAAGCGATTATCGGGATCATCTTTCATAGTAACATCTCGACGCATCGTTCTATTTTCAATAGTTACTTTATCTGGTTTATTATAATTAATTCCAGGATTTAATTGTGCATTAATTTTATCGACACCAGGAATACCGGAGGTATTATCTAAAGCTCTTGCTGTACTATGCGTTAATCCTGTTTCTACTTTTTCATAGTAAGGATATAAATGATCGCCTTTATTCTCACCGGCTCTAAAACCATAGAATTCAGTATTATTAGGATTAATATCGATAATAGCATTTGTATTACTATCGTCTTTATTAATTTTAAATAAACGTTTAGTAATGTTAGATAATTTTTGTGCGTTAATATGTAATGCACTCAAATTCTTCTTCTGAGCTTTTACAGTCGGATATTGGAAACAAACAGTGTTTACTTTTTCATAATCATTAAGTAAACTGTTCTCCATAAAGATTCTATCATGATTAACGTTAGGAATAACGTATTGTGTTCTATGATTAGGATCGACTAATTTATCGTGAGTCGGAGCCGTAAATGGATCTTCCCATTCAAAGTCGAATGTATCGACTTCTTCGACAGCATTCTTTTTAGAACGTTGATATCCAGTCTTCAACTCATTTTCATAGCGTTTAGAATCGCCATCTTGTAAGCTCGGTACAGTTACGTGTCCGACAGAAAGTAATGGACTAACGAGAGCAAAATCGGCGAATGCTGCCTCATTAAATTGAGCATCGTCAGCCGAAATCGATTTAATCGGTTTCCATTCTCGACCATCGAAATACAACATAATACCGTTGTAAATCCATAACTGACCTTTAACAGGATTTACCGGAGTCGTTTCTTCGGTCAAATGTTCGATAATTTGAAATTTATTATCGAATACGTTAACCCATTGTTTCTTAACGCCGTCATAATATTTTAATTCATTGGTTCTATCTTTACGCCAGAGAGAACCATGAATATTGTTATCGGGAACTGCACTAGCACCGACAATTTTTTCTTGCTCGGTGATATCTGGGTTAATATCTTTGACAGCAGTAAAGATATCATACAGCTCTTGATTTAAGAGTTGTTCAGATCCACGACCTTGTTTAAATGTTCGATTTTTCTTCATTGACTATCCCTTAACCCATATTCTTTGGAGCATAAATCATATATTGAAATTCGATATTGGCAGCACCGGTATTTCCGATATAAATAAAATTAGAATCTTTTTTAACCCATATGTCGCCAGCTTTCGCCGCACTATGTAATGGTCTAATCGATACAAAATCAGGAGTAATCCCGACATTTCTATCGTCATGTAAATTGTGCGGAATTCTAACTTCGTTAGATTTACCTAAAAATGTAGCTTGGCCTACTTTATATAAAATAGTATTGCCGCCAAATAATCTATATTTATTTTTATATTTTAAATAAAATCGTTTCTCGCCATTATGGAAATAAGCATCGTTATTATTATCGATATCAAAATGATTATCGGTCGTAACAAATTTACTTATCTTATTATTATATTTATCTTTATTAACTTTAGATACAAATCGATGAAGATTATTTGTCTTAATAGCAGTCGCGAGTATTTTAATCTTTTTAATTTCTTCGATACTGGCAAGTTTATCGAATAAGCCCAAGTTCTTAATCGCTTGGGCTTTATCGGCTAAATCATTTAAATTATAAAATATCGAAACGTATGTAGAAAATGCTAAATCTTTTATTTCGTCTTTTAATTTAATTGACCATTTCATCGATTAACACTTCCTAACGGATATACAATCATACATTGAAATGCACCAGTAAAAGAACCAGTATTGTAAATATTAATAAGCTCAGACGTATAAGATACAGATACTTCTCCGAGATCGCCGCCAGTATATTCGACACATTGAACGTCGACAAATACAGGAGAAATTAATGTACCATCCTCTCGTGTTTTGGTATTACGAATAATAGTTGGTTGAGAATTGCCGGAGAAAAATCCATTAACGATTTTAATATTATCTAACGCTGACGCGCCGCCAATAAGAACGTTTTTATTATTTAAACCGATATAAAATTTTTCGTTTACTTCATCGTAACCAATTTGATTTTCTTCCAAGTTGGTTTGAATTTCGACCGGTTTATTTAATTTATTATTCCAGTTATTTTTATCGCTATCGCTAACGAACTGATGATCAGCATCAGTTTGAATATTTTCCGGAGTAAATACATCTGGTAAGAACCCAGATTGTAAAGCTTCTTTAGAAATAAACTTATCGTATAAGCCAAGATTTGTAATAGCCGCATCTTTATCTTTTACATCAGATAAGTTTTTATTTCTATCGAGAATTTCGTCAGAAGATATCGGAACCCACTTTTTAAGTTTGTCGACATAAACACTAACTTTCATTTCGACCTCCTTAAACTACGGCAGGACCAGCTACACGAATAATACGACACATTTGAGGCAAGCCTTCTTTACCAGTAAACGTATATGTTTCAGGAAGCATAATAGTATGAATATTATCGCATGCAACAAATGCACCATCTCGAATAGTTTTTACGGATGGCAAGAACACTGTATTCAAATTAGTACAGTTTTTAAATGCAGAAGCATTAACGTTAGTAACAGCCGGAAACTCTAAATGCATAATTGTTTCACAGTCGTGAACAGCATTAGAAGCAATACCGATATATGCTGTCGTTGCTTTCGCAGCATTTTCAGTATAACTAGCAGAAATAGTATCGGCTTGAACAATAGTCGTAGAACCGGTTACGCTAAGAGTTTCGATAGCATCGTCAGACGTAATATCGTCGACTAAAGTACTTCCAAGACCAGACATATAAGATAACGTTTTAATAATGTCGACCGCATCAAGATCTTTTAAAGATTTTGCATAGTTATTATTAGTTGCCATAGACGCAAACTGAGTATTAACATTATTTAACTGTGCATTATTTGATGCAACAGAAACAGCGACATCTTTTAAACCTTTATATAAAGCGAATAAAGATTGAATAACAGTTGCCTTATTATTGGTATTAACATTATCTAATAAGTTTTGAATATAATCTTGATAATCAGTATTGTTAAGTAATGCATAATCTCCGACATAAGTCGCTTTTAATGTGTCAACAAAACCGGTAGCCAATGCTTGATTGACGAGTGTGTTAATGCGAGCATTAATATTAGCGTTCAACTGATCGATCGTATTAAGCTTAGCTTGAATACTGGTATCGAGATCAGACATGTTAATATCGTTATCTAAACGACGATACTCAGATAAGTCGTTTCTAACGACTACATTATCTAACTTATTATAATTAGACTGAAGAGAAATAATTGCTGGACGCAATGTATCATTTACATCATTTGCGGTGATCTTTTGATCTTGTAAACGATAACGAGCATCGGCAAAATCTCTCGTAATAGCAGTGTTAGGTAAATCACTAATGATACGTTTTAACTGTTCGATATCGTTAGCGACAAAATTAAGACCGGCAAATGTTGTATTTAAAGCATTTACTTTATCTATAATATTACGGATCTGAGTTTGGAATTCTTCACTCAAATCTGTTAATTGAAGTTTTTCAGATTTAGCGCGATATTTGTTATCGGCATCAGAGATATTTAATTTAGTTAATAATGCATCTGCGAAATCTTGCATATCATCGATAAGAGATTGCATTTCGGCATTAAGCATTTCTTTCGTTAACTTGTCGGAAGTTTTGTTGAACCATCCAGTTTTCGTAGCAGAGTTTTTCTCGAGAGAAATTACTCGATTACGAATCTCGGAGTCATCATAAGAGATGACTCCTTGAGATGCGTTTCCGATATTTGTTAACAATGTTTTTAATGAAGCGTCCAATTGATCCATATGGACTTGAGTTAAATTGCTGACTTGATTGATCTTGTCTTGAAGATCTTTAGACAGCATAAATTCTTCTATTTTTTTAGCCATTGATTAACCTCTAGTACTAGAAATAATATATTATCGTTGTTATATTACGGGTTTTCTTCCGTATCAACTACTTTTTTATCGTTTAAAACAACGGCCATAGACTTATCAAATAATTGCTTTTCTGGCATATCTTTATTAATAAAAATATTATAACCAGGCTGAGTCATTTTATATATGTCGTAATATTGAACATCGACCCAGCATCCCGGAATTAATACATCGAGATCTATACCGATTCTTCGGCTCGTTAACTCTTGTAACTTATAATTCTTATCGTTACACTCTATCGTATTATTAATCGTAGCCGAGATTAAATTCTTGTTCTGGATATAAGATCCTTTATCGAGTTCAAATACAGCAAACCAATCCTTTTGGTAACGATAAATAAATTTATGCCGACGTTCATTTCTATGATTTATATAAGTAATCGTATCATTTTCTTTATCGATATCGATAACTAAAAATGGTTCTTTTATAATACGATTACCGTGAATAATCAAATTAGAATCTTTATTTAACACTTCTTCGACAGGAGTCCAATCAGTTTTGCCTTCTAATTTAATTTTTACTTTACCGTTTTCTTCATCGATTAAAAGAGATCCATTTGGTAGCAGGTCCCATTTATAATCGCTATCACTATATACAAAAGTAGCTCGGCCATTACTTATTAATCGAGAAGTTATTTTTTTACTTTGTTTAATTGGCATTTATCTAACTCCTATAAATGATCTAAGTCACTGCTCGGGAATTCTAATACTTGATCGATATAGGCGTAAGCCGATAATTCAAATATAACGTCAGATTTAGTTTCCCATGGATTATTAGGATTAGTACCAATATGATCTAAAATCTGGCTATACACAGGAACTAAATAAGTATATGTATTCCCGACCTGTTTAATTAAACGAATACGACCTTGAGTTCTAGTGTTATAAATCTTAGGAATAATTTGAACACTAGGAACACTATTAGGAACGATTAAGTTTAATTTCTTATATTTAACGCCGGCAATTACTTTTATTGGATCACTGCTTAATTCAAGCCGTGCTCTAATTTCTTTTGTTCGCTTAGGTTGAATACTCGTCGTAACAACAGTTGATACGGCATTTTCTCTTGTATCACTAGCCATAAAAGATACATATTGCATATTATTAGATAATGTTACATTATACTGATAATCATAATATGTTTTACCGTCTTCTTCACCGTTGTTCGACGTAATGTATCTTAAATTTTCTGGATTATTAGAAGCTGTAATAAGAGTAAGTTCTTTATTATAAATAGTACGAACAAATAATTTGGCTACTTGATTATAAGTATCAGGAACCATATACTCTTTAGAAACAATTCTAATTGGAATTTCGACAGGGTCTTTTGCTTCGATTAGAATTCGTTCTAAGCTGAAAGATAGCTTACCCTGCTTGTGTGCCGTAATGTCGACATAATAAGATTTGTTCTTACGGTCGAAACTAACATCATATGCATTATTTAAATCGTCCGGTATAAATCTAACATTAGAAGTATCGGCAGTACTATATACAGTAAATTTTAAATCAGGCTCACCAACTAAATGTAAATTTATTTTATCTTTTGTTAACGATAAATTCTGTAAAGCAATATTTACTTTGGAAGTAGAATGAATATCGCGAGTCACTTCATTGGTTAAATAATCATTATTCTCGCCGACAATTCTTAATGTATAAATTTCGTTGTATGCTAACGGAACTTTAATCGTCGTCCAAGATCGATTACTTGTTTTTGTTGCAGCTAAATTCTCACCTTTATAAATTTTAAAAGTACTATTATTAATAGACTTTAAAAGGATAGAAAGCTGCATTGAATTATAATCGTATCGGATATAAGGAGTAATAGGAAGCTTTTGCTTCATATATTCGCTACGTTTACTATTAATCCAAAAATCACCAGGCTCAGGATTTACTGGTTCATCTTCTTGATTGTAAAATCGAGGAACAGGATTTCCGACATGATATCGTTCAATATAATATACATCGATTTCGCAACCTTGTTCTAACTGTGTTGAATTAAGAATGAAGTGTGTGCTATCGAGTTCTTTAAGAGTTTTAGTGGCCGGAGAACATTCTATCGCATTGTTAATTAATGCTTTAATATGATGATTACCCGGAATATATTCACCTTTATCTAACTCAAATACAAAGTTGTCTTGTCGAGTTAATTTAGATTCTTTATATACACCATTAATAGAATAATAAAGTTTACCTTCGATACGATCATAATCGATAAATATAATTTTCTCACAAACCATCCTAGAAGATTCTTCTACGATTAATGATTCACTAGCGGGTAGCTTAAGAGCTACCCAGCTAGGACCATATTTAGAGAATGGATCTTTTGGATCTTGATTATCGACATTATATTTTAATTTAATGCCGATGTTATTATCTTTTGGATCGACAACTATCGTACCATATTTTGCGGAGTTCCAATCATATGTTTCATAGTCATGATATATAATAGGAAGACCTATTGTTTTTTCAAAATAATCATTAAGCTTAGACATATTTAATTTTAACTCCTAGAACAGTTCTTTCTGTAGAATTAGAAAAATCATTTTTAATATTTATTTCTTCTAACGCTGGCCATCTATATTTTTGAATATATTCTTTACTTCCAAGTAATGACATCATATTCGAAGCAGGACTATATGTAAGAAATTCTTTAATATCTTGTGGCTGCATTCTATTAGACATTTTTATAACAAGTTTTTTTATTTTAATATCATTTTTATTTACAACATTGGAAAATAAAGCATAAAAAGTATTCCAGTCATTAATTTCTAATGTTTCAAGATTTGCATTAGTGATAGAATCTTGATCATTAAAATAGCTAATATCGATGCCACTTGTTGATCCACCAAAATCATCAAGATGTCTAGCCAGAACTAAAGGTTCTTCATATCTAAGATAATTATATCCAAAATCTATACGTATTCCAGGTTTTGCAATATAAGAATGTTTCAAATTTGGCATATTGATTGTGTGAATCGTACTATATGCACCAAAATTATCAAACATAAATATTTCATTATTTATTGCATTTATTTTATAATTGTCTGGATCATCATGAAGTTTTTGATTTTTTAAGAATCTGTCGCTCAAAATAATTGCTTTAACACTATTAGAATTAATAACAAATTTTTCTAAAGGTACATCTAAAAATGCTTCAGAAAAAGATAATAAATTTGAATTATTTAATACGACTTCTTTAATATTTTTTGCTCTACAAAAACATTCATGCACAAAATTAACAAAATTATCTTTTATTCTATTAAATGATTCTTGTGACATATTTGTTTCATAAAAAGCTTTATCTTTCATCTTTACAGGAAACTTATTGCCTTTTTCAATAGACTCAAGATAACCATCATCAATAACGACTTCTTCTCCATAATAATCTGTAGTTACAGTGCGTTTTTCATATATAAAATCGGTAGTATTAGAGCTAGCAAATGCACTATAATGAATAAAATTAAAATAATTCATATTTATAGGTGTTTGAAGTCTTTTTGTATCATAAAATGAATTATAACCAGCAGTATTTGATGCCGATGTTATAAATCCAAGATTGTCTATTTCAACTGCATAACAACTCGATAATGCATATTGCCCATCGATAGTTTCTTCATAATGATGTGAAATATATTTATCTGGAAAAATTATTTTTACTAATTCATTGTTTCCTGCAAATTCTCTTGTCTGTAAAAAATAATTTGTAAATTTTCTTAAGTCAATTTCTTTTAGTCTAGTATTAGCGAAATGACCCATCACATAATTACTATTAATAATAGATACTTCATCTGGAATATTATATCTATCTTTTACGGTATTAAATTTTCTGTTCATACCTAGAATTCTAGGAGTAGACGGAATATTTTTATAAGAAATAACTTCTCCAAATTCATCGATAAAAGTTATTGATGGAGATTCTATATCGAAAGATTTTATTGCAGAATTATTAAATAAAAGATCCGATATTTTTAAATGATTATTACCACATTTTATTTTTAAATCAAAATAATCAGAACCTGATTCATAAGAAGGAAATGGATATATTTTATCAAATACTGAATAATTCATATCTGAATTTAGATCGGCTAGCTTATATCTTACGCCATTATCAACATATTCTTCATCTTTTAATTTTATTGTTATAGTATCATTAGGCCCAATATTTTTTACTCTTGGTCCATTATAGCCAATAAAATAATTTGAAAAAGCAAAATTATTTAGTTCTTTTAACTTTGTATAATCTATTAAAACATATGAATTATTTAAAAATACAAATCCATTTTCAAGAACTCTTTCAACATTATTTGCTATTACGCCATTTTTTAATGCTCTGTGATTATAATCGCCTAATAAAAACGATGGAATAGTTTTGCCAGAAAATTCAAATATTAAATTAGAAGAAGAAACTTGTTCTAAAAGTTTTCCATAAGTATCGCTATTTTTTCTTATTCCAATTTCGTCAATTGATTTATAAAATTCTTTTATAAAATCACTATTATTAATTTTAACTCCAATTATATTCTCATTATTAACATTACAATTTAAATATAACATAGGTGAAGTCCCATCATCATTAATTATATAATTACTATCATCTATACTAATAGATGCAAATAAGTATGAAAATTTTAATGGGAATAAAATTAAATCAGAAGAAAAATCAAGATGCTTAAAACGTGTATCAAAAATTTTCCCATCGACAATTATTTCATCATAATTATAATATTTTGAATTTCTATAATTATTGTCAAGATATTTTTTTTCTTTTAATTTTGAGATAAGAGCATCATATTTATTCTTAAAATATCTTTTCTCATATCTAATGTTTATAAACTTGATAAAATTAGGATGAATATATTTTATATTTTTATTGACAGAGTAGCAATTATCGCTAACATTTGCTGAAGCACTATATACTGTTTTATGAAAAACATTATACTTAGTATTAATTTTATTTTCAATAGAACTATCTTTTTTGATACTTTTGTCAAAATTTCTCCAATGAAGAATAGTCGTCGGAACATTAATATCGTTAGTTGCTTTATTGTTAACTTTGATATTAATATTTCTATTTTCCATTAAATCATAGAAATTATCGACTTTAAAGATAAAGTAATAAGACCCGTTGTTGGCTTCATAAGCGTTAGATAAATAATCATTAATTTTAGGTAAAACAGTTAATGTTTCTTCATTAGATAAATCATCTTTACCGTAAAATTCTAAATAAGAAGATTTAGAGCCATTAATCTTATCTAAAAGATTTGACCCAAGATATTGAATAGGCTTAGCATTTGTTCCGCCATATGATAATGTTAAATTATTTTGAATCTCTGGATGAGTATCGAGAGTTAAATGAACTTTATCTAAATCTTCAGTCGTCTTATATAACTTAAGTTCTAATACTTGATAAGCATCAGAATTATACATATCGGCATATGGATTAATAACATAAGTATTTAATAACTCAATCTGATGTTCTGGCAAATGCGCGCCAATTACAGTTCTCGTCACTTCTTGATCGTTATATAAAGGATGAGTACAAACAAATCTTACGGTATAATCACTATTCTTCTGTCTAAAAGAATAATAACGGCCAGCAAAATAACGCATTGTTTCATCTGATGTCGTAACAATACTATCTGTATTATCTTTAGTTTTAATTATATTATTATTCGCATCATATGCCGTAATAGTCGATCCTTTTGCATAATCGAACGACACATCCCAAATTCTATTATTAAACGTCACATTGTTTACGTTAAAAGGAATTTTTGCATTTACTTTTTTATATCCGTTAACAGTAACTGTTTTAGATTCAGGAACTTTATTAGTTTTATTAGCTTCTACCGTAAAAGTTTTTATTTCTGGATGATAAAATAACGGGATTCTATAAAGTGTTTCTTCGACAGACAAATTAGAAGGTTGTTTTGTGTGAATAACGGCACCGGAACTATCTTTAATTATAATAGTAGAACCTGATTCTGCTTGAATCGATAATGCATTTGTTCCTTCGTAATCACCAGTTAGAGAATCTTTTCCGTCGACTACATAAACAGAAAGAGGCGTAGCTGGAGTATGAAGTAATATTTCAATATCTTTACTAACGGTATTATCTGCTTTATCGTTAGAAACTGTTACCGTATATGTTTCAGCTTGTTGCGCCAAAGGAATATTTACTTTATATTTTCCGTTGTCACCGACAACAGCATCTCTAGCAATTACTCCACCGGCCATAGGACCAGCGCCTATAATCGTTATTTTTGACCCAGGCAAAGTTGTCACGACAACTTCTGTTCCCGAGGTCGTTGTGACATAACTAATATCGGCCGTTAAAATTATTTTTCGGCGGTCGACAGTTAATACTTTTTCTTTACTTAACCCATTACTAGGATTACGAACTATAACAGTAATATTGTATGAATCTTCTTCACGAGGTAAGTTATATTGAACACCCATACCAATATTTTGAGAAGCATATAATTTTTTACCGTCACGTTTAAATGTTACGATATTACCGATTTGTGTTTTTACAGAAGCTCGACCCATTAAAGCATTAGGATATAACATTTCAGCATCTAACGTTAACTTATCTGTTTCAGTTTGAATACCTTTAATTAATGCTTTGCTATAGTTAGTTTGATAACCGAAGTAAGTCGAGAAGAGATTTAGATAATAATCGTGTACTTTACGCGGCACTTTAAATTTAGTAATGCTACGTTTAGTCACGTCATTAAAATATTCGTCGCGGCGATGTGTCGCAATTAATCGAGATTTTTTAGTCGTAAAAACTGTAACTTCGGCATGAGCTGGATCATCGGCTGGATAAGAAACTGTGTAGCTCATCGGTGTAATCGCTAAGCCGTCTTCAGATACGTTTTCTGCCGTATTAATCCAGATATCTTTATCTTCGAAGAACCAAGGGTATCTTTCTTGAATAAAGATAAACGGATATAATTCACTTAACCGTTCATAGTTAATATAACGAACTGTAACTGTCGAACCTAATCGAATATCGTCGGCATCGATTTGGAAATACTTCATATTAATTTCTTCGAGACTATCGTCCAAAGTATTACATCTTACAGTGTCGTTAATTAATACTTCTAATTGATTTGTCCCCGGAATATATAATCCAGAACCAACTTTAAATTGAGCCTTGCCGTCGATCAATTTACCGATACGAGTAATTTCTTCTCGGTCATGATAATAAAATCGATTATGCTCTAATTCGAATTTAACAATCGTATAATATTCGACATTGATTACGGCATCTTTAACGAGCTTATCTGTACCATCTTTACGAATACCGACTGGCACCCAATCCGATTCACCAGTTAATTTAATACTAAGATTACCTGTTTTGTCATTTACTAATAACGATCCATCAGGAATATCGGCCCAATAATAGTTATCTTTTTCGCTATCAGTAATAATAATAGCTGTATCTTTACTTATGCTGTATTCATTTAATTTTCGAATACCCCAAGTAGGTTTCATTATTTAAAGGCCTCCTTAATAATATACGATATCACAAGTTAATTCTTTAAGATCGTTAATTTTATATTTAAGATCTTTAGGTAGTTCTATTACGATATTAAAATCGTAATAATTATGTTCACTATCTCCTTTATTCGGAGCGCCACTGAGAACAACTTCGTTAGTTAAGTTAACTGTTAATGTGTCACTTAAACGAGTTGTCGGTAACTCAGTAGAATCTGCATTTAAGATTTTAATATAATCTAATAATACAGAATCTTCAATATCGGTGAAATAAAAATTAACACCGAAGTTTTTTAAATCTGGCTGCTTCTCGATGCCCATATAATTATTATATAGACGAACCGGAATTACAGTACGAGAAGCCGAAGTAATAACTCCGGCTTTATAAGTACTATAAATATTAAATTCTTGTTCGTCGAGAACCATCCATGTCAATGTATTTTGCATGAATTACGCTCCAAAAGAAATAACCATAAATTTAAGTTTTCTTGTATTTCTAATTAGTCCGGCCGATAATTTAATCTTATTATTATCGACATAGACATAATCAGTACCATAATTTAAGATCGTGCTAATATTAGCATTATCGATTTTATTAGTACCGACATATTGATCTAATAATACAAATGATAACTGTTTGTCGGTAACAGTATGTTGTAATGGATAAATTGTACTAGTTGGGTCGATCGTGATTTCATACTGTTGAATAGTTTTAAATAAACCATTCTTAACTTCGTCATCCAACATAGACTTCGTAATCTTTTCACTACGCTTAATAAAGTTATCGGTATTAAGTGTCGAAGTTTTAAGATCTTGAATCGTCGTTTGCATTGCCGTAATTGCAGGATCGATAGAATCTGTAATACGACTATATTTATTATCGACTGCCGTAATCAAATCTTTAGTTTCTTTAATGCCATTCTGAGCATTAGTAATAATAGATTCTAATTGTTCGTAAGACCAAGTATAATGAGAAATTCGATAAATGATGCGGTCGCCATATTTTAAATTAACGTTATTATTAATAATAAATTTATTCGTTAATGTCGGATTAGGATTGTCTTCAGTCGGAACTGGGAGTACTTCACTAAAGTCGACCTCATCAGAAGACCCATTATGTAATTTTAATCCATTTAAGAATACTTCAATTTGCTGTTTGCCGTATTCATAATATGTCGGTAACTTAATAACACGAGTATTGTTAGGATAAGAATCTTCGTTATAAATAATACGTTTTTCTTCGACGAATACGGCAGCACGTTGGAATACACCGGATTCTTTACCTTTTTTAATTGTATGGCGAACGTTAACTTGTACGACAGTCGGTTCGTTTAATGCATAGTTTAATTTAAAACCGACACCTTTTACGATATCGCTCATTTTATATTTCGCACTATCAGGTACGATTAAATGTTTGCCTTTAGCATCTTGTTCTTTAAGCATGACCATTTCGACGTACTGATCTTTCATGATATATCCTTGATCGATATATACGTCTAAAGAATTAGATCTCGGAATGAAGAACATGTTAACATCGTCTTCATCGAATACGAATGTTTGCTTTTCGTTTTCTTCGTCGGTTAAATTTTCATCTGGAATAAACAATTTAGTTTCGTGAAGATCCATCGTACTGTGTTCATTTACCGGAACCCATTGGTAATCTTCACCGTTAAATTGTCGCCAAATATATAAAATATTTGTATCGCTATCATACCATAAGTCGTTTGGTTCAGGATGCTCTGGTTGAATAAAGTAAATAAACTTACGTTGGTTCTTAGAATATAATTTGCCGTAGAAGTAAATATCGCCAAATTCGTCGACATAAATAGCTCGAGTATTTCGGTTATCATAGAAGAATTTAACAGAGATACCTGTTTCATCGACTATCCAATAAGCCCAACCTAATACGATATCGCCAGCATCTTCAAAGTTTTGCATAGGTGGGAATGCAGGCGATGCTGAGAAAATACCGTAATGATATTTAGGATATAATTCAGGAGTTTTATCGTTGTACGTAATTGTATCGATATGAGATGATGCATAGTGATATACGACACCGACTTTTCTGCCGACGTTTGCTTCTGGGTCTACGACATGAATAATTTGTTTATTAATAGAAGCAATCTGTAAACTTTCTTGAGTTTCTAAATCATATACTCTAAATTCTTTTAAATCTGGAAGTTCGCCTTGAACTCCGGAGATATATGCTACCTGTTTTAATTGAGATGGAGCATATACCGGAAAACGTAATGTAATTTGTCCGCTAGCATCTAAAGTAAATTTCTCGAAATACTGAATAGCTTGTGGAGCACCTACGTTAATGGACGCAGCGTCAAGATTAATTCGATGGCCTTTTTTGTTGATTAATTCACCAGCTGCTACATCGATAATAAACTCATCGCCACGTCGACTGCATTCAAAACCGGACACAACGCCCCAGCCAGCAGACTGAAGACGTTCTGTGTCGATCCAATCTTGAATCATTTCAAAATTGTCGTTAATAGGTTTAGCTTTTACGCCTTTGGTAAAATCAACCTTTGTTAAATAATTTTGTGCCATTTATTAATCCTTAAATAATAATACTGCTGCTTCCGACGAAGAAATATGTTTGTCAATTTGTTCCTGTAATTGGTCTCTATGACTTTCATATTTTTTAGGTAATGTGATTACCATAGAAGTACCAATTCTATACGGTCTGCCAAGTATATTACCTGTATCGATATATTCGTAATTGTCGAATTTACTAGATCCGCCACCAATTATTCTTGTGTCGGTAGGCTCGATTTTTGTATCGAGTTTAATAATAATATCGGCAACTTTAATATCGTTAGATGGTTCATCGACCGGAAGAATATAAAATCTTTGGTCTTTTAATATGCCCGTATTCGTCATATATAAACTATAATTAGTTTTTATATTCGAGATATTAATAATCGTTTCTTCAGACTTAACGATATTATATTTAGAACTATAATATTGACCGATAATTAACTGAAGTTTTTCTTTATCATAATTATAACGTATAGAAGGTAACTGTTCAATGTTAAATAAAGAATAGTCGACATTATCGATAAATTTTAATTCTTGATTTACAGTGTAGATTAAAGATTCATTATTATCTTTTTTAGGCTCGTCGTCGATTACTTTCTTAAAGTAAATATCACGGGAAGGTGTGGCATAATCGAAAATAACGTTTTCGTTTGTTGTTTCGACATAAACTAATTTATAATCGTGATTATCGAGCGAAGTTAAAGAAGCGATATCTTTATCTAAATTAATTTGAGGATGTTTCATATTCAATCGATTATTTAAACTATAGTAATAATCGATCAAATTATTAGAAATGAAAGTATTAATATAGCTGTCGACTTTTTCCGGAATACGATGGTAGCCAATGCTATAAGCATAAACAATATTTTCAGCAAGAAATTGAATTAAGCGAGGCTCAGTAAAGATTTCTTTACCGCACAATAAAATAGTTTTAAAATTCAATCGATCTTGCATAATGAGTATCGGAGTATGATTAATCGTTAATTTAATATAGTCATATGTAGCACGAGGGAATAACGACATTTCTAAATCATGATTGAAGATATCCCATGATGGTTCAATTACGTATTCAGATTGGTTAAATAAAACAGGTTTAGCTACGTCGAATATCTTAGGCTTATTATAAAGAATCTTATTGCCGTAAGTAGAGTTTACGATATAAATATTGCAATTATCTTTATAGCCGCCGGCTTTCATAGCCTTTAAGAACTTATCTTCTCCGTTATAATATTTAATATCGGGATTATCGGTCACACTATTAAATTTGATATTGTTAGGAACAATAATGCCTTGTAACATAGACTTTACTTTTTCCATGCCGGTAAAATCTATATTGATATCCCAGCTACGTCCAGAAGAAAACGGAATATTTCTTTGGAGAATATATTTATATCCGAATACTGTCGGGCGATAAGAAGCCTTTTTAGATGTATCTTTTATTGTAATAATACCGTCTTTATCCAAAAGGTAATCTTTTTGTTCTTTGGCCGGAACATAATTTTCTTTAAATAAAAGTAAATCTTTATCGATCTTTTGATATAAAGATATAGCTTCTTTTTTATTTAAACTTAATAAATTGTTATTGAATTTAATAACGGTATCAGCATAAACAGAATTATTAACCAAATAAGATAATGGCATATCCTGATCATCGAGCAATACAGTATTCGCTACTTTTTTCTTGTTTCTATAAATCTTCATACCGTTACCTCATAACAACATATTCATTTGGTATCATATTTAAATCTGTTATTTTATATTGATCGATCGCTTTAGTTTCTTTATTTTGATCGTAGATAATCTTAATATCTTTTTTATTAGAAGATACTTTCACTTCGTAAAGATTAGAAGCTTCTTTCCCGATTAGTACATTATATTTTAAATCGTTAATGCAATAACTATCTGCTTTCAAGTATTCAATAATATAATGTTTATAATTATTATTATGGAGAACGATTTCATTTCTTTTAAAATCGATATCGAATTGACTATTGTCCAATACGTCATAATTAGTAACGGCCATTTTTACATCGGTCGTTTCTTTTTCCTTACGAACACGATAGAAATATTTTTCATCGATATCTTCATTTGTCGCATACACGATAATATTATTAAACGTATCGAGAATTGGTTTAGCTAACTTTAATTCTTTTTTAGTATTAGAAAATACTTCACGATTCCAGTTCGTAAACCGATACATATATTCTTCTGCATGCGGATATACAATAATAATATATTTATATTGCTTTCTAATCTCGTTAGAAATAGTAATAGAATTATGTTTAATGTCGACATCGGTGTTATGATTAAAATCTAAATACACATATCCAACATCGGATAAAATAAACTTATCTAATGTTTTGGCTAATGGATTCACTTCGGTAAATTCTTTAATACCGACTACTTGTATATCTTCTAATTCATACACGTTAAGTTTTTTAGATAAATTAATTGGTGTATATCGATTAAACATTTCTATTTTAATAGAAGGAATGATAATTTCTCGATATGAAGAACTTAAATCGAGCGGCTCATCATCTTTATCTAAACATAAGATAGGAGATGTTACTTCATCGGTTACATAAGAAATAAATTCACTTACGTTAAGAATGTCTTCGGTTTTATTTTCTTTGTTAGTAACAATTAACTTAGATACATAAGCATCGATATTATAAAACATATCTAGATATCGAGAAGAATATTTATTTAAATGAACGTATCCACCTGGATATGCGATAGTTAATGACTCACGATCGTATACGATTCTAACGTCTTCATTAAGAGGAAGTTCAGGCGTATATTCACGGCCGTCATATTTAAAATAATAATATTTTAATTTATCGGCGATAGGTAGTTTCTGAATATTAATAACGAGTTCGATTCTAGAAATATTATCTAAATCGAAGTGCAAATAACTTCCTTCTTGTTTAGAGCCGCTGCCAGAAGATGGAACGTATTCACTATTCTCATATTCCTGTAACGAAATATTTTTAACGATACCATTTCTTCCGGCGAAACGAATAGAAATGTCGGCATCTTTTTCGAGAACTATTCTATTGCCGTTTAACAATTCTTTTTTATTTATATCTGTACTATCACTATTAGATTCAAAAACATAAGCGATAATATCGCCTTCGATATCGGCTTTTAAGAAGTACGTCCCTTTCTTAAGCGATATGAAATCAGTTTCTGTTTCCGCTTCATAAGTACAATTTTCAAATTGTATTGTATTATCATAATAATAGATCCTACCACCAACAGTACTGATAGAATTAGCAGCCCATCCAATAGGAAGACCAGTTGATATCTTGATAGATTTGATAGTATTTCCATACTGAGAATAAAATCCTATTTTATAATTATCGATGTCGATTTTAAATTTTTCGATAAATACGACTTTTTCTTTTTTAGTCTTTAAATAAAAATTAACTTCGTTATTTATTTTTTCTAAAACTAAAATAGCATCATCATTGTTTATTAAATGTTTAAATTGAACAGTAGAATATTCTTGAATAGTTTGAGTACTTGCTCCAAGAATATCGGTAATTTTATCGATAACAGAATATTCATTATCGCCAAGTTTAAACATGTATTGTTTAGGAGATTTAAAAATGTCTTCGGCATCTTGAATTAACAAAATGCCGAATCCAGAATTAACATATTTTAATTGAAGTTCAATTCTACAATCTCCAGAATATAAATAATCGGCAGTTATAATATCTTGATCATAAAAATAACAACCATTATTTTTTGTTACACGAGCTTTATTAAAAAATATCATATAGCCGTTAATCCTATTCTGTTTAATTTAATAGTAGATTTATTATTTAATAACTCAATTTTAAATTGGAATGTATCGGTATCGGTAAACGATACAGGAGTTAATGTACCAGATCGATATAAATCTTTCCAAGCCGTAAACTGATTATTCACACCTTGTTTGCGTAATGATCTTACTTTAATGCTGATGTCGCCTTTAATGTCGGCATCGATCGTATCTAAATTATAAGTGCCTTTTTCAGATACCATAAATAATCGAGAAATAAAATCGCCGCCAGCAACAGGCAAGGACTCAATAGCTTGATCTTCTAATTCATCATAAATATTATATACGTCGATAGAGCTAATAGAACTATTTGCTGGGATATCGATTTCGAATCTAATATACTGTACTAATTTATCGTTAGATAAAAGAACATAGTCACCATTTTCGATAACGGCAATAGTTGCATATTTAGAATAATAGTTTTCAGAACCTAATACTCGAATCGTAAATTTATCTTCACTAAGAGTATTAATTTTCGCAGCCATATATAATATATTTTTAAGATATTTATACCAATCTTCAGATTTAGCTTTATATTGATTATGAATTAAATCAAAGATTTCTGTCGTAACAGTTCCTGACTCATTCAACGTAATTAGTTTATTACCGCGCAATAATACTTTATCTAACTGACAACGTTTCAAATCAGCTGTCGCTAATAATGTAGCATCATAATCGATTGTTGTACCATATTGAATTACGTCGTTATCATCGACATCGATATTATTATCGGTTGTATAGTTAAACGTATCGAAAATAATTTCGTTCACTATACTGTTTTTCTTTTCGGTTAAATCCCAACTATACTTATCGATATTCTTACTATGAGGTTCTGTTATTAATTTATCGGACAGAACAATTTCTTCGATCGAACCGACCGTACCAGTAACGACAATATAATAATAGAAATCTTTGTCGACATTAAATTGAGAGAAGGCAAAATCGTCATTAATGACGAAATCTTCTACTTTTTCTAAGAGCGGTTTCTTTTGCAATCTGAAGCCGTTTAATTTCTTTTCTTTATACAAAGAAATTTTTAAGTTGCCGGCTTTTTTAATGTAGCAATATGATGTAGCATATGCATACTTGTCGATTCTAAAAATAGCATATCCTTCTTTGTCGAATTTAAAATTAATAACGTAATTTTTATTTAATTCGATTAATGTTGGATCGCAATCTTGGAACGTCCAATTATTAAACGTATTTGCTGTCGTTAATGAGTGAAGCGATGAAATTTCGGAAACTTCTTTTTGTTCTTTAAAGTTAACATAACATAATGGATTTAATACTTTCATATCCATTAAACTATTCGGAATGAAGTTCTGTCTTTCTGTTTGCATCTTAACAAGACTACCTTGTTTCTTAGTGCTATTCAAATCGACATAATGTTCTTTATGATGATCGACTTCTGTTTCGTATACTGGGAAATAATATTCCTTACCGGCTTCATAATAATAACCAGATTTAACTGCAACCTTATTATCTAAACTATTACGATATACAGATACGACATTATTTACGACTACTGCAGTAAAGTTAGGATCTAACGCTTTAGCATATATTTTATCGATATCGTTATTAGCGATATTTAAATTTTTAGAGTCGCCATCCTTCATATCTTTAATCGTCATTAATGTTTCTGTGTCGTAAGCATTAATATTATACTCGACTAATTCGTATAATTTATCTAAATTAGTAAATACGATTTTAGAAGGGTGCTTATAAGTATATGTTGCCTGCAAACTTAATGAATCATGATCGTAAATAGAATTTACTTGAATGATACCCGGCGTTTCGTATAATACATATTCGTCTTCGACTAAGGCCGTACCGCCAATCGATAATTCGATATTATTAGAAGACACATTAGAATATTTAAATTTACCTAGCCCATCTTCTGTCAACTCGATTGTTTCAGTATATCTTTTTTCATTATATACGATAGTAGCATATGAAGGAACTGATAGAATATATTCAGATAAATTATAATCGACGTTATCGATTTGATATACATCTTGCAAACTTAACTCAGAAGCAAATAACGTTGTCTCTAATTTTTTATTAACCGAGATATTATAATCCGATTCATTATCGTTCCACATATTAGCAAATATAGAAATTTCTGGTGTTAAGATATTAATATTATTGCCTAATAAACACCATTTAGATAAAACTTCTTTATTCTTGTGTTGATATCGAATATACTGTGTCGATTGATTATAGCCGTCCGGCAAATTAATTTCGACGAAATAAACTTGTTCTGCCGACAATTTAGGAATAAAGTTATCCAAAATAATCGGATATTCTTTTTGGTTTTGAACGATCGTTTCAGAATGATGCAACGTATGGTTAGAAGAGTTCTTTGTCGCCAATAAAATTTTATATACTTTATTTTCGGTCGATGCCTCAGTCGTTTTAATTAAGCCTCGAGCATCGTGAATATAGTTAACTAATAGCGTCGCCGGAATTTCGGATATGATTTTATTATATTCGAGTTCAAAATATACACCGAGAATATCGACCTCTTTAAATGCCGACTGATCCATATTTTTATTATAAATAATTACACGACCATCGTAAGTAATAAATACAGCATCGTTTGATTTATCGAACGAATAATGATTAGTTAATATATTTAATAACGATAGCGATTCAATTTGTTTTTCATAGTGATCGAAAGTTAGCGTTATGTATTTCGTTTCGCTATCAACATTAATATAATCAACATTATGTTTGTTTATTTGACCTGTAAGGATAGGGAACTCACTCTTAGATATATTTTGTTTATCGACGAGCAAAGGAAGCCTTCCTGGGCCAATAAACGAATCGTAAGTATTATAATTATCGTCGATAATATTATTATCTTTATATAATTTTAATACTGTGTCTCTCGATTTAATCTTTAAATTAACTTGACTATTAGGAGGAACCGTAATCGATTTTTCATAATATTTAAAGTTAGCATATTCACCAGCAATAGAAATATAATTAATTACTGGATTAGAAATACCGAGATAAGAATGAAGAGATAATGTTAGTATTTTATTATCTGGATTATCGGGGATAGAATATGTATTTAAAGATTTAGATAATGGTTGCCCATTAATCGAGAATACTAATCCGTTTGCAGTGGCGTTAATATATTTAATCTTAAATCCGCGTTGACCGATTTTAACGATCGAAATATGTTTTCGTTTCGCATCTTCAGATTCGAAAGAGAACTTCATGTTTTTAGTGTCGGTATTTAATTCTTTAGACGCTAAGATATTATTATTGTCGTCAGTAATTAAAACACGACAAGAGCCGGTATTCGTTTCATTATCTAACTTATCGATTTCAAATTCGAGAGAAGTAATAATTTGATCGATATTGATTTGACCTTGGACATCGGAATCGATATAAAGATAATTATCGGCTTGATTATATTTAAAATTATTTAACTTAATTAAATCGAAGCGATTAATGATATTAACAGGAGTATCTTTAATAGAATAATTGATTGTTTTAAAACGCATATTATCTGTTAAAGGAATACTTAAAGTGCCGACAGTAGATTTGGATGTGTCGAGCTTAATACCGTCTTTTGTGTTGATTACGTTAGAAGAGGAAGCAAAGTCACTAATACGAGTGCCGTAGAAATAATTATCTAAATAAGAAATGGCTCCATTTTCTTTAATAAAGTAATCGTTAGTAAATTCATTATTTAACTGTTCATTGTTATCAATTTTGAAAGAGGTTAAATAAATATTGCCGCCTTGATATTTAGGATAAGCAATAACTTTATATGTTACTTCTTTATTGGTATCGTTAACGAGTAAGCCTTTATTTTTAATCGTAACGTTTTTCGCACCGACTTCATAATCAACAAAGTCTTCTAATGGTAAACGATATTCACCGTTATAAGTCTTATAAGATTTAAAATTAATTGTCGCAGGATCGACCTTAACCGTAGAAGTCGCTTTTAAATTATATTCGACTTGTACCGGTTTAAGTTTTAAGTCGAACTTCTTTAATCCGATGCCGATATTCACGTTCTTGTTGCTATTTAATAAATACTGGCTAACCTTCTGATTAGATTTTTTATACCCGATAATTGATACATCAGTTGTATCGGAAGAACTAATTAAATTAGATGTCGTAACTTTTAAACTGTCATAGTAGCCGACGCCGTCTAAATAATATTCGACAGGTTGATCCCAGATATGAGGAAGATAATCGAGTTTTTTAAATTCATTTTCCCAGAATGTAATATCCCAGATCTTTTCTCTTGCAATATCTTTATTTAATTTAGCAATGTAATCATATACTTTCTGATCTTTTATTACTTCTTGGATATTAATATTATTTAATTTATCGATTTTAATATCTTTAAAAGCAATACCGGCATAAGCCGATAATAAGTTTTTAATTAAATATTTTAAACCGAATTCAGTCGAATTAAAACGATGTTTGTATGTGTTAAGAATATTAGGATCGTCGAATAAGATATTATTATTTTTATTATTCTTCGTTCTTAATGCATCATATGTTCGGTTAGATAAACTAAGATTAGATTCATTAGGAAGTCGATCGATCCCGGCGAACCATGCAAACTCATCAAAGATATTCCAAACTGGCTCTTGTTTTAAGTTAACCGTATAATGAAATTTATTAATAGTATACCCGATCGGAGTACCGTCTACTTCATCGAGTTTAAAATAAAGATTACCGTTGTCATAATAAGCATATTTTTTATTTTTATAAAACTCGTTTAAGTTTTCTGTAATAGTAAATTCATTATCTAACTTTAAATCATCTTCTAGCTTACCAATATTCGCTACATAGATTTGAGAGATAATAGAATCTTCTCGACCAGCATAATTTACTAAAAAGAAATCTTTAGTATATTCATCGACCTCTTTATAGATAGAGGTCATTTCTTCGATTACAGCTCTAAGTAAATGTCCGGATGTAGACTTGTATGGTCGTCGTCTAATTTGCATCCACTTTGGAAAATACTGCAAAGCTCTTGCAAAATTTTTATTAGTAATTGCATCCATTCATTAAACCTCTATCCATTGAATTGTATCGAGAATCATTTTGGATTTAATATCCTGTAACGATTTTAATGCTGTCACGGATACACCGTCTACGAATAATCCTGTAACATTAAAATAACTTACGCCAGTTTCGTTGATTCCCATTTTGTTGATTACTCCGATATCTAAATAAGAATCAGGAGGAATAGCATTAATATATTCAGCAATACGTTGTTCTAAGTTCTTTTTGATATCGGCTAAATTAGAATTATCGTTAGATAAAGTAATCGATAATGTAACGGCTTTTAATGCCGGCGTAACATACTCTATATATAATGAAGGGCTTGTGACATTTTTTAAGCGATCTTTTGCTTCGTTTAGCGCGGCCTCAATTTTTTCGACAGTATATTCTTTAGGTATAACATAACAAATAGCCGTACCTGTTCCATATACCATCGGTACGTATGTTACGTTAGAAGCATTTTGTAAATCTAATAAGGCCGCATCAATTGCAATCGTATTAGATTTTTCATTGATTAAAGACCAGTTGATTAATCGATATAATAAGTTCTGATCGCTTTCACCTTCTCGACGAGTGAAGCCACAGAATTTAACCATATCGTCTAAATTGGAACCTTTTAAATTTGTATATATATGAGGATTTTTATTGGACTCAATATACAAATACGCTTCTTCCATTTCTTTGGAATTAGCTAACATAAATAAATCGACAACAGAACCACGCTCAACAGTATCGTTAGTTAGTTTCTGAAAAATATTTTTAATCGATTCATGGATTTGTGTAAATGTCTTCATATAACGAATCCTTTTAAAACCTTTCCAGTTCTTTTATTAATAATCTTAATATGAATATTATGCCATGCCATAATTTGATGATCATCGACATTAGGTGTAACAGATGTATCGTATAATGAAGTGTCGACAATACTGTCGACGATTGCTTTTATCTCATGTAAATTTGCTTTATCAAATTTATCTTCATGACGATATTCAACAAGTCTAGATCCATAATCAGAATAAGGCTGAACTTCACCTAATTCAGTTTTTAATCGTAACATAATTTGTTGGATTTCATAATCTTCATTATCTTTACATATGTCGACAGAAGATAACTTTTTATTTAAATAATCATCTTCTTTAGGCTTAATATTAAATTTAATATTTAAAGCATTCACTTTATGCTTTGGTCGAGTAACCGATTCAACAAAAAATTGAATCTTTAATTTATTTGTTTTCTGACCGATATTAAATTGAATAGCTAATGAATTAGATCGTCGACTTGGACCTAATATGATATCATCTTTATTTGTGTCTAATAAGAAATCGATCATTTGTTATCCTTAAATTTTAAATTTACCGAGTGCCGATTTAGCAATCTTACCAATTTGTTTACCGATAGCTCCAAGTGCCTTAGTCGCTAATTTAGTAACTTGTTCTGTCGCCCATGTTTTAGCACGATCTAAAGCTTTTTTAGCGATCTCGTTATACTTAACTAAATACTTATTAACACGTTCTACTTGTTTACTTACATAATCGATTTTAGATAATTGCAAATTCATATTAACGACTTTTGCAAATCCACCAATCTTTGTATTATCTAATCCAGATATAGCAGCATTTAATTTATCTTCCAAAGCTATCGCTTTGTCTAAATAAGTCTTACTTGTCTTATTAGCAATATCGAGATATTGAGTAGCTTTTGTATATAAATTATCTATTTGTTTTCCGCTTTGTTGTTGTGCGATTAATAGATATTTATTTTTAGCGTAGTCGACTTCTTGATCAAGTTGTTTATTAATATTAGTCGACAATTCTTTAACGAGAGTATTTGCTAACTCTGGATTAGTATTTTTAATATGTTTATACGTTTTAATAATCGCTACAATTTGTGAACGTTTATCGCCGATTGCGGCCGGAACAGCCTTTAAACTATCGACATGTAAAGTATCGTAAATACGTTGAGTAATTTGTTTATCTAAAAATTTATCTAGAGCTAAATAAGCTAAATCTCTTTTATCGACATATTTAAGAATATCTTGCGCATTGACATCCTTAGATATTTCAGGAATATTTTTAATATCCTTAAGCACTTCTTTTGCTGCCTTAAGATCTTTTTTACTTAATGCTTCAGATAGTTTAGATTGCGTATCTTTAAGTTTTTTACGAATTGTATCATCGATTTTTATATTTTTATTATGCAACAAAGTATTTATTTTATTGTTGACGCCATTAAAATCTTCCTTTGTCGGATTCTTTTTATAAATTTCATGATACTCTTTCGATACTTTATTCTTAGTTTCTTCACTAATCTTTCCTAGTATCTGATTATAGTTCATATTTATTTTCCTGTAAAAAAATTAAATCTAGTACCAGTATTATTACCAGTACTAGATTTATATTACAATTACTGCTTTTTGTTAGCATAATAATTTGTTGCTGCTTTTAACAATAAATCATATGCTTGAGTAGCTTGTTCTATTGAGTTTTTAGCACTAGCATCACCTTTAGAAACTTGTTCGTTAAAACCTTTAATAACGTTTTCTTTTTTAGTGTCTAATGCTTTTTTGAAATCATCTATAGTCTGATAATCAGAAACTTTTAAATCATAGATATTAGATTCTAAAACTTTTTGCTCGGCAGGATTAGCTTTCGCTAATGCTTCTTTTGCCGATTTTTCTGTAATTGGAGAATCCCCGGCAAGCATTGCTGCCGTAAACGGAGCAAAGTCTGTTACCAATTTCGTAGGGTCTTTTAATTTTAATCCTTCAGCAATTTCGACAGTCGTCGTTGTCTTACCGAATAACGGTAAATAAATATCGCGACGGATTAAAACGTATCGAGCTAAATTAGGTTCCCACGACTTAACGAGAACAGTTCCTTTAACCATGAGATCACCGATAATGGAACCTTCTTGATCTGGAAGTTCTCGGAAATCGGCAAGTTCAAATATTCTATTATTTAACTTATGGCCGTTAATAATTAATTCGTCACAATCTAAATGAATTCGATTAGCTTTAATTCTATGTGTTTGAGATATAGAGCTAATACTTCCTGAATCTAAAGATAGCTTTGTATCGTTACCGATAGATAAACCAATCGACTTACCCATCTTAATAACGATACTAGCTAAGAATCTTTTAATTGACCAATCTTTAATTCGATGTGGATGCTTAGAAGATTCTTCCATTTCAGTCGCATTAATTTTTAAATCTTGATATACTTTCTGATTATCGATCGCAGAACCGTCGTCAGGAGTATCTTTAATTGCTTCAGATACTGCTTTGTCGGTTTTAGCGATATCGACATTCTTAGACGTTTGATTTATTTCTGGCATTTAATATACTGAGCCTCCGTTATCCTGACCATTTTCATCTGGGAAGATGTCACTCTTTAGCTCACTTTCTTGGTATATTTCAGTGCCATAATCTGCAATCCAGCGACCAGTTACAAGAGGACGATCCCCATATGACTCTATTATAACATAATCTCCGCCTTTTGGAAACCAATCATCAGGTGAATTTGTCTGTACTGGCATAGCAGGTTCAGTTATTGTTTCACCAGTTTGTGAAGTATAAGTTACCGAACAAGTACAAGTTTTAGGGTCAGATCCTAAGACTGACCCTTTCAACTTTGCAAATCCGTTATTACGGATCTGTTGTCCAGCATACGTATCTTTAAATTTATTTTGTATCGTCGACATTATGCACCGAACTTAGGAATATTAACATTAACTTGATATACCTTACCATCGTCGTTGTCGTATACTTGATAAGTTATTTCGTCTTTTTCTTTTAATGTATCCATAATAACTTTAAGATTTTCTTTAGATTCACCATGAGCAATCAACGTAAAACCAAAACCGGATCCCGGGAATATTTTCTTAGTACCAAATAAGTAACAACTTGTTAATGTGATATAATCATTTGATACTTTGTTGATATATGTATTTTGGTCGGTCGTAGTTTTATAAGACAACATTTGTTCTGCTTGGAAAATGATCTTACGAAGAGTATTTAAAGCAAATGGATGTAATAATGGAGCATCGATAATTTCATTGCCGTCACCATCTTTACCTTTAATACCGATAACCTTAACAGGTTTACCGCCTTGGTTAATAGAGAATTCGACAGTATTTTTAGACTCTTCATTATTTAACGCCTTTTCATGACGTACAACGAAGAATTTAAATTGTTTAAAAATATCAAACTCAGGACCAGGAACCGGAATTAAAGGATCAAGAATAGACGTATTATCTTTTTGAACGTCTTCAATTTTATGCATGAATTGTTCAGCTCTCATTTTAATCTCTTGTTTATCCTTTTGATTTTCCTCGTTATTACGCATTAATAATTGTTCGACAGAACGAATGCTGCCACGTTGCAATAAGCCATCGACATAATTTTGATTTACGAGATATTCGTAATCGCCGCCCATGTTATTAGCATACATATTGCCATCAGCATTTAACTCATAACGTTGAAGAGCATCGGCAGGACCGCCACCCATTGAAGCATTTAATAAGAAACTCAATGAACCGGCAATAGGATGATATCCTTCTTGATCTTGGAAACGATGATTAAATATAGTATCCATTAAATCTAATACTTGACCACGTTTTCCCCAGTTAGGGCTCATAAAGATTGTACCGCTGTTACCTGCCCATGCTGGTATGAATGGCATACCGCGTTTAAGTAAAGGAGTAACACTTAATGTTTTATAGTTCTGAATAAAATCAGAAATCATATCGCCCCATCTACCTAATGTATAGGCAGCAGCGACCATTAATACGTTACCACCGATTTTGCTACCAAAGTTTAATACAGAAGATAAATATCGTCCTAATCGAGTGCCGGCAATTTTATTAAACAAAGCACCGGCTTTACTTTTCATTAAAATATCTTTAGACGTAGCATCAATTATCTTTTTAGATATATCAGACTTAGCTTTTAATGCAGCAAGAGTTTCTTGGCCTTTTTTGGTATTGTTAATACTCTGAACATCTTTAATTAAACTTTGAGTTTCTTTACTATAAGCTTTTAGTTTGTCTAATCGCTTTTTGTATTCTTTATTGAATGCCTCTTCAGCTTGTTGTTTATATAAACCTTCTAAATTAGCTTTCCCACCACGATCAAACTTATCTAAATCTTTGACATTGGCAAGTTCTTCAATTTTTTTCTTTACAAAACTATCTTTATTAGTTTTAAAAATATCTGCTTCGTTACTTAATTTTGTAAATTCTGGCATTCTAAGATTAAAAACTTTTTTAGAGATTTCTAAACTAGCTTTTTCAAAATTAGCACTAGCTTCAGCCCAAGAATTTAATATTTTAGAAATACCTTCCATACCTTTAACGCCACGATCACCAAACGTAAATGATGGCTTAATTGGATCGAATCTTGCGAGTCGTTTTTCTACGACAGCAAGTCTAGCTTCAGCTTCTGCAATTTTTACAGCATCTCCAGATTCTTTTGCAGCTTCTAATGCTCCTTTAAGATTAGTTTGCTTAGTTTCGAGCTTCTTAACAATTCTATCGATAGTATTATTTCGCTTCATTTCTTTAGTAGCATTAACTATCGTATCAGTATATTCTGATGCAGCCCAGCCTTTTGCTCGAGCAAACAAGCCCCATCCATCATCGATAATAGCGCGAACAATATAAGCTCGTTGTAAGTTATAAACACCGAGAGCATAAACTGCCCAGCGCATCAATGTAGATGTAATAGCCATATTAACAGCTTGAGTCGTCTTATCGTTAAGTACGTCGACAATCGCGTCTGGCGTAATTGTCGTAACAAAACCTGTCGTTGCCGATAATGTATGAACGACTTCACGGACTCTTGCTTGACCGGTCATACTATTTGGTTCATCGAAGATAGAAATTCGATCATGAGGTTTTACAGTAGGATCGCCATAAACTACAAGATTACCAGAGTAAATTTGTTCGACAGATTTCTTTAATCGAGACAATGTCATTAGTCGAGCAGTTTGAGCATGATTATGTTCAGGTCCACCATAGTTGTCTGGAGCAAAATTAGATATTGCCCAAGAAGCAATATTCTTTAGGCCTAATTCTATGCCTGTACCAATAGCTCCACCAAGAGCAAAACCAGCACTAGCACCGACAGAACCGCCACGAGCACCGACAACACCGCCGACAGCAGAGCCAAATGCACCTGTAACTGTTGCATAGCTATCTAAAGAACCAATTTCACTATCGATTCCGAATGTATTTTCAGAAGAAGTATGAACTTGTGTTCTACCATGTAGCCATGTATCGACTACCATAGAACGTTGATATTCAGGATAAATATCTCGGTCGAAATAAATATCTGGAGTCGATTTTTTAACTTCTTCAAACTGATACATACCTCTAGCTACGGTAGCTACTTTATTAGAATTAGTTTGAATTTGGTTAGATAAAATATCGTGATCTGACCAATACATATGGAATTGAGAATAAGGTTTCCGTTTCTCGAGAGTATTTAATTGGTTATTGTTCTTAATATATTTATAAGCATAATACCAGTTAGGAAGTCCCATAAATACAGTACTTCTAAATCCGAAGTAATCAGTTGCACCAATATAGGATGGATTAGCACTTGCTGCGAACTGTAAGATATCCCATACTGTTCTACCTTGTGTTTTAATACTGATAAACTGATGACCTTGTTCTGGGGGATCAATCCCAATAACACTTCCTAATGAACGATACCAGGATTGCTGTCCTTGTTCAGATGCACCATTTTCAAATTGTAAGCTATCACTATTAAATAAATTAGTGATATCAGTGTTCTTACGGAAATTATAATAATGAGCAGAAGAGTCATTAGTAACTTCGTAAATATTTTGTACTGGCTCACCATTAACAAAGATATCACGATAATATGGATCGCCGTAATGATAAATACCGAATGGATTATTAGAGAATACTCTCGATAATACATTCCAGTTCTTTTCACGGAATAATTGGCTAAACCAATTTTGATCTTGACACGTTAAGAATGAACTTACCAATACTCTAGGACTTACGCCACCAAAAGATAAACCATAAGGAGATTCGCCTAAATATTTTACGCCACGGTTTTTAATCTTATCGCCGAAATTATCTTCACGAATAGGGTTAGATAATTCAATGCCGTCACCTTGACCTACGATACTTACAACGTCGCCACCTTGGATCTCGGTAACTGTACCGTTAAACATAACAGGTAACTTAGCGGCATCGGCAGAATAACCCATACGGATATGCATGCGAGCACCAGCAACTAATTTAATAGAATTCCTTTCCGGGATTAATGCTTGTTTTTCACTTAAATTACGAACATAGGTACGAGGATTAAAGATACTATCGTATAAGTTTTCAAGCCCGGCAACACCGTATTGTAATTGTGTCGTAAAATTATCGCCTTGCCCATCGTCCTCATATTCAGCTAATATATTTTGATACAAATTATTTAACTGAATAATCGCTGTATCGGCCGCAATATTTTTAGACTTAACGACTTGAATAGAGCTTACTGCATTTGTACTATAGAAGCTATCATGCATCTTCCAGAAACCAGATGAAGCGCCTTCATCGATAAACATAATCTGGAATGTCGGGAATCCTCGAAGCATTCTACCACGAACATCAGTTTGAACCATATTAAGATATGAATCTCGAATACGTCGCGCTAATGCTTTTGGCGTCATTGCATTTGCTTCTAATTCTAATTGCTGCATAAACTCACGTTGAATTTGAGCGATAGGATTATCGGTCGCAATATCGATACCGAGTTCTTCGATTTTTTCTACGAGACCAGAAAGAACTAAGCCGTATAATAATTTTCTTAGGTTTACTTCATCGTTAGTTAACGGAGCCGTCGTCGTTATGTTAGGCGTAATTACTTTATGGGTTAAAGCATTTAATGCATTATAATCACGCGTAATAATTTTCTTAATTAAAGAAGAATCTTTACACATTAACGATAATGCTGTCGCTACAAATAATTTGCCTTTTACAAATTTATCTTGATTATCTTTAACGAAGTTCTTAAGAGTATTTACATTCTTTTCTTGAACATCGTTAGCTAAATTCATGTCTTTCATGAACTCATATGCAGAAGCTTCACTTATCGCATTTTGGAACATGATATCAGTCATATAGTTAGGATAGATATTCTTCTTAATTAAAACACATAACCAATATAAAACGTTCCGCAAGAAAGCATGTTTTGCATAATTCATATCATGCATACAATATTTCATGTATTGAATTGTTTCACTATGGTCAGATGTTTGATAATAAGGATCTAAGAAGTAATATCGATCAGATGCTTCAAACGTAAAGCCTTTATCTAAAAACTTTTTGCGACGTTTATTATAATCGATTGGTAAGAATTGAAGCATAGGATTTTCTTCAAATTCTTTTTGAGTAAAGCAAGGAATACCGTAAGGACCTAATTCAGTACAAGAACCATAATTATAAAATTCGGAAGTATCGTCCAAATGACGAACATAAGTTAAACCATTAATTGTGTATCGTGTCGGTTTTAAATTTTTATAATTAATAGACGGCTTAGCTTTACTATCTTTTTCTTCTGTTTTATCAGCAAGTTTTGCCGCACTATTAACTATAGCAGCATCAGTATCTGCAATAGTATATCCATTAGGACCTGTTTTAATAGTTGTATCATTATCTGAAATATTATTATAAAGCTGATTAATAATTTCTTTAGCTTTTTCTGGCTCTAAATCAACAGCAAAACCAGATGTCAATGCTGAATATGCGAATTTATTTAACCAATCACTAATATTATTTGTCCAATTAGACATTATTTTGTCATCGACAGCTTTAGTTTCGACAATAATATTTTTAAAATATTGCAATAATGCTTGCTCAGAACCTTCATCTTCGATGCAGGTTTCCGCTAGGAATTTAAGAGCTTTGTCGGCTTCCCATTGAAAGACATTAATACTGTCAACAATTACAGATTTAAGAGCGTTTTCATTTGCTTTTGTTGCATTTTCTTTTGCTTTTTGTTCTTTAGCTTTTGCATCTGCAGCAGCTTTATCATACTCTTCTTTATTTTCTTTATATACAATAGAATTTCTATCTACTTGAGTTCTTGGATCTATTATACCTTGACCAGGACTAGATTTTTTAACTCCGCCTTTACCGTCTGGCGTATTTTCTTTAACAGCTTCTTTGGCCTTTTCTACTTCCTTTTGGCCTTCTTCTGTATTTAAGTTATGATATAACCATGCATAATAAGGTTCTAAGAAAGTAACGCCGATAGATTTACCGATTTTCCATTGACCAGTAGCAATACCAGATTTGAAGAGTTTCATACGTTGTTCGTTCTCTTCTTTTTTCATCTGATTAAGCTTATCTTGTGTTAACTGCCAATCTTTAGCCGTCATTTCAGATATACCACCATTCTGGGCTATCATACCATGACGCATAGAATATTGAGCAGCTTCACTGAGATCGGAGAGTACTTTTAGTTCACCAGACGGATTACCGTCTTCATCTGGTTTGGCAAACATTTGTAACATCTTACTATCTTGTAAAATACAATCTCTTAATAATTCAGAGAATAAATGTTCATGATAGAAGAAATAAAAATCGGGATCGACGAATACTTGATCACGAGGATTTTTATAACGGATAAATTCGAAACCTAATTCACCAAGCTCTTTAATAGTCGGCAATTCTAAATCTGGATATAATTCAGCTTTAGATAAATTTTGGTCGATTTCGAAGTAGCCTAATGCGGCTTGCGCAGCACGTTGAGCCGTGGCCTCTTTCGATGCAAAATTAGATTGTTCGAATTGTTTATAGATAGCAAATCGATTACGAATTGTTCTATCTGTTTGCCGTAATGTTACATTAATTTGGAATAACCCAGGATAATTTACGACAGTCGAAATCGATACTTGTTCGACGATTACTTCGAATATACCTAATAGGCGAGTGAATTCAGAATCAATTCTGAATGGATAACTCGGCAATGCATTCGGATATTTCTTTTTAAAATAAGAAATAATCTTCGGGATTTTATCGAAGCGGTCGACAGTTTCTTTATCGTAAGTCATTACAGAGAATGTTAATGTAGCATCTTGCCCGCCCATAAATTGAGGAGCTTGACCATGATACGTATTTAATGTCATATTAGCATATGTATTAGAGAAGTTTGCTGTTAAGCCTTGTACTAATACATCTTCTAAATATGTCACATATTGAATAGAGCCGATACGTTCAAATTCAGAATCTTCATAGTTCTCATATGTCTCTTGATTACCAGACATTTGAACAGAACCATCAGCATTTTGTACGGCAGCAAATTGAGATGCACAATATTCTAAGAATTTAGAATCGCCATCATAAGGAGAATATTCTAATGTACATTGACCATTACTTTGCTTCAACACAATTCTAAAATTAAATGCGTTATCAGCAAAAATCATATCGTAATAATCAGTATTTATATTGTTCTTAAGATTATCAGACATGTTTTGATTTCCGTCACTTGTTAAAGTCGAAGCAAATTGTTGTCTTAATAATAAAGATTCATCTCGATTATTATAATCGACGCTCGGAATGATTTTAATTTTTAAATAATCATTATTTGGATCTTCGTCGAAACTATATTGAGGTTTAGCTTGTCCGCCGCCAGCAATAGATTTTGCATAATCTCTAACAGATTTTAAGACGTCGATATGCTTTTCTAAAATAGAATAATCAGACGGGATATTTAATGCTCGCAAATAATCAACAATTTCACGACCAGCTGTCGACATAACAGAAGCTTTATCGCTATAATTAAATTTATATTTCTTAAGAATATTGTTAATTTGGTCACTATGAATCGTTTTATAATATTGATTTGCGATCGCAAACAATTCTTTATCTTTTTCAGATGGACGATAATAGTTAGGAGCTTTATTGTTATTATGAGTAAAAGTCTGTCTAACTTTTTCCATCTTAACAAGCTTACCTTCGTCAGGCATATAAATATTAATTCTAGGATTTAATGTGTCGACCGGCATATAAGCAGATCGGTTTGCAAACAATGTTTGCTTCATAAAATCTTTAGAAGAGATATTCATTTTTCGATCGTGAAGATCTTGTCCTAATTGTAGCGGTCGTTGAATATACCAACGTAATAAATCATAGTTGATAGTTTTAGCAAAGAAGTTTCTATATATATCGATAACGCCATCTTGTAAGTCACGTTGCTTAGGAACTTGTGGCATAAATACTTGATAATCAAATTCCTTAAGGAGTAACGTAACTTTTAATAGTTTAGGATAGTTCGGAACTGTCGCTACCGACATCGATTCAAAACAAATAGCATCGATATCGAGAACTTCGTTTATATATTTATTTTCGATCGGCATATATGGAGCAAAATGGAATTCCGAGAGTAATGCTCTGAATCCATTCATATGATATACGACTTTTTTCTTCTTATCACTAAGATTTGTATACCACTCTACAGGTTGACCATTAATGCCACGATCTTCGTTAAAATATAATTCTAATTGTAAGAATCGTTCAGGTTTAGCATTTTCGATATTTGCAGAACCTTTTGCACGAAGTAACGGAACAGAATTAGTATAAGCCTGTGTTACCGTATTAATAGAAATTGGTGGAACAAATAACGTTACATCACCGATTGTACAAGTCCAATCGGAGATAGAATTTAATCCTTTAGTAATGTTGTTCCAACCAAACGCTTTATTCTGAATATCGTGACGATTATCGTATTGTGATGTAGCGTTCCATACCGCATCAGTCCAAGCTTTCGTATCGTATTGATATGCCCAAGGTTTAAGATGAGGATTTGTAAAATCAGAATACTTTAAAATAGAAGTATTACGATGGCGAGCAATAATATATTTATTTAAATTAATCCATTGCCCATCTTTATCTTTTACGAAAATAACAGCTAAGTTACGACGATAATGTTCTAAACCATATGCGTTAATACCTGTTTCTTGGAATACGGTAGGATCTTGTCCAGTAAAGAATTTATTAAATGTATTAAAATAGTTAGCTAATAATCCATTACCAGGGAAGCTAATCATATTCTTAGGATATGCCGTAGTTTGGTCTTGCTTAGAAGAGCCATTGATATCGATAACGGCACGAACTTCTTGTGCGTTCTTTACCATGTTTACAACGTCGTTAGCTGCAGCATATGCTACTTCTAATGTCCCGTAATTAGTTCCGTCAGCCATTAAACCAAATACAGGTTTATGTCCATTTAATAAAACAGAAGATCCGCCAAAACGTCTTTCTGTTAAATAATCGTTTACTTGGATCCATTTATTGTCGAACTCACCAATTTGAGCAATCGTAACGGTATCACTATCTTTGTAACGTTCCCATTTAGAACCATTTTTATTACTACTAACATCATAGGCCTTCGTTAAAAAAGCTTGATATTTTTGAACGGCTTCACCGTATGTAACTTGTTTTACATCGGTTGCATATACGATAGACCAGTGATGAACTTCTGGTGCATCGTAGAATAAGAAACGAAAGCCCATATCATAATCAAGGCTTCTGTTTTCGTCTTTTACTTTATTCGCATCAAGAACGTCTTCTGTTGCTTTTTTATTGCCAGCTAACCATGCTCTCATGTTTTGCTGACCGACACATAAGTACTCTAATAATTCTGGATCTTTTACTTCTGCTTTTCTTAGGTCGGCATATAAAGTATCGCCATCGACAAAACCAGCATGTAAATCTTCATCTGTAATTCTGAAAGCAGATGGAGGAAGGCTGACCATAGCCAGCCCTCTCAATCTATCGATACCGGTATTTTCTAATGGAGGATTTTCTTTATAGAACAAAGCCTGTTCTTTTGAATCGCCCATCTTCTTAGCGAGCTCTTCATAAATTCTCATGTCGACTGCGCCTTCTTCAAAGTCGGCTAATTCAGGTAGACTCATTTGAGTATCTCTGACCATCTGATCAAATTCTTCTTTTGATCCTTCAGTCGGATTATTAGGAGTATCTTCCTGTTTTGTTTCGACTTGATCAGAAGCCTTCTTGCCGACTTTTTGACCTAAATGTTGAGTCGCATAGTTGACATCTGGCTTTTTATCTTCCGCCATAGAATTTCCTTTCATTTATAATACACTATCTAAATAATTGCTAATATCGTTAGCATTCATATCTTCATATTTAGATGTAACTCTTGTCGTAACAGTTGCGCTACCGCCAGAACCAACAATGTTCGGCATAGCATTTAATGCAGCAACTGCAGCTTGTGGATCTTGACTTGTCGAAGTTGCTACATTGATTATATAACCACCATTAGCAGCACCTTGTTGAGGTTGAACTAAACGAACTGACGTATTGGAATTATTAATTTGCTGAGCCGGAGTATTATCGACATCCGGAATCGGAGAAGCCGATCCATAGCCAGCAACAAGAATCGAAGAACCTAAAGCAGCCATTGCACCTAAAACCGATTTACTTCTTGCTTTACGAACAATGTCCATAGCTTTAACTTCGCCACTTCTTAATTTAGCCATACGTTCAGCAACACCAGAACCAATTAAAGACTCATTCATCTTAACAGCTTGAATTTGCTCTTCAGGATTATTAACGATAGGCGCCATATTATTTAAAGCAGCGTTATTTATAACCGCTTCTTGAGACGCACTATGTGCATCGGTTGCACTTCTAAACGTAGCATGTCGATCACCAGTAACGCTTACACCAAGATCTAATTGAGACATTGTAAAATTAAGATTTAATTTATTTTTCTCCATGTAAGAAGCAGTTGTCTCAAACATATTAGATACATGTTGTTTATATTGTTGACGAACATATTCATCGGCAGCACCTTGAATCTCTTCAACACTTCTACCTTGTAGTCCACTGTTCGCGATAAAATCAGAGTTATTAGCAACGGCATCGACCATTGTCGATAAAGATTCTTGTTTACGCTTCATTTCAGACCATATAGTTTTATTATATGTATCATCTGTAACAAGTCGGCCTATGTTACGAATATCTTCAGCCGTTTGACCATGTCTTGTTAAATCGGTAAATACATCGGCAAACTGATTCATTATATCGGCAGTAGCACTACCGGCATTCTTCGCCGATAAACGAGCTTCTTGGACACCGATAGCTACAGTAGAAGCTGTATGCCCTAATCTCATTCCGCCAGAATATTGAGTCATAAACTCTTCATTAAATCCGACGTCGTTAACTACTTTTTGTAAATTCTTTAATGGATTATATGTTTCACCAGCATAGCTTGAAGCTTTTTGAGTTTTGGCAAGAGTATTACCATCTGCACCTTCTATTGTAACATCACTTACAGTTTTTGTCGATGGATCATAACTTCTTCTTGCCGTTTCTTGGAATGTTACAGCACTATTATCCATAGAAGATGCAAGTAATAAACTATCGTCGGTCATACCAGAATTAGTGATGATATCTTCGTTCATCTTAATTAATTTAATTTGGTCGCCGTCATAGTCGAGGCCTTTACCTTTAGCCATAAGCTGATTAGTTCTTACTTCATTTTCAGCAAGGCCTTTATTTAAATAAAGTTTGCCGAAGTCAACCGATGTAGGATAGTCGAATGGATAACGTCCGACGCCCATCGCCATACCTTCAGTTTCGAGTTGTTTAATCTTAGCAGCTCGACCTGCAGCATCTAAACCGTCAAATACGCCTAGCTTTTCAAAGACATCGATAGAAGCTTCACCAAAGCTTGTACTTAAACCGGCTTTTTGGGCCTCTTTAATCGTCATGCCGCCAGCAAATTTTCTCGACGAAATAAAGTTCTCGTCGAAGTCAAATACGTTTGTAGCAGCTGCTTGAATGCTTTCACCAAGATAAGCAGAACTTGTCGATTCTAATATATGACCTTTACCTCTTAAGTTTTTAGTAACATTATCACGTAAACTATTATAAGCCTGATCCATATTATCTTTTAACTTAGCAGCTTCTTCGGTATATTGAACACCGTCCTGAACTTCCATTTCGGCGAGCTTTTGTGCTGAATCAAAGAACGATTTAACTTGTGCTCTTGTTTCTGGGCTATGAGCACTTTGCGGAATAAACATTTCATATTTTCTTCCGCCGATTGTTTCACTAAATTTACCTGATTTATATTCACCAGTTTTCTTATAGTGATTAATCATTTCGTCGAGAGTAAGAGGCGCATCTATATCGTTAAGAGCTTTTTTAAATACTTCTCTTTCTTTATCGGTACCACGACTACCGGCAATGATATCGGCAAAGTCTTTAGTATCGTCAGCCATGCGACCACCTTTATTGTTACGATAATCAGCAGCATGGTGAGATAATCGTTCAGCAAATTCTTCGACATAATCTTTAGTAACTTTAATACCTTTTTCATCGAATAAATCATATACGAATTTTTCTAACGACGTATCGGCAAAGTCGTCAGCATGAGCAAGTTTTTGACGAGACTTTCTGGCTGCACGAGAATAACGAGTTCCGTTCATTGCTGCATCAGATAATTTTTCACCGTAATTAATTTCGCCAGTTATATTATCGTATACGCCAGTTGCTGCTAAAGATTCTTGTAATGTGCCAGTCGGATCTATTACTTTTAATAATTCTTTAGCTGTTTTTGCGCCGACTTTTAATTCTCTTACTTTCATTAACTCGTTTTGGTTGAATACAGCATGTTGTAATTCACCAATATAATCTTTTGAATAAGCTGTAACCTGTTGAGCTGTTACCTTACCAGAAACACCCATAGTTAATTTATCGACGTCGCTAAGTTTTTGTACAAGTTTTTCGTCTTGATTTTTAAGCATAATCTTAAAGATGTCGCCAAGATTCTTACCGTCTTTTATTTCGTATACGCCGTCAGTAAACATGATTCTATTTAATTTCTCATCGAAATAAATAGCACCTTTATTAAATAATTCTATGGAACCAGACTCATTTAAATTATCGACGGCTTTTCTCATAAATGCACGTTTAACATCCATAGGCTCATCAGCAATATTATCTAACCATTGTTGTGTTAAACCTACGATATCTTTACGTTTAACCATTTCTTGTTCACCTTGAATGATATCGATCGGTGATCCATGGTTAACAGTTTTAGCTAATGCATTAATGATAACATTACGTTCTATATTAATACGTTTTTTAATCGCGCTATACGCTTCTTCTTTAGATGCATTCTGTGTTAAGCCGACTTCGAGCAGTAAACGCTTGCGCATTTCTTTTAAATTCTGAGCTCGTTGACCTTTGTCGCCAGAATAATAACGATAAGCAATTTCGTTAAGATCGCCAGATAAGAATTTAGCGATACCTTCTGTGTCGTATTTCAATCCGACCATATTGCCAAAACCTGTTTCATTTAAAATTTTAGCAATATTTTTATCGACTTCACCTAAACCAAAACCTAATGTCGACGTTGTTTGTTTAGCATTGCCGACAAACAATTTACGAGTCGTATCTCTGAAATTATGCAATACCATCCTGGTATCGATGCCTTTAGATTTAAGTGCATCAATCATTCCTTTAATATCGTCAGGTTTATTTTTAACACTTAACTCTTGTAACATCTTCGATATTTTAGAATCAGAAACAATATTATTATTGGCATCGACAAAATGAATTCGACCAAACAAATTACTCTTAGCAGTTTTAGATGTTGCACCAGAAAATTCAGTATCCATCGAAGTCTCGACAATATCTTGACCTCTTAAGAATACCGCATCAGAAACTTCTTTTAATTCGAATTTACCGTCGGCATTTATTTTAATCGGAACATGACGTTCAATAAATTCTTTGCTAATATCTTTATTACCGGCTAAGTTAATAGTTTCACCGCCATGTAATCCATAAGTCGATTGACTTAACGCATCAGCCAACTCTGGAGAAATTTTAGCAGAGCCTTCAATACCTGATTTTAAAGCACGGGAATACTCACCATATAATTTATCGACTTCGTTAGAACTTAAAGTACGATGATATTCGTTTTCGATACTCGTTACGATCTCGTTAAAAGATTTGTCAATAATCTCTTGGCCTTCTTTATCGTGCTGTAATAACATAGTATTCGTGTTAAGTACGGCTTTATTTGTATCGGCTTTAATCGAGCCTATCCAAGATTTATCGGTATAATAACGAGCAGGATCATCACCATGATCAAGAGCTACTTGCTCTACGCCTTCTCGTAATAACGTTCTAGATTGACCAGAGGATTGTTGATAACTACGTTCATTACCTGGACTAATAGCAGAAGCATTCGTTGCTGTATCATATCGTTTAGCACCTTTAAGTACTTTAGCGTAATGATTTGTTTCACTCTTAGTAATATTTTGTTCTTCATATTCTGTATCAGATAAAATAGCATATTCATTACCAGAGTATCGAGTACTTGTTTTGAATGTACCATCATCGTTAAGAATAGGTCTGCCTTTGTCGTCATATTTAAAATCGTAAATATCGACACCGACAAAATTCCTTTCGATAAATTCATCATCATGAAGTACAGCATTTAATCCTTTAGATGGATCTTTAGGGTTAAGTAATGCACTAATTGCATTTTGCGATTTACTAGACGGAGCCATATTTTCAAATAAGTCTCCAGTCTTACCGTCCCATGCCGGATTAATTGTCTTAAAGAAGTTAATTACGTCGTCTCGGCCAGCGCCTTGCTCGACAACGCCCATTTTAACAAAGTGGTCGACAGTTAATGCGTTAGTATTAAATAGCTCAGGAAGAGACCTTATAATATCTGCTTTGCTATCAGTAAGATTTTTTTGTGCGATGTTTAAATCGGACAATCTTAATATTTCTTGTTTAGTTGCATCGAAACCTTTGTCGCCAGGAGATAAGCCTATCTTATTAGGATTTGCTTGAGCATTTTTAAGAACGTTAACTACTACTTCGCCAATACTAGCATTTTTATCAGTTTTTAACCATCCTTTAACAGATGGAAGTATATGATCGAAGTTAGCCAACTCTCTCGCCACATATTGTAATGCAGACTTTACTTTTGCTTCGCCACCATCCATATGGACAGATCTAACAGCTCGCTCGGCAAAGCTCATATCGACAACGCTATTACCATGTTGGAAAGCAAAGTTTCCGCCATTAGCATATGTTACTTGAGGCAAATATTTACTAATATCGTAAAACTTATTGCCCTCAACAATCGCTACAGTATTGCCTCGAATCGATAGGTTAGCATTGTTACCCAAACCTGCTACGATTTGATTAGCGATACCTTGCATTTGTTTTTCGATCGTATTAAATCGAACCGATAATACCTTTTCAGGTACAAGACCTTTATAACGATCGATAAACGTATCTTCTGTAAGGCCATTCATTAAGTAGCCTTTTAATCGTTGACTTGCGTCTAATGGGCTCTTACTCAAACCGTTCGCTGTAGACTTAGCTACTGATCTTATAACAGCCTTCTGATCTTCAGAAGTAATAATTGCCTTACCCGGAGTTAAGTCAAAACTTCTAAACGCTTCGTCATGAGGATTACGCTTTTGATATGTTTGTAATTCTCGTACAAAGAATTCAGACATATCTCTAAACGATACATCGTCTTGAGCTTTTAAGTCATTAAAACGCTTAGTTATGTTAGATAATGCACCGCCACGTTTTTCGAGCTTAGTCGCAAAATAATTAAACCGATCAATTAGTTGTGTCGGTGTAATCATTTTGTTCGTGCCATACGTTCTAAGCTTCTTCTCGAGTGTAGCAGCAGCCATATTAAAATCTTTTTCTTTTAGACTTAAACTAAATTCTACGCCACTAAGATTTTGAGGGCCAGCGAGTCCTGCCAAGAATTTATCGTCAATTCTAAAACGAGAATCATAAGATACTTCATGATTACGAATCATACGAGTATATTCATTCATCACAGATTGCATTACATAGTCAGACGCAATCTTATCATGTTCTAATCCACTTGCCGCGATTTCTCTTGCTGCTGTCGAGATTAAGAAATGATTATCTTTAGAATTAATATTATTTAAAATTTCTTTAACGGCACCGAATGATGGAATATATCCTTTTTCAGGATTATATCGTTCTTTCATTCCGGCTGCTATTTTTTCGATTGAACGAGCAAATGCTCCTTTATCGATACCGCCAAGATCTTCGATCGAATATCCTGACATTGCTTCCGCAACAGATTTACCTAATTCAATATGATCTTGAAGAATTGTTGCTGCAGCAAGTTGTTGTTTTTTAGTAGAAAACGTACTAAGTATCGGATCGATAACAAAATTTTCTCGACTATATGTCGCAGACTGAATTTTATCGATAACGTTACCGCGAGATTGTCGCTGATAAGAACGTACTAATAAATTATTAAAAGTATCTTCTGCCGTATTTGCCATACCAATACCTAAAGAATTGGTTGCAATTTTCATTCCAGGCATATTATATTGCATACCGTCTTTAGTACGTTGAGCAATCGGCACAAAAGATTCCATAAATTGATTTTCTAAATTTTCTTTTGTTCCGACAATATATCGTAATGCTCCATCTCCACCGGTTAATTCTACCATGTGTAAATCATGGCTACCATTAATACCGAGTTGGCCAGCATTCTCTGCTATATAACGACCGAGATTAAGATCGTTATGGTCGAGTTTCATTACTTTACTTACTTCATAAACGGCATTCGTTTTAAAAGTAGAGCCTCGATATGCAGTATAATTTTTACCGTCGACATGGCGCATATTATATTCTGGGAAAATATATTCTCCGCCATTACGTTCAAACGTTAATAGCCCAGAGTTTCTTCCCCATACAGAATTAATATTGCTTACAAATGTACCAGCTTTAATCTCTTGCATTGTCGATTTATTTTCGGCAATTATTTTAGAAGCTGATTCTAAATATGATCGGAAATATTCATTGTTATATAATTGTTCTAACGCAGAGATATCGGCGCCGGCATCATGGGCTTTAGATACATCGATACCGAGCATACGAGCGAAGTCTTCTTGTCGCAAACTAGAACCTTTAATATAATATGCTCCAAGCCGACCACCTTTAGTTTGTTTAGCCCCACGCAATATAGAATCTTTATAAGCTCGAGACATCGCTTCAGGGTCTAACGTAATAGCTGTTTTAATCGTCTTAAAAATATCGAAATGATTTTTAGTCGCTATTTTATTAACAGCTCTTGTCCCTAATGTTCTCGTGATATCAGGAGACTCACGCAAAGCAGTCGATACTTTATTTACGTCGAAGAACTGACTGTTAAAACCGATTACTTGTGTACCAGAAGAAATATGTTGATCTATTTCTCTAGCTATATTATTTAAACCGTCTTGATGATTGTTAGATAAATAATCGATACCTCGTCCAATTAATTTGGTCTTATCGTCAGAGTCGTTTAGTGCTTCAAGTGCACCGCCAGAACTCATATTATTTACATTCTTGCCAATACGGGCTAGTGTATCGTAAGCAACTTTTTCTTCTCGAGTCGCAGTATCGTAATTAAACGTACCGTTATCAAATTTTAGTCTTAATAAAGATGCTTGATCTTTTGTTAAGCCATTCATAACGACACGAGTACCGCTCTCGTCTTTTGCAGCATATTGCCAGATAATATCTGGTGTTCTAACTGCTCTATCTTGACCGTCGACATTTACGAGTACAGACGGGATTGTTTCAATATCGAAGAAATAAGGTTTTACATCAGGAGACGGCAATGCCTTAGCTTTATTATTTAACGATAAAGCAGAGTTAGACGCTGACTCGATTGCCAGCGTCATATCCTTTCTTTTATTTAAATTAGCTTTTTCTAATAATTCAATAAGATGACTAGGAGGACCAAACGATTCTTTATTAAAAGCATCGTATGTCGGTCTCCTAGTTATATAAGTAAAATCTTGATCCATTATTTAATCCTTCTATAAGAATGATAACGCTTTGTCTATTTTGTAACCAAGAACAGAAGTTACATTAGTTACTATATCTATTATACCATCTTGTTGCGTAGGATTCACCTGTATTTGTTTCTCGGTTAAACCGATACCACTTAATACAGTATTAATTTTAGCTCGGACAGTAATAGGATCATCGCCGTTCCTAATATTCTCTATATTAGGAGCATTGATAACTTCTGGATCTTCGTAGGTCGAAGAATAAATTCCGAAGTCTGCAAATTGCATTCCTTCGTTATATATTACTTTTGCCTTAATATCTTCAAGGTTATAAGATGCTTCCCAACCTTGCCATAACGGTCCAGGAAGATTATGAGTCGTGAAGTATGATTCATTAGATTCTGTTTCAGTTTCTTCTTGATACCATACAAGTCTTAATGCTTTAGCTAACGATGGAGATACATTACGTAAGATAGCTCGGCGCTGTTTCTCGTTCGTTACTTTAGCAAATTCGACGAAATATTCTTTTTCGGTGCTAGGTAATGCACGAATAATATCGGAATATTCACTATCTTTATTTAACGCATATACGGTAGATTCAGCTACTTGATGATACATAATAGCTTGTTCTGTCCATTCACCGGCAGCAAGCGTTGTCATATCTTCACTTAAACGACCGAATTTTTTATTAATCCATTGCGCTAACGGATCATTAGACGGAGTACCAGAAGTTAATACAGATGCCATCATATCGGTAATCGATACATCGCCATCCATTTCGGCACGAAGAGCTTCTTGATGTTGATACAATTTATCGACATCGACGCCTTCTTCGGCTTTAGCTTTTTCTTTAGCTGCTTCGTATAAACCCATATATTTTATATAACGAAGTCTATCGAAATATTCTTCTGTATCCCAACGTTTTTCTACGTTGTCTGGAGTATATACATGATCGAGACCGAGTGCCTCAGTAATAGGATTATTCTTAGCTAATGCGATCGCTAGACCAGTACCGGCAAAAGCTGCAGCTTGTAACATACGGCTAGCACGAGTTCGTTTAGCAAAATCGACAAGTTTTTCGATACCTTTATTATCGACACTACCAAAGATACCTTCAGCAAACCTTCCTATAATAGATTCATCAGAAACAAACTTATCGAACAGATTTAAATGACTTCCGATATCATAACCCATACGTCCCCATGCATATGTTGCATACATAGGATCATCGGTCGATGTTGCCATTGCAAATGCATTGCCGACGAATCTAAATGCACGAGAAAGTTTTTCTTTACGTTCTACGGCATTAGCACCGACAAAAGTAAAACGACCTGTAATTTCACCGGCTAATGCTGGACCGTCTAAATACGTCGAAGCAAATTTGGCAACGGCTAATCTAGATTTAGAAGCATTATCTAAAACTCGACTATTTAATCCTTTATAATAACGATATGCACTATCGGCTACTAAATCTTTTACGAACGATGTTTTGCTTTGTTCGAATGTCGGAACAAGCATTGTATCGACAATATCTTCCCATGAAGCAAAGCCACTGCCATACAATTGATCACTACGATATTCTTCTAACGGATCATTAATTCTCATGAATTGGCTATGTAAAATCGGAATTTGTGCATGCGTAACTAATTCGGCAGTACTACCAAAAATACGACCAAACGTATTATAATTCGCATATGCACCGGCAGCAGAACTATCGTCCATATCGTATTCAGCTAAGCCTACTTCTCGTAATGTATCCGAAATGTTCTCGCCATTTAAAAATAACGCTGCACGAATCGGAGCTTGTGGCGCATCAGGATTATCGGTACGTTCTTCATCGTCGATACGCATTGTTACACGTTGTCCTGGTTGGATAACTTGTAACAACTGTTGTTTCGACATAAAGCCGTTTTCTTTAAATTTAACACCGGCAATTTGGTATAAACGATCGTCGCCAGCAATTTTAAATTTGCCGTTAGATAATACTTCTTCGATGTGCCCTTCTTGAGATACAGTCGTTTTTCCTAAGAATTTATAATTAAAGAAATCGTGCTTTTTACCCTGATGCTTAACCATTTCTTCAGTATCTTGTAATACTTTTTTGGCCTCATCAGAGTTCATCATCTTAACAATTTGTTTCCAATATTTATATTCAGGACTATTAGGAGCAATATCAGCTAATATTTTATAACGATCAATGGCGCCGTATCCATCAGAAGCAAATTGGTCTGGATGCAACTGATTAATAGCTTCATACCCTGCACCAGGAAGACGAGCCTCACCATTTATGATTTTAGTATTATGCGTAGCAAAACCAACAACACAGAAAGAATTATTTTGATTAACTTGATAACCATAAACTTCTTTAACTGTAGTTATTTCTTTAATGTCTTCAACTCTTAAATATAAATATCCATTACTTATATAATGATGAGATGCTTCTTTTGCTTTTTCATTTATTGGCAATAAAGATTTCCCAAACAACAATTCTGAAAGTATAGATGCTTTTTTTCCTCTGACATTTAAGGAATAAGATATTCCAGATGTTATATTATATTTACCAAATCTAATTTTCTTTTGTTTTTTATTATGAAAATTTATTGATCCAACAATATTAAATCGCAACAATAACTTTCTTACTTGGTACAATAATTTTTTATTACAAGATGTAACACTTATTTTTTCTGTTTCAAATCCACACCCAGATTTCATAATAAAATTGGATCCATCTCCACAAATGTATCCTTCTAATAATCCTAGAACACATTCTTCTTTTGCGTCCCAGAAAAATTCAGGTATTTTTTTATTATGAGCGCCTTTATTAAACAATGCATCTAATAATATTGAAATTACAGAAGAACTAAATCCAGAATATGCGCTATTAGTATCTTTTATTTCTTTAAAAGAGAAATTAACATTTGGATCTATTTGTTTGAAACCTAAAAATGCATTATAAGCATAATCTCTTTCATTTTTATTATGGGCCATTCCAACCCAACATTTATTAGTCCAACCTTCTGCGAGATAAAGACCAAATGCATAACATATTTGTTTTGTTAATACGAATTTTCTAGGAATTCTTTTTAATATTTTTTTATTCCTAAATTTTGCTTGAACATTTTCATATATTATATCATCCCATCCCATTTTTTCTAAAAACAATTTTCGTTCTTCTCTTTTAAAAATTGGAACACCATTGTTTTCTAAGTACTCATAAATTTCAACAAATTGTTTATTTCTAACTTTAGAAGTATAAATATATTTTTCTGTTGAAATATATTCTGGAACTAATAGACCTAAATCTATTACAATTTCTTCATCTTTAGATTCTGGAATTGGATATGCAACATAATTCCCGACTTTAACATCTTTTGCTTTTTCCCAAGACAATCTATTTTTTAATAAGTTAATGTCATATAATTTATATTTTTTTAAATAAATATTATGCTTATCTAACTTATAGTCAAAAATTAAATCATCTTGTAACATCCTTTTCCAAAGTTGGCAAACATCGTTTATAGAAATATTTACAATATCAGCTAAGATTTTTTTAGAATTTATTCCACTTTTTAATGCGTTTAATACAATATTTGCTTTATTGTAATAAGATAAAGAATAATCCGATAATTCTTTTGTCGTATTATTTGTAGATTCAGCAACTAATAATGGATGATTTTCAGAAAATTCATAATCAAATGCAAACAAGCTATTAACTTTTATAGAATAAACCTTTTCTTTTAATTCTATTTTTCTACATACAATTTTATTAACAATTGTATTCTGTCCAGTATGATCAGTAATTACGGACTCATTTTCTATTACTTCATTTGCGGATAAATAATCAAGATTTCCAACTTCAACCATTGTGTTTTTTGAAATACAATATGCATCGCCCATATAAAATTTTTCTGGAAGCCAAGCATGCTGATCTGCCATTGTATTCATCAATGGATTAAAACGTCGTCTTCTTGAAAATTCCGGCAAGAAACGACGACCAATTTCGGCTGTTTCACCACCGAGGCCACCTACACCAGCATCCCAGAATTGACGAGTAAATGAATCGATATCACCAGCATTAGCAATAAATTTAGATTCATCACGACCAAATGCTTGAGATCCGATATAACCATAAATACCGGTTAATAATCTTGAAGTAGTTTGTAATTCATCTAAATAATCACGACCACCATTTGAATTCATTAAATTATTATATAGGTCGGCATTATTTAAAATCTCTTCCAACGATCCTTTAGGTCTACCACGTTTAACACGTTGTTGTATATACATACCATTAGGATTAGTATAAGGAGAGCTACCAGAATAAATAGCATTATTCATTGCAGAAATAGCACTACCAGTACCACTAGTAACAGGTTGTAAACTTGCTACTTCAGGATTTACTGTTCCGTCAGGATTAATATATTTAACGTAATCAGCGGCTGATGCATACATCGGTGCTTGTGGTGCATATTGTTGATCGCCGCTTTGAACATATTCATTATCGGTAGGATGATCGAATGCTGTAAAGTCATATACACCTAAACGACCATTTTGGAATATTAGATAACGAGTATCTTGAGATTGCTCTTGTATTTGTTGGTTCATATGGTACATGACTGCTTTAACGTCACGACCGAACCACATTCTATCCTCATGGTATTTTTTCTTAGGCTTAATTATCTCGCCTAATGTCGGATTAAGAATTAAACCTTGAAGAGTATTAGATTCGAATAGAGGACCTGATTCTAAATAAGGTCTATCTTCTGAATGCATCTCTTCTAACCAATAAGGATTAAGAGCATATATTAATGGAGATAAAGGGTTAGATAATGTCGGTATTGGACTGTGCATCCATTTATTAAAATAGCCGCCATAAATACCTTCAGTCTTATAATCAGACTTAGCTAATTTTAAACTATTATCTTCCCAGTATGAAATACTAGAACCACGGAATTCATTTGAAGAACCCCATACCCAATAACGACCAGCTCTAATCGGATCTTTGCCGTTTTGATAATAGTCTAATCGTTCTTCGTAGGACTGATAAGGACGATAGTCGCCACTAATATATTGGGCCATCGGATTAGCCATTTTAGCTAATTTAAATGCATCAGTTAATCCTGTAGCATCGGTAAATTTTCTAAAACCTAAATCGATGTTGGCTAAACCAGTTTGGAAGTTTTCATTTAAATTAAATGTATCGTCTGCCCAGTCTAATTGAGTATATAAAAAACTAACCGGCAATACACGTTTAAATAAAAGTTTATCGATGATTTCTAAACTACTTCTTGTAGCATTTTCATGTAGACCAAGACCATGCCCAATATTAATAAACTGAGCAATGCCTCTAGTTAACCAGTTATTTACGACACCGGTAAATGCGCCAGGATCAAGCATATTAAGGCCACCGCTTAAACGATGCCCCATCTTATATAAATATGCTCCAGCTATCGATAAATCATTGCCGGTAGTATTATTAGAGAAATCTAAATGACCGCCAGTAATTTTACCTAAAAAGGTTGTTTGACTTAATTTAGAATTAGCAAATAATCCTTTAGCAGAATCAGAGATACCCTGCATTATTCCGTCAAGGTCGCCACTGTTCCAAGAAGTAACTATCTTCTTAACGTCGAGTGATTTTCTTGCTAAAACTGGAGCGGCAGCATTTCCTTTTTTACCGAAATCAAAATGAATATCTTTACCGTTACCTAAATAATGTCCGAGTATTCTATCGGCTTCAGGACTATTGTCTAATGTTTTTTGTATCTTATCGAATACAGCAGAACCAATATCTTGCTTATCTCGATTAAAGTTATGTCGATCTTTAATAACGTTAATGCCAGATTCTTTTTTATACTTTTCAATAGTATACATATCTTTCAGTTTTTGTTTTTCGCCTGGAGATATGTTTAAAGAATCTATTTTAGCATAAGCTTCGGCTTGTGTTTTGCCCAAAGAGTCGACAGCATTTTTAACGACAGCTTCATTAACTGTTTCTTCGACAGATTTAATCTTATATAATGCTTCACTACCAATACCGATACCGTCATCGCGCAAACGAGCATTAATTTTTTTGCCGTCACGAGCGGCTTTAGTTACACTTAATAAATCCAAGTTATCGACCTGATCAACGTCGATATCTCGTAAGATTCTTCTTTTAGCACTTTCACTTTTAGCATGATATACATCACGTATTTTAGAAAGTGTATCTTTTTTAATGCCTTCTTTTGATGCGGCTAAATCGAGAACAATTTTTTCAGTATTTTTTTCTAAATCGATATCGATACTTTGTACGGCACGAGCATGAGAATAGGCACGTCTGCCTAATGCAGATAACTCTGATTCGCTTAGCTGATCTATATTAATATTTCTTAATGCATATAAATTGTTGCCGTCGACATCGGTTAATCGTTTAGCACCTTCGCTTCGGCCAAGTTGAGCCCAATTCGTTTTCTCTTGTTGAACTCCGTATTGATTCATTAGACGACCATAATGAACGATATCGTCATTAGCAGATTGCCAATTATAACCGCTAATATCCATCTCTTCCATCTTACCGGTCGTAAGATCTTGACGATATAATTTATCGCGGTTACGAACTAATAATGTTCCTTCCTTTTGGAAGTTGGCCATACCGAGTTTAAACTGAGCATTAGAATAAACATCGATACCTAATTGGTTTCGAGGTGATAAATCATCGAGACCAAATAATTTACCGACTAATGTATCGCCGACAATTCCTCTCGCTTCAGATTTTATTTTATCTAAATTCGGAGTATTTAATATTTCGCCATCGACATATTTAGTACTATCATTATATTTAGCATTCTCTAATAAATCGGCTAAAAAGGCAGTTCTATCATTACTGCGTATCTTATCAAGAGCATTATCGATATCGATGATGTCTCGTTTACCGTTACGAGATACAATCGGAACATCGAGAGCACCTTCATCGATAGAAGCATTAACCTGCTTTTCTTTTAGATAATCGGCAAGAGCAAAGTCGTGAACTTCTCCGGTTTTTTTAGCTTGATGCCTAGATAATAATTCACCGGCATCTTTAATCTGATTTTCGATAAAGTTGTCGACTATTTTTTCGCCACGGCCACCAACACTTTGCCAGTCTGCGAGACTTTCTTTTCTCGTTAAGTTTTGAATAGCTCTTAATGCTACATCTGTGTCATCAAATGCTGCATGCTCTGATTCGCCATCCATAACGACATCTCTTAATGTATTTTTAAGACGTTCAGAGAATCCTAAAGTACCGTCATACCGTTGAGATGGAGCAATACTATTAATAGCATCAACCATATTGTCGATCGTTGCTTGATTAACACCGGCATCTTTAAAATCGGTTGCTATCGTATCTATTACTTGAGCATGATATAAATTTTGTGAATACTTTTCTGCATCAGCTTGTAGATTTAATATACGATTAGTCGTATCTCGAATAATATCGGTTTGTTTGTCGGCAGTTACGACAGATGAAGGTTTAGGAAAATTTCCTCGTAATGCTTGATTAGCATATCCTTCCAACTCGGATAGTGTAATCGCATTAGCACCATCATCAGTAATCTTTGAGAGTCTACGTTCTACTTGTCCTATAATAGGATCGAGTTTAGATAAAACTCTCGCCCCTCTTTTTGTTCTAGAAAAAGCAAAAGCGGCCCCGACGAGTCCGCCGGCAGCCGCTACTGTATCAACAAAAGAGTCGGCAGGACTATCGGAAGGAGCTTCTATTCCTTTAAATAAATAATCGTCAGCCATATTTTTCCCTTGTTATATTAATTTAATTATTATTTCTAAGTTCAGCTAACTCTGCAAGTGTCATATCATGAGGATTTTTACCACTTAATGCTACTTCACGAATAGAGTTTTCATCGCCTTGATTAACAAACGCCTCTGGGAACATAGCTTTTAGTTCGTCTTCAGACATTTGTTGTTTACGTCTTTGTGGACGTTTAACTGTTTGTTTTGGTTTTTTAATTTCTTCTGACGCAGGCTTTTCCCGTTGCTCTCTTAATTTATCGAAGTATTGTTTTTCTTCATTAAATAAACGAGGATCGTCTTGTTTAAATGATACATTGCTACCGGCATCGAGAAGTTTTTCCATGTCGAGACCCCCACGACCATGGATATTTTTTAAGATCCATTCGCTTCTTGCTAAGAAATCCATTGTTCTAACCATATCCCAATTATCGATATCTTCTATATCATATTCAGGGAACGCTTCATGAATTACACAAGAGATTTGTTTATCGACATTTTCCATATTATCGACAGCGTTTAAATAAAGAATTTCTCTGCCTCGTTTGCTCATAAAACTAGCGTCGAGAATCTTTTGTGCTAAGTCGGCAATAAGGCCGGCTGGTTGTGCACCGATATCGAAATTTTCAGGATATAAGATACAGTTGTAACAAACAATATCTTCCCGTTCAACATCCATTAGTTGTTCATTCTCAAATAATTCATAATATTGTGAACGAGTTAATGGTCGATAAATTACGATACCGTCTGGGAATCCTGTGTAAGTAAAAACAGTTTTATATTTATCTTTTAGTTGTGTGAATATTTCATCGAAACGTAATTCTTCCATATTAACACACCTTACAATGGGTTAGAAATAGTATTCTTTTCATAACCAGAGTTTACTAAAATTTCATTTACGACAGTATCGATAAAACCACCGAATGTTTCTTTACAGTATTCAATTCGTTCTGGGCGTGGAAACAAAACGAAATAACGAAGAATATTATCGCTACGCAAATCTTCTAATTTTTGGATTCGTTCTTCGTAATCTGTAATTGCATCGAATTCAGCTTGTTGTTCAAAAGATAAATTAGTCATAAGATGTTGTTCGGCACGAGTAATAATTTTATATACGATAAATTGATCGTTTAACATTCGAAAAAATCGAACGTTTTTATTTTCTTTACGAATACGAACAGCTTCACTATTCATTAAGTATTCGGTCTTGGAAGGGTCGAAATCATCGTCATGTTCAGTTGTCGTAACTTCGACAACATCGACACCACCTGTCATTTCACGATCGATATTGTCGACAGGATTATTTGTATCCTTTACAGATTGAGTTTCTTTAATGTCGATACCTTTTTTATGTTGTTGATTATTAAACTTTTGTTTCTTCTTATTATTAGTTGTCATAAATCAGTTTGTCCTTAGCTATTAATTACCTTACGATCTCGAGCTAAAAATTGATATTGCTCTAACACTGGACGACCAGAAGAATCGAGTACTGTTTGTACATTCATTATATGACAGTCTAATAAAATAACATGTAATGGTTGGCCCATTACATCGTCATCTTGTCCATATACAATATCGATTTCAAACCCTTGTCTCCATATAGCATCATGCTCAGGATTAGATTGTACAGTTTGAGATAATCGATGTGGTTGAACAATTTCTTTATATTCGACTTCTTCTGTTTTATCTTCAGCAACTAAAGTTGCTTTCTGATATTTCTTAATCATATTATCGATATAAAGTGGCTCAGTAAAGTTAATCGTAAATGTACCTTGTACTAACCGATTACCGATAGCTAATTCGTCATAGATATAAGAATTATAACCGAATAATGGCATATCGTGTTGAGATAATCCATAATTAATATTCTGGATATCGGTAACTAATTTATCACCGAACCATACATTTGCATCGATCTGAGAATAATATCTTTTATATGTCGGAGTATTTTTAGTATACCCAGACGAAGATCGGGTTATTTCTTGTTCAACGTTTTTATTTGTATAGGACAATAGACTGCTTAAATGATTATCGAAGCGCTTTCGTCTCATAATATATTATACTCCATTTTTATTTAAAAGTCTATTTGGTTCTTAACTAGAACATTCCAATTAGCCAAATAATAATCGTTACCATTTCTCCATACTGTAACTAATCCAGTATGAGTTCTAGTTTCTTTATCGTATATAGATATTACAGTATAGTCTGCATCATCATATGTTATATATGCAGCATTATCTGTTACTTTTTTATATTCAAAACGATAGTTTTCTCCGCGTTTAAATTTAACGGCCGAGACTATCATATTCTTAATATCGTTCGGTATGATTACTCGATGAGATGTTTCTTGATTATATACATACATACCGATATCTTTATGTACTTGTTTAGAATAACGATATACATTTAAATAATGAATCATGTCGAGCAATTCATCGTACGGATTAATTTGCACAAATCGGTCAATAACTTTATCGTAATAATTAGATAATGTTACATCGCTATTGCCGATACAATCTGTAAAATAATGATAATATTTATTTACGTCTTCTAATTCAAATTCTTCTTTTAAGAATGCTAATAAACCAGTTTGTTCATAGCGAAGAGTTTCTTCGATATATTTATGTTCGATATCTTGATCGATATTAAATAAACAAATCGGACTTAAAATATTATTATCCTTATCGGATAAGTAACTAAAGTAATTACCGTCATAAATAGAATTACCTTGTGTCGGCAAATCGATTACTAAGTTATCGATTTCTTTTTTTACCAACACTTGATCAGCAGCTAATCCTTCTACGTCTGTTATACAGAAATAAATCTGGCCGATATCTTGATACTGATTAGCGCCATCGATAAGTGCCGTTATTTCACCATCTTCGACGACAATTTTAGGCATTTGCAATACAGGATTATCGATATGCTTATTGAGTAACATACTAATCGCTAATTTTGTATCGTCGTCAAATGATTGATACGCTAACGGAAGATATCGAAGACTATCTGTTAAATCACTTATCTTAGTCGCAATTATATTTAATTTATCCCAGATAAGATTAGCCGACGTTAAAGATGGATGAATCGTATAATAAGAATTAACTATGTTCTGATCGATAATTAAATCGATACGATATAAATAATCTTTATCTAAAAATCCTAAATCGATATTTTCATCTTTAAACGTTATCGTATCTTGATACTCGTAAAACTTACCAGTAAACTTATATAAATTAATTTTACCTTCTAAGAATCCATTTACGATATTAGGATGCAATAATGATTGATTATCAGAGTTTAAATAAAGAGAACTATTATTATCGATGTTATTATAAAAATTATTAGCGTTATAATGTTTAATCGCTGCCAATAATAAATAAAATAGTCGATACTTATTCTTCTCTTCTTGATTAGCCATATAAGAAAAATATAAAGTTTCGACTAAATTTAATCCGCGATCATCGGATACCTTAATAATAAAATCTTTTAAATCTTTATTTAACTCATCGTTGAAGATTAAATTATTTAAATACGTTAGTTGATACTCTAACCCTTCTGGATATACTTCGATATATTTATCTTCAGATTGTCCATCAGGTCCTTTACTAAATACTCGATAGATACCAGACTGTAAATCGTTAATAATAACAGTCGGTTCTTCTAATTCATATTTAGTTAATTCATTTCCGTCATCGACATATAGTTCTGTATGACCGTTAAAGTAATCGTTACAATAGAGGGCAACGAATGTCTCAAATTGCCACAAAAAAGTAATACTAGATGTGCTCAAGTCCTTCGCTGCCTCCTTCTTTTTTATCGGTAACGTTATCCGTTACAATTACGATATTCCCATTTTCGTCGAGACGATATTTAGTAGCTTCGTCTTCATCGACAGTTTTAATATCTTTTCTAAAATTAGAATAATCTGGCAACTTACTATCTTTACGTTTTTCTGTTTTTCTAAATTCATCGTAAGACGGAATATTACTATTATCCTTTTTAGGATCTAAACGATATTTGCTATAATCAGGAATATCCTTAGAATCACGAATTTTACCGTCTAAGCGATATTTAGAATAATCAGGTACATCACGTCTAGACGTATACAAAGACGTTCTAAAATTGTCATATTCTTTATTTATTTTAACTCTTTTATGTTCGAGGAATCTAACTTTTTTTTGTTTTTTAGAAAGCAATGCTTGAGACGGATAATATTGTTCAGCTTCTGTACGTAAATCATAATAATCTTTTTTAAGCTGTGCCATCTTTTCAGATTCTTTTTCGCCCATAAATTGATCGGCTAATTTTTTATATTTACGATTAAGTGCTTCCATATAAGATTTAAAAGAATAATATCCATCTTTAGAAAGCTCGAGTACGTGTTGCCCATATTGAATCTTAGGATTGTAACGAGAAATTTTTGCATTCGTCGTCGTTAACCATGGATTAGATTCGATGATACTTTTTTCATTTATTTTATAATAGTCATTAGACTCTGTCATATAATCGATATCGGTCGCATAATAATGATATGTATTTTCTGTTAAGATATCGTTAATCGACATAATCTGACCTTCGTCTATAATAGTACAATTATAGACACTAATAGTAGATTGGTGGCCATATTCATTCGCAAAAGATAATGTTACATCGAATACAGGCAATTCATCCATTAAATAATGTTTATTTAAATAATTGCCTCTTTTAGTAACTTCATCAAATATTTCATAAATAACATGTTTATCTAATACTGCAAATACAATAGAGCCGGCGATAGTTCTTGGGCCGCTTACATATGTAATAGCATTAACATCACCTAATGTTCGTATAGGAGATTTCTCTTGATGAATACTATAAGAGAAAGTTTGAACACTCCCGAAAACATATGAAATCATATCTTGTCCTGGGATCGTGATATTTACAGATGCCACAATATCGCATCCACTATAGGATGTATAAGTTCTTGTATATTTAGAAGTCTGAATTACTTCCTTATTCCCTAAAGAATAATCAGTTGGCATATTTCACCTTTAAGTTGTATAGCTTCATATATTGTTTTACTCTGTTATCGACTAACGTGATAATATGAGTTTTGAGCTCGATGTTGTGCTCATCAATAATGTCATAGCAAACTTTTAACATTTCTGATTTCATATCGATAGGATATTCACCAGAAACTAGGACATCATTGATCAATGTTTGTAAGCCACGATTTAAGTATAAAAAGATTTGATTTGTGTTTTCTTGAGGATTCACGCCTAATTCTCCTTAGAAAAAATAAAAAGGCGAGGAAAAACTTCCTCGCCAAATTTATTAATACTTGTTGTCAAGTAAATATTTATTTTCTACTGGTTGCAAGTAATCGACAGAGCGAGCAATGTAAGTACAAGCTTTATCAGTAGTTGTAGAATCTACGGAGAAGCTAGAAGCTTCGTTCAAAATTTCACAGCCATAGATAACCATAACTGCGGATTGACCATATTCGTTTGCAAAGGACAAAGTAATGTCGAATGGAGGAATTTCGTCAGAATATTTTGGCGTAGACTGAATAGCTACGTTTTGCGTAACTTTGAATGGATTAGTAGAAGCTACTTGGCTATCGTTACCGTTAGAACCCAAGGAGTTAACTACCATGTTAGTTAATTTTGTATCCCATTCAGTAATTGTGTACGGTTGATAGTTAATATCGCCACCGATACGTTGGAAGTAAGCTGCTTTAGCAGCACGAACAGCAAGTGCGTCGACTAGAGCATCACGGTCGAATAATGTGAATACAATAGTACCTGCAATACCTCTTTTCTTTGAGAATGATTATCATTTAGTTTTCACTAATGTTGAGACTATATCTTCATCCCTTTCGGGAGCTCTGCACTTCCATCAGCTGTTATGATGTACTCCTTACGGATAGTCGTTGAGGCGCTTACGCTGCCTGCTGATTGCCCAATCCTTTAGATTGTCACACTTTGGTACTAAAGGCTCTAAGGGGTTTCCAGCATATCACAGAGTTTAATTATGCATTGCATTACTGCAAAGGAGAAGCAAAAGTGGTATTCTTACCTCTCGAAATAGAGCGAGGTTCTGCTGAACCAAATGTGTAGTGGAAATTATTATCAATAAGTTTTTTATCTTATTCTCTGGAAGTTTCCTTCATTTGCATCGATCAGTCTATTCTGATCCAGACTAGCATAAATTTTTACCTTCGTTTAACGTTAAGCAGTACTAACTCCTAATACTGGATAATCTGTAATTATCGTAATGCGGCCTCGTGGACGGATTATATCTTTTCACCATCTATGCGTTGCCCCTGACTTAACTCAGTTAAGCCTTCGGTTCGGATTAGCATATACTATATAGTACTTAGCCTTCCCGCTTAATTCCGCATTAATAACCTTATCATTTCTGATTAGGACGGCCTACACGTTGACCGGAGCCTTTTCACGATTAATAGAAACTGTAATACCTTGAATTTCAGCAACTACTTCGGAACCGAATGTAGCTACAATATCACAGCCGGAAAAAGTAGTATAACTACGAGTGTATTCAGACGCTGTAGTTACACCAGAGTTATTAGAGTAAGCCATGTGTTAAATAATGGGGCGACGATTAAGCCGCCCCCTCCTTCTTTATTTAAAAACTATTAGGTACCAGGTTGACGAATTTGAATGTAGTTATTGATTTGACGAATTTCGTTAAATGGCATAATAGTGTAATTGATATCAATATAAGTATATTGAAGAGCAGTTACGTCATTAGCAATATCGAAAATGTAATCATATAATAAAACACCTTTAAGTTTATTCAACTCAGATGTCAAACCTGTGCGGATAGCATCACGAACGGAGTTTTTGTTTTGTTTACCGATGAACGGTTCACAAACACGGCGGATAGCTCTTTCAACAGCACCGATGATACGAACGCTATTCAAGCGAGACAACGCATCAGTAGGATCAGCCATTGTACAGCCATCAGTTACTACATAACCACGAGTGAATGTGTTTTTAACTGTTACGATACCTTTCTTAGTCAAATCAGAGATTTGAGTAGTAGTTAATTCGAACAATGGGTTAACACCGATTTTTTGGTTAGTAGGAGATTGTTCTACAGGCAATGCAGAAACCATACCAGCATAAGCACCAGCACCGTTACCTACATAAGCATAAGTAGAATTGTAAACAGGTACATTATTTTGGAAGAAAGTACAAGAAATTGCACGACCAATATCGACAGGCATACCATCATCATCGATTACGGATTGACCGTTAGCACGTTTCAAATCGAGATGCAAGTCGAGATTTTTAAGGTCTTGGAATTTTTGTTCTACGCCAGACAATGTGTAGTCAGAGATACGTTCCATACCAATTACGCCATGAGTATGTGCAGTTTTTAATTCTGTGTACATACAATGTTGAGCGAATTGACGAGCGAAGTTGTCTGGAGTACGGTAAGGAATACGCATAGTATAATCGTAATCGATTGTACGGTCAGCTTTAAGATTAGCTAACGCTACTTTACCACCGACTAAAATTGGTTCTAATACTTCTTCGATAAGAGCGTCTTTTTCTACGATACCATTGTCTGTCATTTCAACAGCAAATGTATCGGCAAAGTTTACATTATCTTTTAAGTCAGAAATAAATTCTGCTACAGTACGATAGTTAAAGTCTGTTACGGAAATAATAACACGGTTATCGACGCAATCAAAGTTTTCAACATAAGCCAAAACTTTGTCGTCGCGAGATTCTTTATTAATAAGAATATCGTATTCACCAATTGGAGTTACTTGACCGCCGTCATATTTACCGACATAAAGAACGTCGTTTACAGACAACAATACATATTTAGCAGTACCAGCAGTTGCAGCAGAAGCAGCAGCTGTAGTTGCATAATATGCAGCAGTAGTTGCATCAGCATCAGATAACAAACCGTTCATAGCTGTATCGTATTGAAGATCAGTAAGAGCAGTAATGTCTTTAAATGTTACTGTATTACCAGTAGCAGGTTCAGCTTCAATAATTTTATCGCTAGTTACGAAATGTTTGAATTTTTGATGAGCAGATACTGCAGGTTGAAGTTTGCCGTCAAATGTAATAGATTTAACTTCTTTAGTATCTTGTAAGAAGAATGTTTGACCGACTTCGTAAGTTTTATTATCTAAATCGAGAGCTGCTTCATTAGCTACAGTCGGAATAACTGTAAATACTTCGTTTTGATAAATAGCATCGTCAACGATAGCATTAGCGTCATCGATTTTTACGAAACTAAATTTGTAAGAACGAGGTGCATGTTTTACATCTTTAGTGTTAATTACTGGAGTTAATTTAAACATTTCTGTATCGACTACAGGAGCACCGGCTGCTACAGTATTAACCATAGCTACGTCGATAGGGAATGCTTTTAAGAAATCTTTTGGTTTAGGTAAACGGCCACCAATTACTGTATCAGCACAGATTTGGGAACCCAATACACGATAAGGCATATCAGCATTTTGCAATACAGAGTAAGCACCTTCACCGATAGCAGTGATGTATTGTTTATCTTTTACTTCAGATTCTTTAACGCGAGGAGTTAAATATTGACCAGTAGAGTTTGTACGAGGGAATGCAGTTGCAGTTACTGCGAAACCGGAACCTAACTTCATGTATTTTTGGAAGTTAGTCATATTAGTATCTTCATAATCTTTATCGTCTTCTTCGAACGCTAATGCAGATGCACCAGGAGTCAAAAGATAATCGTTATGAGAATACATTTTTAAACCGACAGTTACAAAAGCTTCGTTCAAATCTTTATCCATTACAGAGTAAATAGGGTATTCAGCATTAACATCTGTGTTAATACGCAATGTATGGAAGTATTTGCCAGTAAAGGAACTGAAGGGTTTAGGGGATTTTTTATTTTTAATTACATGTGTACGAACTTCTGTACGGCATGGAATCAAAGAACGTTTACGGCCAATGAAATATGTGCCAGGGAAAATAGAACCCATAGCTAAATCATAGGAGTCGTTGCGAAGAGTAACGTCTTGGCCTTTTTTGTTTACGATAGAAAGAGTCACTACGTTATTCAATTGGTGTTTATTGATGTAACGAATTACTTCGCTAATAGTAGTGTCGGCATTAAAACCAGCACCCATCAAACCTAATTGAATATCGATTTTGATCATTTCGTTTTCGTCGTTAACCATTGCATTATAACGTTCGTAAGCGGTTGCTTTGGAAACTGGTTTATACAATGTGAAAACTTCTTGACCAGGAGTGTTATCGAAAGTGAAATATACTTGTTTTGCTTTATTGGAAGGGAAACGAGATTTTACACGTAAACGAAGAGTATCGTCAGAACGTAATTTAAAATCTTTTTGAGCTTCGGAACCACCAATGCGGAAACCATAAAGAGTACGGCAACCAGAGTTATAAGCATCGGATAATGCTGCAGTTAGGTCTACTTCACGTTTAGTTGTGCGATCATAAGTATCGCCATAAGTATATTTAGCATATGTCGGATCATAAATAGGTACTGGAACACCGTTAGGACCATCAAATGCTGTACCGATACAAAGAACTGCGTCAGTTGTACCGAATTGAGAATCGTCATAAAGTTTCTTCTTTACAGAATTGACTTCGACGAATACACCAGGAAGATCTCGAAGGATTTCCTCTTTAAAGGTGAAAGCCATATTTAAACCTCTTAAGAAATTATTTACCAAGATTTAGTAAACGTTCGATAAGTTTGCTAGTTACAACATACATTTTATCGATGTTTAAAGTATAGCGAACACTTCTAATAGAATATTTTTCACGATACATAACGTAGGATTCGTCAGTTAAGCGTTGATCGTAAAGTAATTCAGATACACCACGCATTTTTAAATAACCGGTGTAGTCTACCATAAGCTCTTCAAATTCTTTAAGAACTTTATTAGCCTGGTCGTATGAAGTTGCGAAGATGTCAAATTGGATGACGTATCTAAATGCATGACGATACACATCGACACCTTCTTCTTCAATATTTTCTTTAACGGGATATTTATCGTCGGGACGATAATCAGGATTTCCGGGAGCACGACGAATAGTCGTTTCCATTAATCTTGGTTTTAAATCCTTAGCAGGTACACCGCTAATAATTTTAAAGAAAATATAAGGATGATTGATTTCCTGATCTCGGTCGTTAATCGTAACGCCTTCATCAGGACTCATCTTTACGTTATCTTCACGAAATGCTTTCTCTACGAGTTCTACGAGTAACGCAATAAATTCGTCGAAACTAATGGAACTGTCAGCCCGTAATCGGTCGAGACGTTTTCGACTATTCAGTATCCTACCGGGATTAGTGACTGCAACCAATTGTTCTTTTTGACGCCGTACTTGGTCGAGTACAAAACGTTCATTAATTTCTTGTGTCATAGTCTTTGCTCCGCAGTATAAGATTCTGTTGTAAATAATGGATATAATGTATATCGTAAAATGATGTCCACACCATATCCATGATTACTAATTTGTTCTTCGATACTATCGATATGATAATCGTAAAGAACAAAGCCAACATTATCTTTAAGTAAATTATCTAACCGTTCTTTTATTTTATTTAAATAAAACTTACGGTAGTTCTTACCTATATATTCTTCGAAATCCATTTCTCTAATTAGGTAATTAATGATCCGCATTACCATAACAGATTTATTAGGATTTTCGTCAGATAAGTTAACTAAATTTTCAATAGTAGTACCAGTCCGATAGTTATTTTTGAAATAACAAACATTAGGAAGCATGTCTTTATAATCTATAATAAAGTCAGTATCCTCATCATCGAAATCGGGGTACTTATTGATAGGCGTGGCTGCTAATTTCGCAGCTACAACTATATTACAGAAGTGCACATATTTCAGGTTGTTGCCGACAAAAATTATATTATCTAAGTATTTGTTCTTATTGTTAATAGCAGTATACTCTGCTAACTTATTATTATAATCTTTATTAAATGCATCGATATCCTCGTATAATGAACTATGATTATCGGTAGCAAAAATAAAACTTCTATTCTTTACACAAGAAGAAGATAATAAATTTAAATAATGCTCGGTTAAATTCTTATTATATCGATCAGTATATTTATCGGAGAATTTAATCTGAGTCGGACAAATATAGGCGAAGTCGTAATCGATAAGTTGTTTTGCTATATTTTGAAAATCAGATATTGTTCTCATATTCACTAAATATATAGATGGCGCTCCATAATTTTTAGCGATCGTATATGCTTGATATAAATCAGAATCTTTTCCGTATTCTTCTTCGACTTGTGAGAGTAAATCGAATTTTTCGATTTTACAAGTTTTATTAGTAAAGTCGGAGTTGCCGATAATTAATAAGCTAGTATGCTTATCTTCCATTATCTAAACACCTCCGATCAATGCTTTAAAGTTTTTCATAAAGGCTTCTGGATTTCGTTTATAGTCGACACCATTAGCTTCATAATAAACACAATCCATAGTATTAGAATACCAGTCCATTACATATGTAACGTTTATAATTTTATCCTTGAAGACAATAATATCTCCCGGGAAAACTGGAAATTCATTTCTAAGATAGATATCGTAGCCACGCATTAAGAATAATTTATTATCGGCACTATCTGTCGAGAATAATGGCTGAATGTGTGCACGCGCTTCCCGTATCGTTATTTTATGTCCAAGTCCTAAACAGTTTTCGCAGAATGGATCACCGTGTTTTGAAACCGGGTCCATACATGTACAATTAATATGTTTATTTGCTTGAATTAACCATACAGGAACTTCCATTAATTGGATTAAACCATTAATGCGTTCATCGAGGTTTTTCATTATGTTTTCCTCAATGCTTTAAGAGAACGAGATAAATTATCTAACAAGTCTGTCGGGAATGTATGCAACTTACGTGCTTCAGTATAAGAACGTTTGCCGACACGAGGTTCAGCTCTACCCATAGTAAGATACGTAGGATCGACAATTAGCTTCTGGAAAATCTCCATCTCGGCTTTAATCATTTTAATTAAATCAGATAAAGATGGAGCACCACTACCGCTAGAACTAGAAGAACTAGAACCACCGGACTCTGTCGAGCCAAAACTAATATTGCCGATATGACCAGAAATCTTACCAGACGTAGTAGTCATTACTGCATGTTTACTAACAAGACTTAACGTTGCTCTTAATTTACAAAATTGTTGTAAAAGATATGGCAAGTCAGCCCTATTTTCATAACCAGGAATCTGGTCTAATAAAAACTGAGCAAATCGACTTGCTTCTTTTAATGCGTATAATACTTCTGTATCACTAGCGTCAAATACATTAATTAGATAATTAACGTCACCTAAAGTGTAAAAATTACTAATTTGTTCTGATGCTACTGTATAAACTTGATACTTTAATACTTTTTTACCGTCGACAGATTCTAATTTTTTAATTCTGATTTCGTATAAAGAATCAGGTTTAGTTCCGCCAACCGGTTTTAATTCTAAACGATTACCAAATATCGTATACTCAAAAGGTTCTGCCATTAGAAATCCTTTCTGATGATTTCGATATTTTGTAGAATACCTTCATCTTTAATTTCGGCATCGAATTCAAATACAAATCCATCGTTAGTGCCTTGTCTAGGACGTCGAAGGACTTTTAATTCTTGAATAATTACTGGTTTAATGTCTTGACCGGCAGGAGTTTCATCGATAACGACACCAGGTTTGCCAGCAGTAGCTCTTGTTATTATAGTACCATCTGCTAGTTTAATAGTCGTTGCTGCATTATTACTATTACCGTCTTTCATAATTTTTTCGATTGTTTCAGGCGTTAATGCAGTTGTCGATGTATTTCCACTCGTTACTTCGTTAGATAAACCAAGAGAAGTAGCATCGTTAATCTCGTCTTTCGTCATAGAGCCTGGAGAAGTCGGATTTTGATCGAGATTAACTTTATTATTGTGCATATTACGCTTATAGTTATATGGAGCCCAAATAGATACTGGATCTATTTTATGAGGATTCTCTTCGGCTTTTTCAAGTCGATCTTTAATCCGCTCAGGGCCATCGTATGTAAACGTAGCCAATTCAGACCATGCACCAAACTCACCGTCTTTTTCGACGCGTACTCTAATATAATATTGCTGTTGTTTATTTAACTTAGGAAAACTAATCTGTTGTTTATCGACTACTACTGTATCTATTTCAACAGGGTTAAATAAACTATTATCCGCAATTTGGAGCCGATATTCTAATACAGGTTTACGTCGTTTATCTCGAAGAATTTCTTGCCATTGACAATTAAAAGTTCCGTCGACTAATTCATGATTAGCTGGGCTTAAAATTCTAACATTAGAGTAAATACTCGTATTAAAATATACGTGTCTAATTAAACTAGATTGAAGTTTGGCGCCAGTAATATCTTTAATCGTTCTATTAATATCGAGACGATATTCTTCGTTAGGAAGTACATCGTCTAATACAGTAATAATAACGAGCTTTTTACTTGTACGATATTTTAAACGATATATTTTTTGTGATTCAGCATGAACCATAGCGATTGTATCGCTATTAATAGTGTCTGGATCGACATTGCCAGTAAAGAAAAGTTTAATTTGCTTTTCAATAGGATTAACGGCCATGTCGACCAAAGCAAATTCTTTAAACATGCTACACCTTATTTACTAGCTTTTTTGCGACCGCGTTTTTTAGGTTTTTCTTCGGAAGTTTCTTCAGTAGTTTCTTCTTCGTTAGATTCTTCAGGCTCAACAGAAACTTCTTCTGCAATTTCTACCGGAGCAATAGTTTCTTCGGCTTTTGCTTCAGGCTCTACTTGCAACCCTTCTTGCCCTTTTTCTTGCAAACCATCTTCAGTCACCTCTTCTTTTTTAACTTTAGATTCTTCTGTTTTAACGACAGGAGCTTCAGCAATAATACCAGCACGCTTAGCTTCTTCTGCTACTTTTTCTTTAGCTTCTTCTGGATTAACGAAACCAGAGGAAACGATATCATAGTTAGTAGATTTAACTAATTTACGGATAAGTGGAGAATATGTACCTTGCTCTGCTGGAAGGATTCCATATACTAATACTAGACGACCCATGCGAACGGATTTACGAATATTAGTTAAATCCATCTTTTCATGGATGAAACCGTAAGGCTCTTTGCGAGATAAACGCATACGAGACAAGCGATCCCAATAGCCAGTTTCTCCAGAGGCCAATTTAACAATGGCAATTACTTCATGTTGTTGTTTCATATTATATAAATTCCTTTTATTTAAATTAAAAAGGAGGAGCTCCGAAAAGCTCCTCCAGTTAACTACTATTATTCAGTTACACGAACAACAGTTGGACGTGGATAGGATGGCATTGCGGAAATATTTTTAGCAACTGCGATACCTTTACCGTTATCCATGATGCCGATACCATAGCGTTCTTTAGCTTTGATAATACGAACATCGATTTCAGGATTAGTCCATTTTTCAACGGACAAGTCTTCACGTTGTACGATCGCACCAATGTTGTTGCGGTCGATAACATACATATCAAATGTTTTGTTTTGTTTGTCAAATTTAACGCGTGGGGAAAGAATTACGTTAATTGGCATTGGCAAGTTGAAGCGAGCTTGAGATTCGTTCAATACGAATTGTTGAGGACCCATATTGTTAGATAAACCAGCGAAACCGCCTGTACCTTGAGTTGTGCCGAATGGGTTAACATTCATAGCACCCATAGCACCGAATGTTAAACCTTGGCCTACCATTGCGTTACGAGCGAATACTAGCCAGCAAAGTGGATGCATGATTACGTCTGTTGGGGTTTTGTCGTTAGCCATCAAAGCTAAGCACATAGACATAAAGTCTTCAACAGACAATGTGTTGTTAGGCAAGGAATCTTCGCCAAGACCTGTAGTAGCAGCGTCTGGGTTTTGAGCAGCCAATGCATTATCGAATACGATATGGCCATGTTCGGAGAATTCACGAGCACACCATTCATCTTTATAACGAGCCATAGCGCCACCAATGCGGGAAAGGTTAGCTTCCATGATGTCCCAATAAGAGTCCATGATAACTTCTTCAGAAAGAGTTACTTTAAGACCGATTTTTTTAGGACGTACTTCGATGGAATTGTATTCCAAAGTATTGATTTCTACAGCTTCATCATTGTAAGCGCCACCTTCGGCAACTTCATGAGCTTGCAATTCACCAATGATAGGTACTACTACAGTACCGTTAGTATTACCAGCTTGAACTTTAGTGAAGAATGGAGAGATAACAGATTGAGTATCTTCAGCTTCGATCATTTTAGATTCGATGATGCGAGGAACCAAATCAACTACGTCTGTTGTCATAATTGTTTCTTTGATGGAGAAATGTTTGTCGGACAAGTTTTGTTTATTTAATTTGCCGACCATATCTTTCATCATGTCATATTTTCTTACGGATTCTGTAATTTTTTCTGGAGACAAGCCTTCTTTTTTAGCAGCTTCAACAGCAGCAGAACGCTTCGTATTAACATCTTCCAAAAATTCTTTAATATTGATAGCCATTATTATGCGTTACTCCTATTATTTTTGCAACAATACTTTAACTGCGCCTACACAGCCGTCCCAATCCATGAATGTAGGAACACCTGCAAGACCTTCACGAGTATAAGAAACTTTCACGTCAACAGTTTCTTTAGGACCTGCTTTAATAATAGCGTCAGCTGCAGCACGATCTACAACTTTAAGACGAAGCAAGTTGTCTTCTGTATTATAGTGAACTACTTCGAATGCATTAGCGATCAAACCACCTTTTACTACAGGAGTATAAGCGGAACCGTTAATGGAGATTTGAAGTGTACCAGGTTTTACAAAACGATCTGGAACTTGGAAGTTGAAATCTAAGTATTCTTTACCAGCTTCAGCAGCATGCATTTGACCTACGAGAACGTCTTTGAGTTCAGTAGATGCAACATTGCGGCCATCAGTCAAGCCAGGAATACCGATATATTCATATTTAGCACCCATACGAGAATCGTAAATGTCCAATTTGTTGTTGGAAGCATTCATGTTCAAGTCATGGTTAGAGTACAAGGAATTGTATTCGTAATTATCCATGCCACGGAAGTAATCATAGTCTTCGTAAACATCTTCACCACGACGATAGGAACGACCATAACCATCAGCTGCATATTGAGCCAATTCTTCTTGATCGCCAATAGCCCATTTCATCCATTTAGTGGAACCTTCAGGAACCAAGTTAGGATTTACTTCGTGTACTTGACCAATAACTTGTTGACGTTCAAATTCAACTTCAGCAGGAGTCATAGCAGCAAGAAGAGTTTCGTCGGACAATGGAGATTTAACGACACGGCCGTTTTCATCAGATTTAACTAGGTCACCAGGCAAGAATGCGCCATAAGCAGAACCCCAAGGGTTTTGTTCAGCTTTATCTTTAAATAAGAAATGAGGCAATTCTACCATTACGTCAGTTTTGATAGCACCAGGAGTCATACCGTTCCAAGCGTTTTCGTCACGAGTAGCTTCGTTACGGGACATGATACCGATAGGTACGTTACCAGCACGATGAGCTAAGGAAACTTTACCGTTTTCTTTCAAAAGACCAGTAGTTTTATCTTTTTCCAAACCAGCGTCAGTAGCCAAAGTACGAGGACCTTTACCGCCAGCAAATGGTTGATAGAAATCAGCAGTATAAGCAGCTGCGTTTACTGGAGTCCATTCGATATCGATGTTTTCCAATGGTTGACCAGCACCAACAGGAGATACAAGACCTGTAGCAGCATTATAAGTATCGCCAACTTTACGCAAACGAACAGGAGAACCGCCGTTAGCAAGTGTCAATACGTTTAAGAAAATTTCAGGATTTTCTTTTGCAGATTTTACGTCAGGATCTACGGCTACAATACGACCTTTTGGAATAACCAATTGGTTGTACATTTCAGCGTAGTTATAACGGAAAGCAACTGGCAAACGAGAATCCAACCAATAAGATACGTTAGAAGTGTCATGGTTTGCAGTGTTCAAGCGAACTTGAGTACGTGTTACACGACGTTCTTCATTATTGAAAGCTTTGAAACCAAGGCCTTTGAATACTTTACCGTTAGAACCAGTGGTGAAACGATTAGGGCCTTTACCAAGATCAAAATTAGGCATTGTTAATAGAGCTCCTTATTATTTAAAATATTTGTAAAGATCGGATAAGGATTCAGTTACTTCGACAGTTGGCTTAACCTCAGTTTTCTTTACAGGATCTTCGACTTTGGAAGTGGAAAGTTCAATTGTTTTAATTTTTTCTTCCAAGGATTCTTTTACAGCTGTTACGTTTTCTTGTAAAGCTTTTTCGCTTTCAGTGCGTAAAGTTTCAAGACCTTCTTTAACAGTTTTTACAGAATCAATTGCTTCTTGCAATTCTTCTTTAGAAGATACAACAGCTTGAAGTTGTTCGCGAACTTCATTTTTATAAGCTAAGAAATCGGAAGCTAAATTCTTATAATCTTTTTCTACTTGTTCTTTAGCTTGAATAAGCTCTTGAACTTGAGCAGCTAATTGTTCGAATTTTTTATCTTCGGATTCTTTAACCTCAGTAGGTTCTTCAACTTTAGCTGGAGCTTCTTTTTCTTCAGCAGGAGCTGGAGTTTGTTCAGCAGATTCTTTTACTTCGACTTCTGCTGGAGTTACTTTAGGTTCTTTTTCCATGTGTTCTTTAACGACAATTTTATTGCCGTCGTGTTCTCCTTCTAATGAGCTAATAGGAAGAACCGGTTCAACTTGAGCCGGCTCTGCATTATCATCATATACTTTAATATTCTTAGCATATGCATCAGATGGAACGATAACGTAAGATAGCTCTTTAGGCTCTAATTTCTTAAAGTCCCAATAGCACATCTCACCGTCATATTTAGTTCCTCGAGCATGCTCGCACAATCCATCGTTCGCTAAATCTTGTCCACAAATAGAACAACGAACTTCGTCGCCACGAGCGCCAATGCTTACAGTATCTAACAAACCATTTTTAACTTCTTCTTGAGCGTCAGGCGTTAAAATATCGGCAGTTAATACTAATGCTTTCGTGCCAGGTAATCGTTGAGATTCCTTAATTTCGGCATTAATAACACGACCGATTGTTTCGCCATCTTCGTCGTTATGATGTTTAATAACTGGAATGTTATAAGGATAAGTCCATTTATGCAACGACTCTCTCATAGCAGATTCGTAATAACGTGTATCATTACGAGTAGCATACGGATAAAAATGTAATGCTTCGATATCTACTTTTAATCCTTTAGCTTTAACATTGTTAGATAAAGAATGAGAGTGTGCGACTGCGGACTCTTTTACGTCTACAGGATTAAACCCAAGATATTCACGGAATTCCATGTTTATCCTTTCATTATCGGTTTAATTGAGCACTTACAATATGGAGTGTAAGCTGGAATATCTTCGATAGTTATTTTGTCGATATCGAAATGGGTCATGCGGCCATTTTGATGATCGCTATTCTCGAACTGAATTTCGATTGTTTTTACACCGTCGGTTTTACATTGTTGAACGTAATTCCACCAGTAAGCTTTCTTCGTGAGATAATCACATAAGAATCTTAATCGATATTCTGTTTTCGAGAGTTGATTATCGATGTATATTTTATCTTTATTGTTTTTTGTCGCAGATTTTAAATCTTCGACTATCTTATTAATTTTTTTTGAAGAATAGTCTTCAAATGAATCGACTATCGGATCAATTATCTTTCCATTAGTTTTATTGTTCGCATGTGAATCGTTAACACCACGCCTTGCGGACTCTGCCAAATGTTTATTTAACTTTTTTAAGAGTTCGGTAACTACAGGCTTTGTAGAGCCACGACTCGCCAATATATTACCTAGTCGATTGTAACTTGCGTGTATATCGCTAAAATTTTTCTCATAATCTTTAATATTGTCTTCCATAGACTCCTTGATTACGAATTCTTTCGCAATAGGATTGTCTTGGATTGTATTCTGATTTTGAGGGTTTGCATCGTTAGAGAAATATTTATTTGGAGTCGATTGTTTCTTTTTTCCGTTAAAGCTACGTTCATCTAAACCGTCATTACTTGTTTGCTGAGAAGATTGTAATTGCATAGTTTCTTTAGACGCTTTAATAGATGCATCTGCTTGTGCATCGATTTGTTCTAATTGAGATTCTAGTGTAACTTTAAATGCATACATATCCGCTTCAGAAACTTCGTTATCGAAACCAAGTTCACGACGAGCTTCTTCAAGTGTAATAACGTTACCTTGATATTTTTGAATCGTATGAGACTCAATTTTAATTTTAGTATCGATCGATACTTCATTAAAGTCGAAGAAAACATAATCGTCTTTATTAGTTAGTGGATTAAATCCACCTTCTAATAATATCTCAGTAAATAAATATTTTTCGATGAAAGCAGAAATTATATTCTGGAATGCTTTTACTTCGTCATGCATTAATGCTTCCGTATTATCGGCTGAGGATTGTCCACCACCTCGACCCATCGAAGATTTTGAAGCATTGAGACCAGTAAAAATACGTTGCTCCATATAGTCTAAGAATTTTAATAATTCATTAGCTTTCATATCTGGAGTAACGGACGTAATCGTCGTTCTTTCATTCGTTACGATAAAGCCATCATTTGGCATATCTTGAAAAGCATTTCTTGCATCGTCAATTTCTTTTTGTGTTGCATATTGACCTTCAGCAACATTACCTACTTTTATATGCAAAATAGGAGTGGCGAAACGATATAATATCGTCATAACCAATCCTTCAGCTTTCCGCAACATGGATGCATCTTCTAGAACTGTAAACATTCTAGAGGTACCATATTCGGCGTTATTCATTTTGTCAATATACAAGTGAATTACGTCGTTCGGAGAATATTCTTCTCCGTCGATAAGGTAATGATCAATTCTTCCATCGTCTCCTCGCTGTATTGTTACACTGCAAGGATCTGCTAAGAATAAACCAGAGATTGCTCCGCCTTTATAAATTTGATCTGCTTTAATTCCAAATTTTTGCGTATCATTATCTCTAGTTTTAATTATATACGAATTTGAGAAAGTATACAAGTCTTTCGCAATAGAAGTTATTAAAACATAAAAAGGAATTTTAGAACGAAATTCTATAATACGTAACCTATCATTAATATAATCAGCTGCTGCTTCATTCTTAGATTTAATTTGATAACCAGCTTTAGTAATTAATTGAGAAAACTTTCTAATTGCTACCGACAAATATGAGTCGGTAAGAATTGCATTTTTAATTCTTTCTAAGTCGTATGTACGAGAACCTGGATTAGTTCCTCGTCGATTAAACTGACCGAAAGCAATAGCCTTCGCTTTAATAAGATTCTCTTTGACCGTGCTAACTGCTCTGCCAAGCACCGAATCTTTTTTCTTCTTGGGCTGTTCAGCCTCATAGAAATCTGATATTTTCATTTATTTTCCTTGTAATGGAATAAACCCGGCATAATTTGTCCATCCCATTTGTGTATAATCACTACCATGGACACCTTGATTTTGAGAAGACGAGTTGCCATAATAACCGCCTTGCCCATCGGCGATAACGACATGGTTATAACCATTACTGTTATTATAGTATACTATGATGTCACCTTTTGCTGGCGTACCACTAGTTACAAAATTTAACCCAGCAGCTCTAGCGTTTGTCATTATATCATCTACATTAACAGTGCCTTTAGATAATTCATTAGACAAGAATTTAGAATAATATGAGCCAAACTTTGTTACGAATTCTACGCAACCATTAGATCCATTAGCCATAGTAGAACCTACTAAACCAGACGCAACTGCTTTTGTAAAATCTGTATCGATAACTCCAGTGCCGCCACTACCATTTATAATTCTATCAGATAATGAGCCAGGTTTCAAGTTACCATAGTTACCGGTACTCGATAATCCATTAGCACCAACCTTGCCAGGATCAGGAGCTAAATTATTTAAATAAAAGACTGGATCTGGTTCCGGCGTTTTCTCGAACGGATTAATACCGTTATTAATTAAAACACCTTTAGCAAATGCACTATTGACGGTTAAATCGAAAACGTCTTTCGTTAATTCTGTAGACGACATCAATAATTTATTATATTGATATACACTATTAACATACTTCTGATCGTAGACTGCGCGATTTTCTCGTAAGAAATCATTTTCGTATTGACTTAACATTGTCGGGCAATACGATAAAAATTCATGATTATAATACTCTTGACGAGTTTGTGCAGCCGCTTCGATTGCTCGCATGAACTTAATTAATTCATCAGCACCATATAGCTTAGCCATCATCTTCGCCTTTTCACGAATCATTAAATCGTTACGAACAATACTGTCATGCGCTACTTTACATTTCTTACCAGATACAGTTTTAACGGCTAAACCATCGAATACTAATAATAATATCGTTAAATCTTCAGCTCCACATAATTGTACAGCATGAAACATTTTAGATAAATAATCTTGAAGATAGTCTTTAAGTTTATCGATCCAATGTTTTTTAATGCGCACTAGATTGCTCTTTGTCCACCGATATACAAGTCTATCGATTTTTTCAGATGGTTCTTGTTTAATATCGACAATCGGAACATCGGGGAACCCGAATGGGTCATCATGATTAGGTTCTGGTTTAGGAGCAACCGGTTTCGGTGTCTCCGGAATTTTAGGTTCGACCGGAATAAAAATATTTGGGTCTTCTGGCTCTGGAGGAAGAGGAGTTTCTGGATCTGGAGGATCGATACGAACAATCGTATCGGTCGTAATTGTTACAATCATCGTCTCGATAATTGGCCTAATCTGAATCGGAAAGTATGGTAACAAATTATATACCGTCTTTAAATCGGCTAATAATTCATCGACTTCACTTTTCTTAACTTCTTCTGACGGTATCCAAGGAATAGGATCGTTGAATACTCTAGAAGGAGTTTTTTCAAAAGTGGCGTCACTTTCATAATGTCGCTTAGGCTGTATATCGGGACGATAAATAATTTTATTATTGTCTTCCATATTTTCCTAAAATAATGTACGACTAAATTTATTTCGTGTATGAGATAATCTTCTCGATGGGCGATCGAACGATTCGCCAGGACCTAACTTACGCCAAGCTTCATCGGAAGACTCATACGTTTTCTTTTTATCTTCCCAAGGATTATCTAAATCTCGTTTTTCGTATGTCGGCAATACAGATCCTCTATTGATAGAGTATGCTATATCATGAGACGCCTTTTTAACAAGTTTAGTTAATTCAGGGAAATGTTCTACGAATGCTAAATAAGCAAGTCCTAATGCGTCGACAAAGTGTTCGTTATTACTATTATAAACTGGAACACCAGCCGCCGTAATCTTTTCAACACGATAATCGATTAATTGTTTAAAAATTACATTATCGTAAGGACTCATAATTAAGTTACCACGTTCGATAAGAATAGATAACTGATTCACCATAAACGGTTTCAAGTGTTTCTTTTCTAAAACGCCGGTAACAGGATCTTGAATATCGATCTTTTCTGAAAACATCCAGCCCTTAACTTTTTTATCGAGCCCAGTTTCTGGATGTTGTTTACCATAAATCTTTAGAGATTCCATCTGATACTCACCGCTACCCCTATCTATATAGATATAACTAGGATTATAGATAGCGTTCATGTCAATAATTTTTTTCACCGCTTTATCAAATGTGAATTCAGAGGACTCAATTTCTGTACGATTAATAATTCTAAATTTATTAAATGAAGGATCATACTCTAACACCAGTATCGATGTTGGAGCCTGAGATTTCATGTATATTCTATTAAGATCGCTAATCTTAATACGCTTTAATGCTGCTATATATTACTATATAGATTAGACTATATCTTCGGCCTACTATTAGGTCCGCTGGCCACTTCGGATCGCTCGATCCTACTCCTCATATGAGGATAGTCGTTGAACGTCTTTTATTTAAAAAAATAAAATTTCGCTGCTGATTGTCCATTAAGGATATTCCAGCAATTCAACCAGTTTATTACTTATTAATTACTTAATAAGAGGACTCATCTCGAATCCCAGTCCACGCCCATACATCTAAATGGATTAGGCGTATAAGTTCTCTTCCCAAAAGGGAGTATGTGAATTTTTTTTACGTTGACTTCATCTAAATTAGGTCGCACTGGTTTATAAAACTCTTCATCAAAATAAGTATAATTATCTATGCGAGTAGCTTCTTCTAATTTATCTTTATCGAACACACCAGCTTCTTCAACACCGAACTCTGCTAGTACTTCGTGTGTATAGGCATTTTGATCGTATGTATTTCTAAATTCTTCTTCCATTGCATCTGACCACATAGGATTATGTTGTGTCGGATGATAGTGCTCAGTAACAGTTTTGTTGCAATTATGATCGCTACTCATAACCTTCTATATATTACTATATAGCTCAGACTATATCTTTATCCTATTATTAGGATACCTTTCGCTTCGAGTCACTTGACCCTACTCCCCACCACAGGGATAGTCGTTGAACGTCTCTTATTAAAAAAAAATAAGATTTCGCTGCTGATTATCCTTACGGATGTTCCAGCAATTCAAAAGGTTTTCGCATGTTAATTACTTAACAGCGGGGCCTATTTTTAAGTTTCAAATGAATGAAATTGTCATAAAAAACCTAATTATTTATTTTTAACCCAAGTTCTTTCCGAGTGCAGATGTCGTAAAATTTAGATCGTCTACCAGTTGGTGTAGATGAACACGTTAATCCAATTGTATCACGTTCCATACAAAGAGCATATACAGTATCGAAATCACCTTCACCCATATAATCCATTTCATCCATTGAAATCCAATCACTTCGCCATCCCCTGATTGACGCGGCACTCATACCAGATCCAGCACCTGTCGTAAAACCAACAATTTTGGATCCGTTTGAGAATTCGAATAAATATGGATTTGTTGTAGCTCTTACTACTTCTTTTTTAATAAGAGCAGAACTATCGATCTTTTGACGGATATTGTCGAAGATCATTCGAACTTGTGATTGATACGGTGTTACAAACATATGAATGAAGTTTTTACGTGTAAATACGTTATATAATGCTTCCACTACCATCGTTTCTGTTTTACCGGTATTGTGTGAAATAATATCGTTAGCAATAAAATTACGATAACGTGGCACGGATACATCATATGTTTGTTGTTCACCAAGATATTCGATCGATACAACCGGATCCCAGAATATATCGCCATTAAGAATATCTTCGATCGATTCAAAACCTAAATGCTCGGCAAGTTCTTTTGCCTCAGCCTTATTGATAGTCTTGGATTCTAAATATTCTTCGAGTGTTAACCGTCCTGTTTTTAAATATTCAAAATTAGTTTTTCCTAATTCATGATATTTTAAATAAGATAAAAACATCTTATTAAGTTTATCGGTCATTGGCTGAAACTTATATGAATAATAAACAGAGAACATATTTTTATGCGAATGATTTTTAATCCGATTATATTTCTTCTTATCGACAAACCCTAAAAAATAAGAATTTCGTTCTTTAACGATTTTTACGACGATACCGAATCGCATTAATAAGTGGGCTAACTGATAAGCTAACTGACCTGATTCTGAACAATATAATCGATTGATCGGAACTTCGTCTTCTTCTTTATATGCATCTTTAATTAGTTCAGAAACAAAGATTGACACCGATTCTTTATTTAAAGAAAATACTTCTTTCGGAATCGACTTGTCAGAAGATGTATCTTTGTTTAATTTCTGAGCCATCAATTTCAATTCTGACTCTTCGATAGATTCATTACCGAAATAATTAAGATGCATCGGAATTGCGATATTATCGCCGACCGTTAAATCTTTTAATTCTAGCCATCCTAATTCAGTTAAGAATGGATGGTTATCGGTAGCATCGAATGTACGACCTGTATTTGTCGTAATACGATATACCGGTTTAATACCGTTATCGTATACTTTAGCATTCGGCGCTATTTCGATTTGATAATTATCGTCGAGAGCAAGAATATTAAATTCTTTATTCTCGTCGAATAATTGTTTTACAGTTTTAAATAATCCTGTTTCTGGATCTTGTATTTTAAGATTGCCAGTTACACAACGACGGCCACATCGGAATACTTTACGAAGACTTCGATCACGAAGCATTTCAGCTTGATACCAACGTGGAGTCCAAGGTGCATATTTATCTAAATCGATATTATAGATTTGAATAAATGATTTTGCCCACATAACTGGATCTCGTTTAATTACGACTAGCTTTCCTTTTTCACTGAGCTTAGTAAAATCTAATCTTACTAAGTCTTCCAAAGGCATTGCCATAAGTTCTTTTACAGAATAATCTTGTTCTTGTTTCATAATTTTTATTTATGGAATGCTTTACCTTCTTGACCCATCATAGTAGTTTGTAAACTATATTGGGATTGCTGAGCTAAGGCCATTCCTGCCTGTCTCATAGTTGCATATTGTTGTGAATTAACTGGATTAGTCCAAGAGAATGGACGATAACTTTGTTGCATTTGCTGACGACCTTGTTGAGCTAAATCGTTAGCAATGCCGACTAAAGCTGGTCCTCCATAATAAGCAGCTTGAACTGCCATACCAGCTAATGGGCCTAACAATAAATCGGTACCCATACTAAAAGCAGCATCTTGCATTGCGTTAGCCTTAGTGCCACCTTCATCAAGCGTATCGTTATAAGTCCATACTGCGTTGGCAGTCGCTAAACCGGCATTAATTTTATTATCCCAAATTAAATTGCCGGCAGTACCCATACTTTTAGTCGCATTGCCGACGTGTCCGACAGCAGATTTTGCTTTACCAGTTAATCCTTTTAGAATATTTAAACCTGCCATTATAATGTACCTGGTGTTTTAATATTATTACGTCTTAATGCAAAATTAATATCGCCAGATGCACCCATATTATCGAATGCATTTTGTGGCGTTAAGCCAGAACTAGCCGATACAACAGGATTAACGGTACCGACCGAAGCGATATTCGCTGTCGACGTCGGCTCCATTGCTGCTTCGATCGTATTATTTGTTGCACCTAATGTAGCAGCACCACCTAATATCGTAGCACCGTATCCCGTTAATTTGTATCGATCCGGAATAGAATAATTATCTGGATTAGTGCTAACAAACTCTTTGTTAACTTTAAAATAATCGTTAGCACCGTCTTTAATAGCCGGAACTGTATTACGCATAGGACGATACTTAGAACTATAAGCTTCGACTTCTTCTTTAGAATATTGACTACCCATATCACCGAGAACTGTTTTTTGTTTCTCGAGATTAGAAACTTGTCTGTTAATAACTTTATTAGCTCCATTCGTTATAGCGTCGTCAGTTTTTCTAGCGATATAACCAGCACCTTCGATAACTTTTTCACCGGCAGTTTTTACGCCTTTAACTATACCTTTAAGCATAATTAAATACCCGGGATACCGATAATATTAAATTCGCCATTCTTATCACGGTATAAACCGCCACCAGTAGCGACACGATAAGCAACACTACCAGCAACAACACCTTGAACACCGAGACGTGTCATATCGTATTTAGCATTATCTTTATAAAATGCCGATAATTCTTCTTTGGCAGCTTTAACGACTTCTTTATCTTCGCTACCCATACGTTGAGCAAATTCTGGCGACATAAACTTGTTATCGAACATGGCTCTAGACTCTTTATTTAAATAAGAGTATTGTAGTGCCTGAGATGTGTCGAGCCCGGCAGCCCTACCTTTGGCCATTTGACCTAATGTATAGTTCGGACTAATAATTCTTTCGACAGAACCAATTTCGTCTAAGTTGGCATTCATATTATTAACGAATGTTTTCATGCCTTGCTCAAATGCTGGAGCACCAGTTTTACCGATTTCTTTAGCGACTGCATTAGATCCAAAAGCTAATTTGCCGACTTCGGCTGTTTTGCCAAATGCACTGCTAATAAGTTCTAACGCATTATTCACTTTCGCCATAAGCGTTTAACCTCGCATTTCTTTCTTCCTCGATTTGATCTTGTGACAAGAAGAAATCAGGATCATTAAGACTATTAATGAGGGCAGTGTCATGATTTGCGTCGTCGACATTGTTACGAATTTTATCTTTTCTAGTCGCAGCCAATAACTCAAATACTTTATCGCGTTTTTGTACGAGAGTCGTATATAACTCAATACCTTTAGAAATCATTGGTTGCGTTATTTCTTGACCAGTTTCGGTAATGTTCGTAACGACATCGATAACAGGATCATAATCTTTATTATTGATATATTGCATTGCCCGTGAAATCAGGAGGTCTAATGTAATTAATTCATGTACAAGAACGTTATCAGTATAGGACGATTCATCGAGATTAAATTCTTTTTGATACTGCATAAATTTTTGAGCGATTAAAGTTGTTTCACAAATACATGGTTCACCGACTTTAACGAGTCCTGCTTTATGTAAAGGATCGTTTTTATAAATACAATTTTCGCCTTTACATAAGATCGGCATCTTAGCATAGATCGCATGATCGGTTGCTAACATATGCATAGCTTTATCGAAGATGATTTTACCTTCTTCGCTATAGCCCCAAGAATTATAATCTTGAACGAACTTATCCATTTGCTCGATAAGCTCTTGCTTTCTATTAGAAAGTTCTTTTTTTGACATAAGGAATATCCCTCCTAATGCTCTATATTACCAGCATTACGAACTTTCTTGATTCTTTCCATAATATCGTCGACAGTAATTTCTAAATTTTCTTCTTCACGATCGACAGATTTAATCGGTTTGGATTTATCAGGTTCTGGTTCACCTTGATTTTTCCAATCGATCCATGCCGCCATTTTATCGGCAAAATCTTTAGCCGTTACTGCTTTATTATATAAATTATAATATATGTGCATTAACGCTTCAATTTTTAATGGCTCCATAGAGTCTTTAATGAATCCATAGATATTTTCTTCGACTTCGTTATCGAAAGATAAATCAGCCAATGTCCACACTGGAGTTCCGTCGTCTTCATAGTGGAACTCAGAGATAACGACTTCGTGAGTTTTTTTATCTTCTTCAGAAGCAATTTGATTACTTTCGTTCAAGGTAAGAATCTCGTCTTCTTCAAAGATATTATTAGCACCGAATTGAGGAATGTTAAATAAACCATATGGTCCATATGCATCTTTTACCGATTGTAAATATGGACCGAATTCTTCTGTTTCTATAAACTCTTCATCGAAAAATGGTTTATCTAATTTAAATTTATGAAGCTCGTTCATAAAGAATAATACAAAGTTTAACTTATACATGTTAAGATCTTTGTAATCTGTGCATGCACGTTTACATGCTTTAGTAAGATTATTAATCATGTTTAACCTTTCTTGCGCAGCAAAAAAGACGATATAATAAATAAATACATCGTCTTAATTAAGCATTATTAAATTCCAGTACTGCCAATACCGCCGATGCGTTCACCGTCTGCATCATCGTCGTCCGTAATTAAAAATTTGTGGAATACGCCTTGAGCGACACATTCGCCTTTTTTAATATGAACGACATCATCATTATGAGATAACAAACCTAAAGAAATTTCACCTTCATTAGATTCGTTATTATAGAAGTCGCTATCGATAACGGCGACACTATTAATCATACGTACACCACGTTTAAATGCTGCTGAAGAACGAATGTGAAGATACAATACTTCATCGTCTTCCATAGCTGCTTTAACGCCGGTCGGTAGTACATATAATTTATTGGGATACAATTCAATGTCTTCGATAGCAAAGAAATCATAACCAGCAGATTTCTTAGTTTTACGTTTAGGAAGTTTTACTTTCATATTTTTACATCGAGATACTACTTCAAATTTTCTCATCTTTATTTACCTGCGATCTTGTCTACTTCTTTAGAAATCTCGTTCATTAGCAAAGTTAATTCACTAACGGCAAATTCTTTTGAAATGCATCCATTATTATATAACAGTGCATATGCCTTAACATGATCATAAGATAAGTCAGAACAGAATTGATCGACAATCTTTTTATTTGGCCAATCTGTATCTAAGATACTATACACAATCTTATCTTTAGGATCATCCAAAAAAATTAAGATTTCGTCAGGAGAATACGCTACGTATTTCTTCATTCGATTTCCTTTCGCTAATTAAAATATATATATTGTAATTATATTTTTATTATACACGATATTTTGATTGTAAGCAAATAAAGGGGAGAAAGGGAGGGAACGGTGCCGCGAAAGCGGTGCCGGATCCTCCCAAATGACTGAGCATTAGTGCTCTTCTTTGGATTCCAACAATCTTTTTGGAATGCATTCTTCCGATAAAACAATTTTTTGTTTACCGTCTTTAACATATTGAATATCGATAGCTGTATTATGGATATCGACAAGGCCTATGAAGACAGCTGGTTTTTTGCCATGCAAAATAATTTCACCAGGATGTACCTCATTCCAATTAACATTCATTATCTTCCTCGGAACTTATTGTACAAGAACACTAATACATATAATAAAGTAACGACAATGAAAGTATAAAATACCGTTATCAATTGTCCGTTAAATATATTGTATTGTGCTTCAACTATTTGTGATAAACTAATAGCTAAAGATAATACGAATAAGTAATCTTTCATGGTTAACAAGTCGTTAAATAATTCTCGAGCTCTTCGATCGTTTTGAGCTCGACCTGTTCATTGATCCCGTCAAATGCTAATACAACATCTTGATAAATATCGAAATACCAAGTTACGTTATTTTTCTTAGCGATGACACGAGTACAATGACCTTTTTCAGAAATAATAGGAGATTCAAAACATTCAATAATTTTATTTAAAGCTAATTCCATTATTTAAATTCTCTTTCTTAAAAGAGTATGCATATCGTGGGCCCATATCTCTATGTATATTTCGACTCATTATACCGATATGCATACAGTCTTTTATATTACATAAATTCTTTGTATTCGTCAATAGTAATTTTATTATCTTTATATGTGACTTTCCATATATTCTGATTAGAAGATCCTCTAAATTTTAAAGATGGATCTTTTAATTCGTCGATAAATTTACCGTCGATTAAAGCATCGACTAATTTTAATAACTCGACTTTTTTAGGATCCATAATAATCTGATCGATCGTATATCCAGAGTAACACCAGATATTTTTATTTTTGAACCATTCTTGATCTTTTAAATATTTATTAATAAAAGACACAAGACCGTCGACATTTTCAAATGGCTCACCACCTAATATGGTTAAGCCAGATACTTGAGGATGTTTTAAATAATCGACAAGTCTATGCGCCGCCATATCATCGAATAGTTCACCGGCTTCATGGCTCCAGTATTCTTGATTGAAACAATTAAAGCAATGATGAGAACATCCTGTTACGAATAATGTAGCTCTAATACCGGGACCATTAGCAATATCGTATTCACGAATTTGTCCGTAATTCATTATTTTTCAACTACTTTCAATAATCCATTTTCACTTCGTACAGAGATATGAGGAACTTCATAAATCTTAGCTGTATGATGTTCGATGATACAACCACGATATTGGTTCCAATCATCTAAAAATACTGCTAAATCGGCATTCGCTAACATCTTAATAGAGTCACCAAGGGCTACTAAAGGTTCTTTGCTTTTATTTTTAGGAGAGTAACTTTCGATAATTTCAATATTCGTAGAATCAAGATATTTAGTTAAAAATTCTTGAACTTCACGAATGTTACTTAAGATTTCTTCGTGTGTTTTACCACGCATCGGTTGAGATAAAAATACTTTCATAGCTTTTTCTCCTATCGAATAATATGCTGTTCGTTAATTAAGATCATATCTTTACTTATTAAATTTTTATCAATATATTCTTGGCGTTTTTCTTCAGCTTTTTCTAAAGATTGAAATACGCCCAACACAGAATTATCATAATCATCAGAACAAATAAATAATATATAAACCGTATCAACCATGTTTACCTTTTTATTACTCATTAAAATCATTAATATAACAAGTTTTTACATAAATTTGATCTTCGGTATATCCATCTTCCAAGAAGTTCTGATATTCTTCACGAATATTTTCTTCGTTATACCAAAGAGATTCGATTTTATCGTCGACCATTAAAATAAATACTTTTTCAGGGTTGTTCATACAATACTCCACATTCCTTAACTTTTTTTAATATTTCTTTTGCGATCACATCGATATCACGAATAACTTTATGATCGGCACAATTAATCATAATTGTACTATACCGATTAGCTATTTTCTGATATGCATGATCGACTTTCTTTAAATATTCAATATCGTTTTCATGAATATCGCCAGTATTACCGCCAGTCTTGCCTTTCCGTTCTGCAAGTAAGTTTAACCGGATTCTGATAGGGAGGCGTAACATAATAAGTAAATCCGGTTTAGGTAATTGCAATAAACGATATTCAAAATTTTCAAGCCATTGCAAAAACTGATCTTGAGCAGTTGCTTTTTCATAACGAACGACTTGATATAACTCATTAGATGTTGTATAGCGATCGCAAATAAGAATTGCGTCGTCTTGATTTAATAATTCCTTATATTTGGTTTGAAATGCTGCATAGCGATCCATCGCAAAGAAAAGGGAGGCAATTTTGGGATTAACGGCACCATTTCCACCAAACGTTCCATCTAAATAAGATTTAACGAATGCTGAATATTCAGATTCATAATCAGGAAAACTAATTAAATGAACGTTATAGTTCTCTTTCTTTAAAGACTCATATAATTTATTGGCTTGAGTTGCTTTGCCGCAACCGTCGCCACCATCAATAACTATTAGTTTCATATAGTAATCCTTTTAATAGTAGAAAAGGCTCCAAGTGGAGCCTTTATTTAAAATAAGAAATTAAAACTATCTTTTGTAAGATTAGTTTCGTTTAAATTATAGTCGGCTTCTTCTGGATCTTCTGTAATAAGACCACCGCACATAGCGATTAAATCTTCTAACATTAATCGACTATCGATAGTCGAATTGATCGCCGAAGAAATTCCTTCTAGTTTTTGATTGTAAGTTGTAACGATTTGATCGCTTAATCGGCTACTGTAGAAAATGAATTCTTTCTTGCCGTCTTTATCGGCGCGAATAAGACCGAGCATCACTTCGTTACTTTCTAAAGTAAAATCTTTAATATATAAAGAATCAGAATCAATACTTAAAATAGTATCTTCATCTAACACTTCTTTATCGATAAACCAATTAAAGAATACATTAGTCGTAATATTTTTAAAGCCAGTAAAATTATCGACAGTTATAACGACAGTATCGTCGGCAAATTCATCTTTAAAGTAAACGGCTTCTGCACCACCGTTAGGCTCTGGAGCATTCGTAACATCTCCAGTATAAGCAGCAGCATTATTTTTTAAGTCGCAATTCCAACCAATATGCAATCTTTTAGATTCAGCATGCAAGTCTAAATCAGTACGATATCCATTTTGATTGAACCAATGAATACCGAAAGAAAATTTATTTGTCGCATTAACCTTAGAACACATCGGAACATTACCGATAAAATTCTTTTCAGATGTCGGTACTGCATATTGAATATATTTAGATAATAAGAATTTCTTACCTTCGACTTTATCTTTAAGATCTTCTCTAATACTGTTAGCAATGAGAATTAAACGACGCGCGGCAACCGATGTATAGCATCTTTCACCGGACTTTTTAACGAATACTTTACCATTTCGAATATTGTATAATTTATATTCTGAAGGCGTTAATTCGCTAAGCAAATAATTATATAAAGAAATTTTCTTAAATAGAGTAACGTTCTTTAATTCTTTTACAATATCTTTATCTAAAACAAACGGACTTGCAATATTATCGAGAGGTAATTGTTTGCAAGGAACATTTAATGTTTTTGCCAACTTAGACGCTTTATTGATAATTTTAGCATTAGCTTTACTATCTTTTTTAAGCATAATCCAAAAATCGCGATAACGATTAAACGTTCTAGCAATTGTTTCGATACCGTAATTTTCAGCAAAAGAAGCTAAAAGTTTAGAACTGTTATAACGATAGCTGTTAACATTAAAACCTTGTTTATTATATTTACTACTGATTAAAAGAGTACTGCCAGTTTTTTTATAATAAATATAACGAATTAAATCAATCGCATTAGACGGAGTGTAATAACCGGCGTCAATTAAATACGCTTTAATTTCTTTATTCTTAAAATCGTCGATAGAAAATCTATTAGTATAAGACGGAATAATTTCCATTAATAATTCAATAGTTTCTTGTTTTAATGCAATACCAGATACAAGACCTTTAATTTTCTCGACAAGTTCATTGACTGTAATCGGATAAATGATCGTGAATTTAACAGGTTCTTGATCATTATCTAAACCTAAATATTCGTTAGGTAAATATGTCGACTCTTTATCGACAGGAATAGTACCGAAACAACTTCCGTCTTCTTGATGAGTAAATACAGATAAATAATGTAAGGCTTGATGAAGTCTTAATTCATTTAAGTCCATAAAATCGACAGCTTTAACAGATCGATGTAATGTCGATTTATTAATTTGATCGATATATTGATTACCGTATTGACTTACTAATGTATTGCTATCATTAGCCGTTAAATAATCGGCGGCTTCGTCGACAACGTAAACGCCGCTTTTAAATAGCTTACCTCTTTTAACAGGATTAATTCCATCTTCAATTAAGATTCGTTTAAACAACTTAATGATTGCATCGCGTTTTTTTTGGTTTATCATATTTTCCTCCATAATAAAATAATGGCCGTAACAAACAAAGACATACAAGACTTCATTTGTTACGACCATTATCTTTAATGAAAATTGCCGGCGAGAAGTAAATCTTCCAATAGCTTTTTATAATTAAAAAGGAACTTCTTTATGCCGACAGTTAAAATAATAATTAGGCGAAGAGTAATTGTTTTCTTCATTATTCGTAAGTTTAAAAGGAACTCTTTTATGCCTAAGCTTATTATACTATCTTTAATCGTTAAATGCAACTATTAATTTTAAATATGGAGTACTCTAGACTGAATTTCTTTAGTACGACCTTCGTTCCAGAAGTTGTCTCCTAAATCCTTTGTACCGTCGGTTTCCCGATATTTTTTAGCGGAGTAGACTATACCTTCAGCGCTTTCAGCGCTCTCACCATGGTAGTCGTTGAGGGTTATTCTTATATATATAAGAAGCTTCCCTGCGGATTATCCAATAATTAACCTTTTTACTGTACCTGAGTAATTACTTCAGCCATTATTGTATCACTACAATAACTTAGTAGTCAATTCTCTAAGGACGTTCCCGCATATAGATGATTTAACGCGAACCTTTATTCAAATCCGCATGTGCGGCGGCAGACTTCGAGTTTACTGTGATCTTTATTGCCGCATTTAGGACATACCCAATCGCCATGTCCATCGGCAATAATCTCACCATCGAATCCGCACTCATGACAATAATCTGATTTCGTATTAAATTCTGCATAAATAATATTATCGTAACAGAATTTAATAATACTTAATACAGCCTCAGTATTGTTTTGCATCGAAGGCATTTCAATATAACTTAAACATCCACCAGTCGAAATTTCTTGGAACGGAGCTTCGAATTTTAATTTATCGAAAGCATTAATTTTTTCTCTCGTATCTACGTGGAACGAGTTCACATAAAAGCCTTTATCAGTTACATCTTTAATTTCGCCAAATCTTTCACGATCGGCTTTGCAGAAATTATGAGTTAAGCTTTCACCAGGAGACCCATATAAACCAAATCCAATATTATATTCTTTATTCCATTGATTACATTTGTCTTTCATAAATGCAAGAATTCTAGTAACAAGATCTGGATGCTTAGTATGAGATTCACCTGTTAATAAAATAGATACTTCATAAATTCCCATATAGCCCAATGATGCAGTGCTATAACCATCGGAAATATATTTATCGATAACTTCGCCTGGTTTTAATCTAGCTAATGCACCATCTTGCCAATGAATTGGAGAAATATCTGATGTTGTTCCTAATAAACGGTCATGTCTAAAAATTAATGCTTTTTTACATAATTCTAAACGTTCTTCTAATAATTTAAAGAATGCTTGTTCTTTATCTTCTGCATTTTGTACTAATATAGCAATTTGCGGAAGATTAATTGAAACAACGCCGATATTTTCACGGCCGTCCCATTTGTATTTACCTGTTTCAGGATCTTTCCAATTAGAAAGGAAGCTTCTGCAACCCATGCAAGTAAATACTTCTCCATCATGTACTTCTTTTAATTTTTTAGCAGAAATATAATCAGGATACATTCTTTTAGCTGTACACTTAGCAGCTAATTCTGTTAAATAATAATACTTAGAATCCTCGTGGATATTATGTTCATCTAAACAATAAATTAATTTAGGGAAGCTTGGCGTAACATAAATGCCATCTGCATTTTTTACACCTTTAATACGTTGTTTTAATACTTCTTCACAAATTAATGCAGCGTAATTAGCATATTCACCATTAGGATTAAAATTTAAAAATAAAGTAACGAACGGAGCTTGCGTAGCCGTTCTCTACGTAGACTATATCTTCATCCTAATAATAGGATGGATGGCGCTTCCATATAAAGAATTTCACTTTATATGTACGAACTTCATCTTCTGTTCTAGAAGGTATGTTCTAGTCGTTTGACCTTTCAAAAGATCCCTCTTTTGACTTGGCACTGGATTATTTATATTAATATATAAGTTTCCCCAGTTAGCATAATTATTATTTACCATTTCCTGTAAAATACTATCGTTAATTATACACCGTACATTTATACGTTCACCATCTGCAATTATTAGATTACTCTAACAATGGGCCGTTACTCTACCATTGGAAGTATTGAGAGTTTGGATCTGATACTGAATAGTTTGAATACCATCTTTCAGTTCCTTCATCATCATACGTTCAGCAATTTTTTCTTTATTTACTTCATCTTCAAAAATTTCTAAATATTTATCATAAGATTTTTTAAGATATGGAGCTAAAATTTCATCAAATCCATTAATTGATTGCCCACCAAATTGTCCAGATGCTACTTGAGCTATGACCTGTGTCGTAATAGTACAAGCAGTTTGGAAAGATTTAGGCGTTTCAATTAATTTATTGTTAATACGAGTTCCGTTATCTAACATATCTTTAAGATTAATTAAACAACAATTTGGAATCGGTTGAATTAAATAATCCATATCATGAATCCAAATACTACGATTATCATGGGCTTCTAGAATATCTCGAGGCAATAATTGTCGGCGAGCAATATCTTTAGATACTTCGCCTGCAATTAAATCACGTTGAGTAGAAGCAGCTTTTGCATTCTTATTAGAATTTTCATTAATTGTATCGACATTTGTACCATTGATAAGGCCTAAAATAGCTTTATCAGATGTATTTTCTCTACGACGATATTCTTGAACAGCTCTATATGCTTCATAAGCACGAGCTACGTCTTTTTGCTTATGTTTAACGAGAAGATCGAATACCATTTTTTCGATACGCTTAATATCCAGTTCCTGGAGCATAAGAGCTTCTTGTGTTATTTCTTCGGCAATAGAATTAACTATTTTTTCATTATCTTTAAGTAAAGAATGTTGCGCCTTACTTATAGCAACAACGATCTTAGATTTGTCGAAATCGACCTTGCGGCCATCTCTTTTAATTACGATCATTAATTAATTAACCTCATTCTTAATTAACAATTCGAAACCTTCGACGATAACAGAACGAGATCCTGTAGCAAACTCAATCGAATATGCATCTTCTACGGTATCGGTAATATCGATTATCTTCCAACCTTTATCGTATGTATTAAAACGAATAACATCGTTAACTTGAATATCGGTTTTTTCTGTATTCTCGGTCATCCAACTGACGTTAGGAGTAACCGTAATAATTTTTACATCGTCGGCATATAAATGCTTTAACGTATAAACTTTTAAAGATTGTTGTCCTTCGTATTTAAAACGTACATACTGTAGATTTCCGTTTGCATTAGGAATAAGCTCGTCCATACCTTCGATGAAGGTTCCGATCATCCTAGTGTCATTAGGTAGAGATATCCGGTTATCTCCGCCAAATAATACTTTCATATCATTAATCCTTTCTTGTTAATCGCGATATATAAAGAAAGTGTTCTATGTGATAGAGCAGAATATATATTACGCATAATATACTACATATAGTATTTAATAAAACATAGAACTACTAAATCTATTATACCAAATCAGTATAAGACAAACAAATGATTTTATGGTATAGAAAACTCTTCATATATTTTACATGTGCCAAAAAATAAGATATAATAGTAATAGTTAATTATACTTATTTAATATGAGGTATTTTAAATAATATGGCAAATATAAATTATGAATCATTATTCGCGGCAGAGCCAAACGAAGACTTAGTCTCTTGGTTATATCGCATGTATCTTGCTAAACAAGAAAACAATAAATTAACGGTAAAAAGAATTAGTGCTTTGGCTAAGACTTTTTTTGAAATAGATCTTGATGTTACAACTATCAATAGTTACTTTAACGATTTTAAAAAGAATCTAGCGCCAGCATCGACCGACGATAAATTAACGTCGGCAGCTGTAGATATGCTTCTTAACGCTCATGCTAAGAACGTAAATAGCAAAAACCGATCTGAACTTAATAAACATTTAAAATCGATTAGCGATCAATTCTTACTAAAAGAATTAATCGTCGAGGCGATTTCTAAAATCGAACCTCTTAAATACGAATTTAAAGATCTTCAAAGCGGCGAGTCTGAAGCTGTATTGTTATTAAGTGATTGGCATCGTGGACAAGTAAGCGATAACTTCTTTAATAAATTCAATAATGAAATCTTCGACGAACGTGTCGAAAAATTAATGAATAAAACACGAGAATATTGCTTACTAAATAATATTAAAACTATTCACATCTTAACGTTAGGCGATATGATTAACGGCGGTATTCATGTTCAAACACGAATCGAATCTCAAGAAAATCTTATCGAACAAACTATCGGTGTAACAGAAGCACTAAGTCATTTATTTAACAATCTTAGCCAAGAATTTAATTTAGAATTATATTTCTGTCGTGGTAATCATGATCGAGTAACTCCTTCTAAAGAAGAAGCTATGAATGGTGAATCATTTAGCGATATCATTCCTTGGTTCTTAAAAGAACGTCTTAAAGGAAATGATCGTATTCACTTCAACGAAAATACCGTCGACGATGAAATTATCACGGCTAATGTTTGTGGACAACGCATTATCGGTGTCCATGGCCATAAAGATAATTTTAATAAAGCTATCGATAACTTGGCATTATTTACGAAACAAATACCTGATTATATCGTAATGGGTCATTTTCATCATTCAAGAGAAGCCGATCTTAAAGGCGTCGAAATGATTATTAATCCATCTTTATGTGGTAGTGATCGTTATGCAGTAGACGGTCGTAAATTTTCTAAAGCTGGTCAAAAGCTTTTAATGTTAAATAAAGAAGATGGACGATATGCCACTTACTTTATTAGTTTTTAAACATCCGATAAAAATAAGTTATCATTGCGATAATAAATACTAAAAAGAAAAAATCTGCTATACCTTTCATATTATTTTCTCCAATCAAAAAAGCCTCCTATTCTTTGGGAGGCTTAATTTTTTTAACAATTTTTTCTAACGTATCAGGATTATTATCTAAACCGAATATAGTATCGATACCGAATAATTCTATCACATACGATGCTGCTCCTATTACGACAACAAGGAACGCAATCGATAATAGTACAGCTGATATTAACGCAATCGGCATCAATAATATACTAAAGAACGAATTAAATAACTCAAAGAATTGTCCAAGAATTCCGAATCCTAAAGTTAAAAATAGATATAAATAAAAACAAAATTGCTTAGTCTTCCTTGTCATATCCGGAGCCTGTTTTGCTATGTAAACTAATAATTAGACAAGAGATCATAACAAAGAAGAATAAAATTATTAAACTCATTAAAACTGCTGAAATAATCAATCTACTATCACCTTTAATATTAAAATAACGATACTTATATATTACTTTTTATCTTAGAAGCTCAGATATAAGAATCAAAAGAAAACTAACGCAAAATAGTACAGCGAAAATTCTATGTTGACGATTTTCAGATTCTTTAAGGCTAAATAGTCCTTGAAGGCCCCCATAAATAACTGTTATTGCACACATAAATAAACCGATATCGAATAAAATTTCAGATAACATAATTACTCCTTATTTAAAATTCAATACTAAAATTATTTTTTATTATCTTATTCTTTGAACGAAAAGAACATAACCATCTTACATGCTTTTACGTGATTTGCATGTCTAAATCTATGAATCTTTTGTGGATTAATGCCACTTGCCGTTTTATATACAATAGTTTTACCGTTTAATTCTCCTGAAACACGAGGAACGACATGTTCTATCGCATATTCAGAACAGATTCGATATGTTTTAAGGCTATTTTTTCTTCTTAGTTTTCGTATCATAATTAATTATCCTTAAAAACTTTTTCAAAGATTTTTTTTAATTCTTCTGCTGAAATATTTTTTAATCTTTCTTTGAATCTTGCTTTATAAGTATCAATCATATTGTCATGTTCAGATTTTGCTTCTTCCATAGCTTCTTCGTAGCCGTTATCATAACCATCATCATATCCTTGATCATACTGATTGCTTTTTACTTCGACGTTATCTTCTAACCACAAAGCAAGATCTTCTTTATTATCTTCATTTCTTAAATCATAAATAATATCTTCGAGTGAAGTATTGTTTGTAAGATTTCTCATAACTAAATCTCCTTTAAAATATGAAATACGCAGCACTTAAAATAATGTAATGTATAAGCAGTTTTATATATGCAGAAAGATTACTATTAAAACTCACCTTTCTGTAATTAAATAAAACTAAATAGTGCTGCGTATTATAAAAATATCTTATTACAATATATGTATTATGCTTTGGGGAAACATTTTATATAATGTAATAAGATATAATGGTGCTCCCACCTGGGATCAAACCAGGGACCCTCCGGTTATGAGCCGGGTACTCTATCTCTGAGCTATAGGAGCATAAAAAAAGGATTCTATTCCCGGGCTGATAATCACTTCGTTCCTTCGAAAATAGAATCCTTAATGGTGCACATATAACTAAACAGTTAAAGGCATCAGACAATTTTGTACTATATTAAAATAGCACTTTATGAAGTTTTTTAAGTTATCTTGAAAAACTTCCAAAGGGATAAATATAAAGCCCTATACTGATTAGTATAAAACATCACCAGATACATATATATGGAGGAGAAGGTGAGATTCGAACTCACGGTACGTTTCCGTACGACAGTTTTCAAGACTGTAGCCTTAATCCTCTCGGCCACTTCTCCATGGTCGCAGAGAATGGAATCAAACCATTTCAGACATGGATATGTTTACCATAATGTTTTACTCTGCAATATAAAAATGGCTCCCCAGGCAAGACTCGAACTTGCGACTTACAGATTAACAGTCTGCCACTCTACCAACTGAGTTACTGGGGAACATTATGGGAGCGGGAGTAAGAGTCGAACTTACACTAGACGAGCTTATGAGACTCGTGTCTCTACCAATTGGACTATCCCGCTAAGGAGCTGCGTATGCAGACCACAAGACAATTTATCATTTACTAAGGAGAAAGGAGTTTTATTATCATGAAACGTTAGTTTATTATATTAGAAAGGGAGGCAAACTAAACAGAAGACATGGGGTGTGTCTAGAATCACGCTATTAAGGGATTTTTCATATTTAGGAGGTTTGTCTTGTTTACGCACGATCTGCATACGCGTATATAGAGGAGGAAAAGTATGATAGGCACCATGAAGACTATTACCTTCATTGGTGCCATGGAAGTCCCTGAACACGGGGGGACGCTCAGGGATACTCCTCTTGTATTTAAGATAATGGGAGAACCTTAAATACAACTTTATTATACATTAATTATTTAAATAATGCAAGTATATTATTTTTTGAAATCGGCAAAATTTAATTGGCTGCCAGTTTTCATATACGCATTACAGTAATCTTGGAATACGCCAGGATATAAATCACCGATCGAACCATATGTGCCGCCACGATTAAGCTCAGACCATACTTCGATATGAAGATGTTCGGCATATGTTGCAGGACCATCAGGACCCATACCACCAATTATTCCGATAGGTTGACCACGTTTAACCGTATCACCAGGCTTAACAAATATCTGTGCCATATGCATATATACAATGGTCTTATTCGTTCCGTTAGCAGCATTAACCATTACGGCATTGTAGCCCCATCCAGTATCCATTACTGTTCCGTCACAAATCGATAGAATTTCAGGCTTAGGAGAATCGGGAATAAATACGACGTCCATACCTTGATGTGTATGACTAGAGCGAACTTCACCAGGGAAACCGGATAAACTAATAGACGGAATATATTGAGCCGCAAAGAAGAAGCCCCATTTATCGTTATCGAATTCTGAAGCATAAAACTCTTTAGATAATTCTTTATATGCGACACATAATTCAATAAGTTTTTCTAAAGAATTATGCGGATCCATTGGTTCTTCACGCTTACCGGTAACGTTAATCGTATACGGTTCCCAGAATTGAGATAGTGTCCAAGAAGCTTGATTTTTAATATCGAGATTAAAATACTTCTTAGATTGGCCGCCACTATTATTATTACCAAAGTTATTTGTTAACGCATACACAAAATCTAACCGTGTTTTAAGATCTTCATGCTTTTTAAGCTCAGTAGTCGGATCTTTAGTCGGTTTATCGCCGATAATATAAGCATCGTTATAATAATAAGCAAGCATTACTAGTAAAGGATTATCGATTAAAGATTCATCTTTAAGTTTCTTAGTAACGCTTTTAATCTTGTTGATAATACCATCATAATCAGAAGTATTTAATAGACACATAAGAACGGCTAATACAACAGTGTTGATATCTTTATGAACACCGGCATTTTTAATAGCCTCTTCCATCTTAACATAAGACTCTTTAGACTTAGCTATATTTTTAGCTTGATCTTTATAGCTACTTATTTTACTCACTGCAGATTCAGCTGCTTTTTTAAATAATGGAATCTGTGATTTAAGGCATTCTTCAGCGGTTAAATAAAATAAGTTATTAGTGTCGCCAGTCATAGCTGCGCCAGCAGCCAACCCTGATCCATACATCGAAGGAGAGTTCATTAATTTAGAACCGTCATCGATAATTGATTGACGCCAGTTAATAATCGGAACTTGTTCTTCGACAGGTACTGGTTTCCAGTCCATCTTAAAACCTTCAGGCCATTCATCTTTAAGATCTTTATGAGGATCGCTTTTAGTAAGAGATGCACCTTCAGCAATATTAGCTAATTTTAACGGCTCTTGATAACGTTTAATATCGATTAAGTCACAGTAGTGTTTCATATTAGAATACGATAACTGATTATTATCCAATAAAACACTAAGATTAGCGCCAACCTGATTAAGAATCTCGTACACTTGACCGATAATCGGTTCGATACGAGTACTTGTCATATACTGATCGATTTGAGTTTGCATACCGTCGGCAACTCTGTCGTCTGTAAGCTGGCGAATAGCTCGATACTTTTCATAAAGAGTATTACCGCCATAATACATATCATTAATCGGAATAATACTAGCTAATCTAAATAAATATCTTGTTACGGTCGACAAATGATTTTCGACTTGAACCATACGTTTTTCGACGTCGCCGCCCATCTCTAAAAGAGCTTTGGCCGTATTGAGTTCGAACTCAGTAGCCTTAATACTTTCTTTTACGATACGAGGCATATGTAATTCTAAATCTCGAATACGTAAATCTGTCGGAAACGGATCTGTCGGATTTGGCACCATACCAGGAGTCGGTACCTTAACAGCATTATCATGCTTAGTCGGATCGAATTGAATCTGACGTTGCGCAATAGACTGCATACGAGTCATCTGATATTTAGCAGCTTCACTACCGTAAGCAGCTACCGACGTAATCGGTAATCCGACATTAAAACAATCGTCAACATTGATCGTATCGTAAGCATACAATGGAGGATTTAGTTTCTGAGGAGTTTTATCCTGAGCACTTAATGTATTGTTCTCGACTTTAGTATCTTCAGACTTCTTATCAGAATCTTCTTTCTTAACTTCAGGAGTATTCTTATCATTAGTCTTAGTAACGTCACTTGTCGTATTATCGGCAGACTTATCCTTAGAGTCTTCTTTTTTATCTTTACCGAATGTAACTTTATCGGTACTTAATGATTCGAAGCCAGTTTTACCGTCTTTAAATGAAACCGATTTAACTTCGGTAGCATCTTTAACTTCTTTATTATCGGCAGTCGTTTTATCTAACGTTGTACCTAAAGCCCATTCAGGAACTTGATTATATACAGATACGATATCTGGATAGATAGGCTGACACGGAGTTTTACCGATTGCTAACTTCTGAGTATTATAAATAGTATAGTACTTAGGAGTTTTCTTTTTGCCAGAGAATGTGCTTCTAACACCGGTGTCGGAAGGAGCTGTAGCATTATAAACACCGCCTGCGCCTCCTCCGCCACCTGTACTAGAACCAGATGAAGCCGGAACTTCGGCTAACATATCGTCACTTAATGGAGTTCCTTTAACGAAATGATCATAAATCATTTGAGCATAGCCTTGACGTTCTGGAACATTAGCGCCACCAGATCGTTCAAAACATTGTTCGAATGCTAATGTTGCTTGTGCAACATCGGTCATCTGTTTAATTTCGGGCCACTTAGGATAACCGTCACCATTAACTGGAGTCCATTCTAAAGGACCGTTTTCTAACTCCCATAAACCAAAGTTCAACTGATCTTCTAGGTTATCTTCGTTACCTTTAAACTCGTTAAGGAAATGTGGCCAACGATATTCTTTATCCCATTGGCATAAACCACGATGAGTATTATTATCGGCATGAAGATTCCAAGTCGACTCTTGCATGATATTACCGAACCAAGCAGCTCTTGCTACTTCTGGAATATTCTTAGAAGCAAGATGTTTCCAAGCCTGTTCTATTAATTGAGATATTTGAGCCATATACTACTTCCCTTCAAAACATTCGTATACAATACGATTATATTCTTGATTTAAACAAATTAGTTCTTTCGGGATTATCTTAACATGATCTCGGCAATGCTTCTTAGTCGTAGTATAATCGAGAGATTGATTCGATATTCTTTCTAGAAAATCTTCTGAGTAGCTACGGTAGTTAGATAATGATTCACTAATATACTCTTTCATATCGGCATCTAATCGACTACTATCTCCATCCGTATCATATAATACAAATTCCGATGTATACCCTAACGGCATTGGCCCATTGTATTCGACATAGAATTGACTAGCGAATAGCTCATCATAATCATCGTCTATAACGGTTAAATAATCAGCATATAATAAGTATAATAGATATCGCAGTTTCTTAGGAGAAACGTTTGGCGACTGCTCTTTAATATACTGAATGACGTCTTCTATATAATTCATTAATTTCTCCATAAAAAAAGCCCTCATTCAAGGGCTTTAAAATATTCAGCAGCTTCTTTATATTCTAAAGAGTCCTGATCATATAATAATAAATCGATTAAATAATTGCATGCATCTTCTATATTCATATGATAATACCTTTAATTTAAATAAGAACTAATTACTAATTAAAGTATATCATAAATTTTTAAATAAAAAAAGAGCATCCTAGTAAGATGGCTCGGGATTTTGAGTATGTATTCCGCTGTATTCAAAATATATACTCGATTACTAGGACACTCTTTTCTGTAGTCATATCGAAAGGATGATAGAAAGGTATCATTTGACTACATCCTTATTATAGCACGATTATTTTTTATCGTCAACTGCTACAAGTTCTCCGCCGACAACTTTCCAGATTCTACCATCGGCAGCATCTTTACCGATAATATCTTCTCGAGACATATAATCGAGAGAATCGTTAAAATCGTCATAGATTTCTTCTAAACCATCTTTAACATAATTAATCATGAAAGCATTTTTATCGGGAAATGGATCGACAAAAGCTTCTTCGATCTGACCTTTGCGAATACGATTATACTCTTCCATCGTCATAATACAACCAGTATTAACGTGTTCGATAAAGAATTCTGGATAGCGAATTTGATCGCCACTTAAACTTGAATAGAATCGATCGCCTTGCCAAATAACTCGTCTAATCTGATATGCATCTCGCATAATATCACCTTTATTTAAATAATATAGATTTAATTCTGAACATTTATATATTACTAATATCTTATTCCAATCGACTATATTAATATAATCAGCTCGAATAAGATATTATGCTGCCAGGTAAAAGGTTATGTGTATGTAAATTATCGAAACACTAGCAGCATAAATCTTAAATTTTTGTTACGTAATATAAATTAAATATTAAATATCACTAATTATTTTTGGGCGCAACTATAGCTATTAAATATTCTTTAAATATAAGCAGATTAGATTAAGTTTTCTTAAGATCACAACCAATCCACAAATTATTATTACTTTATCGATCTAAAGATACTCATATAAAGTATGAAACTGTTAAAAATCGGATTATACAAGTATCGTAACTTAATTATCGTAATCTGCTTATATTATTTAACCTATCCTAACAGGAAATGTTTGTAAGTACTAAACGTAATCTTATAGCTTGAATATTATATTCCACACAATAATAACTTTCCTGCGAGAGAAACGTTTAGCTGTAGCTTATTAAGGAATCGCCGCCAGCTTATTTTAGAAGATTCATTCGCATTATCTAACACTCGAGCGACTGGCTAGAAATTGTAAATTAAAAAGATGTTATGTGTGCAATCATAACATCTCATTATTTAAACCGTTTAAGCTGCCAGTCGAATCAAACGTTCTTAGCGAATGAATCATAGGATTCAGAATCATCAATATTGTATAGAGTATCTTATTCCAGATCACTCGCCATTATCTAACGTTCAAGCGACTGGCGAGAGTTTGCAAATTAAAAGAAGTTATGTTGTGCACCATAACTTCTCATTATTTAACACTCACAAGCGCCAGTCGAATCAAACCTAAATGGCGAGTGAAAGCTATTTAAGATTCTTTATATTATACAAAATAGTATATTTTGTTTTCCTGTTTTAGATAGACTAATCCCGTGGGGCAGCACAAATTAGTTAAAAATATATATACTATATTAATTATAGTATAGTTTTGCTTCACTAGAAGTAATTGTTTCTTTATTGCTAAAGTTCTTGACTACTTCCTACGATATTAGTCTGTAGAATACTCACGTATTCCTCTCACTTTTCCCGACATTTAGCGTTTCCGCACAATCGTAGATCCCGTCCTATTGCTGTATTCACCAATGAGGAGTGTCCTCTTATTTTTGTTTAAGAGGAACAGTGAGTCCCCCCGGGTCTTATTTAACCATGGTAGCTTTCTAAAATTAATTAATATTTTGTATCTTAATCGCAATGTTTTGTGCATTCACTACTTTAGGCTGTATACGGACTTGTAACCTATTTGCCCGCTGACGTTGATCCTGCTAGTTCCGACTTGAGTACACAAAATTACTCTTGCTGGTCCGGGATATGAACGGTATCGTATAGCTATCCTTCATATCCTATCCAACCACAAATCGCTATCGTTAACGACTGCAGATCCCTCGCTTTATTCATCGAGTATCGGCCTGCAAAATGTAGCTGATCACCGGGTCGATTTTCCTAGATGCGCTCGACCACACACCATCGTTACGCCTAACCTATATTAACTCATCAGAGCAGGATAGCATTATCATCACGACAAGGCTTTCATATCCTTTATAGGCTCGTAACCCGCGCCATCGGGGTCCATACTATAGAGTTTAAAAATACAGTGACTCTATAATACAATGCATTCATTTACGTTTCCATATGTATATTTGCACTCTTACGTTGCAACTAGTGACATATTTCCATCGTCAATCCCTGTGAATACACAAGCCAGTTGATAAATACGCTTATATTAAATCTTATCTTTATTATAAGATATAATTCGACTATTGTCAAACTATATATTACACTAAATTAAAAACTAGATACGAAATTCTGCAATTCTTTTTTGTACGAATTTTCATTTCGATATAACTTTTGGTTATGGCCAAATCGAGTACGCACGTCAAGAAGTAAATGATATTGGTTATCAAGATTAATCTTTTGTTTCTTTAACGGTTTCTTCGCTAGAATAATTCGATCAAGTTTGAAGCTATCCATATCGACAATTTTTTCAACTTTATCGGCATACTTATTAATCGAGATAACATCGTCGTCATTTTCATATTCGACTTTATCTAACATATCTCTATAGATAGCATTAGTGTTATCTTGATTGCCACTAACGAGACTGCTTAATCCTTCATCGTCGAAATCGCCTTCAAGGACTTTTACGCTCTTAAGCTTTTCGGCCATGAATTTAATTAAGGTTTCTTGAACAGTACCAGCATAATACATGTAATAAATACTTACATTATTTTTCTGATTTAATCGATAACTTCTTCGAGCTGCTTGACGCATCGTAAAGAAGTTTTGATCGAGTTCATAGAATACGATAGTCGTAAAATCGAGTAAGTCTAGACCGGTATCGACCATACCAGGATTACAGATGACGACACGAACGCCTTCTTCTTTTTTCTTTTCGAACCATTCGATTCGTTTCATCGCAGAAGTCGAGCTCTTCAGAATGGCAGTTTTAATACCTTCCTGTTGCAAACGATCATAGATAATACTATTAATATCGTTATTTGTATCATAATAAGTGTATACTAGAACACATTCCTGATCATGATGATTAATGATCTTCATTAATTCGTCGAGCTTATGATTATCGCGAACACCGGTACCACGATATTCGATATAATCGTCGGCAATAAAACATGGATTATCGCTCCAAGCTGCAAGTTTTTTAATTTCCTGATGTTTATATCGAGCCGGGACAATAGCGTTAGATAAATTACCGATTAAATTATTATAGGCTTCAAGATTTTCTTTATTTAACTCACATTTAATAATAGACTCATTATAAGCCGGGAGTTCAGAACTAACGTCGTCCATCGACATGAATACACAACAATTACTTAATAACTTAATAAAGATATTAGGATTAATACCAGGAGCATCTTTCGTTTTAATCGTACATTCAACGTTAACATTAAAAACATCTGGTCTATCTTTTTCGATAAATTGAAGATCTAAATATCGGCCCCAGTTATGACTAATTTTTATGTAATCGGCAGCATCTTCAATTCTATGAGTATACCAATCATAAGGAGTATATTCAACTTCTTTATAGCTATAACGATCTTTAAATTGCTTTTTCATGCCGCCACGAAATTCAGGATCTTGTTTCATATATTCTTGATATTCTTTTTTAATTTTTTCAGGATAAAAATATAAGAACATATTATATAAATTTTCGGCATAACCATTAAATAATGTACCAGTTAAGCCTAAAATCTTTTTAGCACAAGAAGCAAGTCGTTGTGCTCCATGACCTTGAGCACTACCGGTTAAGAACTCGTGCATTTCGTCGACAATTAACATATCGACATTATGACGGCCTTTGCGTTGGATATACCAATCAAGACTAGCAAAATTAGAGGCTTCTTGCTCTTTAATATCGAGATCTTCGACATAATTATAAACTTTATATGACTGAGTATTTTTGCTATCAATTTTCTTGCTATCGATTAAAGAAGAACAAGCTTTTATTTTTTGTCCAGCTAAGAAATCTTTGTAACAAATAAGCTCTTCTTTTTCACCTTTTTTATGAATACTTCTAGAAAAATATTCTAAATAATGAAAGTATGCGTGTTCACTTCCGCGATCATTACGAACAGAAGCATTTTCTTTGCCTTTACTTTTCATATTCTTAGTATGACGTAAACAATCGATACTAGTCGTTCTAGTTTTAATCACAGATTGTTTAATACAATTAGGATTAACTAGAATATAATTAGTCGATAATCGTTTAGTAATTTCAGGTTCAATCTGTTCGATATATTCTTTAGTGCTATTACACTCATATATTTTAGCATTAGGAGCTAAGATATTAATATCTTTACTCCATTTTTTAATTAAATGAGTCGGGCACACAACGAATACATTTTTATTTGAACTATTCTTCCATAAGCTAGCAATACTAATAGCCATGCTAGTTTTACCAGTACCTGGTTGAGAAATTAAGAAGCCGGCCTTTTCTTTTTTAAGATGACGATGCATAGCATTAATAATATTTTTCTGGTTTGTAAACAAATTAAAATCTCGCTTATAACCGAGATAATCACTTAATGCTTGCACTTCTTTATCGAAGCCTTTACTTGGATCGAATGTAATATTAGTCGAATCATTTACAGTAGCCGACAATTCATTAATATTATTACAAATGAAATCGTTAATCGACATACCTTCATGAATATAATCAGGATTATCACCGTCGTCAGCTTTTTGAACTATATCGTTAACACTATTAGAATAACAAGTAGTAGATGGAAAATTGAAGATCGTAAAACCAAGTTCTTCATTTTCTTTAATAGAAGAATTGCCTAATGCTTCTTCTGTGTCGAAAAATAAATCGACCAAATTTTCGTTAAAGAATAAACCTTTGGAGTGCTTATTTAAAAATTTGATATAGTTAGAAACAAGTATTTTTTTATTCTCATGAATATAATCAACTCGAGAAAAATTCTTTTTATATTCTAAAATAATACTTTCTTCTATGCCATCGATTAAAAATAAAACATAAAATTTATTTTTTGTTTCAGCATAGAATCTATGCATTACAGACGGAAGACCGATCAGACTATTAGTCGATGTTTTTGTACTTTCTCGTAATTCGATACGAAAATCAGTATTATAATTCTTTTCATAATACTCTAGCGTATCTTTTATTTTTTTATTATACGATTTAGAGCCAGTACTATATAGATCTAATAAGATAAATGTATTAAAATCTGTAAATACCTTGGCCGTTAAATCTTTATATTTTTTATCGAAATTAAAAAAGGCTCTCCCAGATTTTTTGGAGAGCTTCTTAATTTGATTAATATCTACTTTCATTAGTATAAATTACCTTTTTCAATCTTATTAACATAGTTGATATATGGTCGGCCAGACTCAACTGATTTAAATTTGTAATCACCGATATATTCGAAGTTAGTAAACTTTTTAGAACCACCGACAATATAATTGCCAGCAATTTTATTTTTAAGTTTATCGCTTAACATATACAAAGCAATATATTTTTTATCGACCGGCAATAAAGAATTAAATGGCTTATCTTTAATTTCGCCTGTCGTAAATTCGATATCGATAGCTTCATCAAGATAATCAACATAATTAGCATTGCTATAAACAAATTCTGGAATATCGGTAAGAGAAAACACTTTTATACCTTCTCGTTCTCCGATAAGTTGTCCATTGCTAATATCGACCTTGCTATCGACAAAAATAATAAATTTATTCTCGCCACGATTAATATCTGATGGCTGAGGATTAACCGCAATAATGTTAGGCCAAATACGTCGATCGTGGAATTTATCACAGTAAAAACTTGTGAATGAAAGTGGATCTGTATTTTCTTTAATCTTTTTTAGATTTTTAAATAATATAATATCGTAATCTGTGTTAATCCAAAAATCGACAGAAGTTTCCATTTTATTTTTAATAAAACTATATGGATTAAATTTAATGTTTTCATAATCACAAAAACTTAAAATAATTTTAGTAAAATCTTTAATGAATGTATCATCGACATTTGGACAGATATTACTAATTTCAGAAAATATTTCCCAGATTACAGAACGATAGAAGATAAAACGATGCAATGAGTTTTCGCCTAAAAAATTCGAATATAGTTTAATTTGAGTTGCAAATTCTTTTTTAATAGCATCGTTATTAAACTGCGCAAGATAATTCATTAAAATTCCCTCAAATTGCTCATGATCATTATCTTCTTCGTGTACAAAATTTATTACTGCCAAATATTCGTATAATTCTATATTGCCATAGTCTGATTCAAATACATCAAGACGTTTACAGATTCTATCGACAATAAAAAATCGCGTAAGAACTTGAGAATAATAACGGATACCTCTTTGACATAAATAATATTCTTTAATTTTTAAATCTGGAAAATATTTTGCAAACATTGAATTAAACTGTTTTATTGCTTCTTTCATAATACTTTAAGTATTCCCCCTGCTTGTCAAAATATTCTAAACGTTTATTGATGCCACAAAAATCATAATAACAATTAACACAGTCTACATTATTTAAATATAACATATCTTCATAGACACCCATTGCTAATAATTTTACGGCTGTTTTTTCTGGTAGAGATTTTAATTTAATTAAAATATCTTTCTTAGTGATCGATTTTATTTTTTGATACGTTTCTTTATTGACTAAGATATCGAAACCAAATATAAGCTCATCGTCGACAAAAATACTATTATAACTACTAGTACTTTTGATTTCTTTCCATCGTCGATTGATTACTTTTTCTTCTTTTTCTTCGACTTTAAAGAATTCATCTTTAAAATAATATCGTAAATAAGCTCCGATATAAATCATGTAAGCATAAGCAATACCATGACTTTTATTGTAACTATACGACGTCGTATCAAGATAGATGTCGATAAGCTCTTTAATATTATTATCTTTAGCGATCTTCTCGACGCTCTCAAGATACTTATGATCTTTGTCTTTCATTAAACGATATGCGCTTTCTCCTGTCACATATTGTTCCATGATTTGAATAAATTGTTCTTGATATACAACAATTCCGTATGTTCTTACAGTATAATCCAACAAAGGACCCTTTAAAATAATTTTTTGGCCGTTTTTTCTTTTTATATACGTATCTTTATGTTTAGATCGAATAATCGCTAGGCTATCGCTAAGCTCTTCAATACTGCAAGGTTTAACTTGTTTAATGCAAGCAGAGCTATAATCTGTATCGATTTGAAATAATCCTTTAGCAGATTGCCATATCGATTTCCATACATCGGGATTATTAAAATTAATAACGACATTATGCTTGTCGATAATCTTCTGATATTTACCGACAATAGAAGAACTTAATATATCGTACTTAGGAATGCTCTCAGATTGCAAAATTGCCATCTTTCCGCTCACTTCTTCAGCTTCGTATGTATTATGTCTATCGATACAGTAACTCACCGGATTAAGCCGTTTTTTGCCGTTTTTATCGATAGTATATACTCGCCAAATATGACCTTTATATTTACGATATAAATAACTAATTAACTCTTCTCTTCTGTCAGCATCCACATCTAGATCGATGTCAGGCTTATGTCCGCCAATAAAACGAGTAAAGCTTAAATTATATTTAATCGGATCGACCTTCGTGATTCCTAATAGCCAAACAACGAGACTCCCGACACTACTGCCTCTACCATATCCAGTAGCGATCTTTTTATCTCGACAAAATTTACAATAGTCGAATACTATTAACAAGTATTCTTCCATGTTTAATTTAAATAATGTATTTAATTCGTCCTGCAAACGATCGACATATTCACCAGATAACTCTAGTTTATTTAAACGATCATAGCAGTAATCTGAAATGAATTTTTGAATATCGTTCATACAGGCCTCCTTTTTTTCTAATAAAAAAGAGCTCCATAAAGGAGCCCTGCATCACATATAAATGTGCGTAAATACTTATATCTAATGATTAGAGTAATTTAGAATCTACATTAAATACATGATACTGAATTTGACCGAGAATTTCATACATCTGCAATGTTGTATCGATATTTTTTGTCGTTACAAGAATATCGCCCTTCTCGGTAACTTCAATTGTAAATTTTTTATTTTTATTTTCTTTTTTAGATTTTTTCATAATAGACACCTGCTAACACTAACAGCTAACATTAGCCGTTAATGTTAGCATTCAATTCTATATGTATATTTTAACATATTTTTTGTTTACCAGCAATCCGGACAAACAATTTTTTTAGTGTCTAAGTCGTATACAGCACAATCGTCACAAATTACTTTGCCACATTTGCTGCATATCATTTTGTATTCTTCTTCACATGGTTGACCACATTGTTCACAACGAAAATATCCTTCAGGAACTGGAGGTTGATCTGATGTGAGTTTGCGCCACCATGCTTTAATTTTCTTAATCATAGGCCATACCTCTTAAGTTCTTTATCGAGAATTACTTTAGCAGCACAATCTTCTTCGACGCTTCTCATCGCTATACTTAACTGATCTTTGTATTTATTAAGAACACGTTGGCGACAATCTTCATATTCGTTACTAAAATCTTTAAGTATATGCCGATAGTATGGAACTTGCCTATTCTTAATAAGACCAGGCAATTCGTATTTATAGATATTAGCCATATCGGCTAAATCTTTATCTTTGTCGAGCCATACAATATCGGGATACAGATCATATTTACCGAACATCTCGATAGCTTGATCGACGTCTTTTTCTCCATGCCAATCTCGATCGTAAACGATAACTGGCTTTAAACCAGTCGATTCGATAAGATTAACATGTTTGTCGTCTAATATGGTACCCATTGTACAAACACAATTTTGTAGCCCATATTTAGTCGCTAGTATAACGTCGAAACAGCCTTCTGTTAAATAAATATAATCGAGGCTATAGTTAATTTTATTTAACCCATATAGATAACGGCTCTTAGTAAAGAACTTATTCTTATTATCGACAAAATATTTATTAGCAACTTCATCGTCGATAGCTCTTTTACAGAAGCTAACTAAATGATTATATGCATCATATAATGGAATCGTAATGCGGCCACGAGTATCGTAACCTAAATTCCATTCACGAACATCGCTACCAACTAATCCACGACTTAAAATATACTTCTGAGCTTTTTCGCTATGCTTAAGATTTTCTATATAGCCTTGATTTTCCTTTTCATTCGATTCGAGATAAGCAGTTTCTTCATTCTGAGGTTTTAACCCAGTAATCTGAATTGCTTTCTCGATAGCATCTTGGAAGCTTGCTTTTTTGTCGCCATGGTTCATCATCCACCAGATGAAGGCAATAGCATTAGAACCGAACAACCTTTTTTCGGTGTTCTGCTTGCCGACATGACAACCGAAGCAAGCCCAAGTTTGAGCGCCATGTTTATTCCAAATTTTAAAACTCGGAGTTTTGTCGTTATGATCGGGATGAGGACAAGAAGCTTGCCATAGATTACCAACTTTCTGAACTTTGGTATACTGATTGGCAAGCTTAACAATGTCTATTTTTTCATTCAACTTACGGATAAACTCTGTAGTATATTTCATATTTATCCTTTAATTTATTTAACGTAGAAAGCATCGTCACGATCTTCATATCGAACATTAGTTAATTCTTTACCGTTGAGTAACACTTTACCATCGACAAACTCAAGATCTTTTTTAAGATTAGACCAAGAGAATTTAGTAACAGTTTTAAAGTATTTTTCATCGTCAATACCTTTAACTTCTTTTTCGAGTTCGACATCGTCATGATCGATGAGTTTTTCTTGTTTGCGATAGCCTGCAGTACCCTCGATAAATTTAACAGATTTTTTACCGGTTTCTTCGAGACTAGACTGAATGTACGGCTCTAACATTTGTTGTAACCGTTCAATTTCGAAGTCGTAAGAACTGCATTTGCTATCGACAAACATTTTAACTTTATCCTTGTAGAGCTTTAACATTCTTTCAGCTTCAACAATATCGTGTTCTTTTTGTTCTTGAAGCTCTTTAATGCGTCTAATCGTATAGTTTGCTTCATCGATCGTACTAACGACAGCAAGATTTCTATTTTCTTCGTCGATGAAATTCTGAAGCTCTTCGGTAAAACCGAGTTCAGAATTTTTTTCTTCTTCGATAAGATTAAATCCTAACATATTAATTATCCTTTCTAATGATACGAGAATGATATCCTTCTTTTTTGTTCACGATCTTTAATGCTATTTCATCGTAACTATCAGTAGCTATTAACTGATATACAAAAACTGTATCGTGATTACTGCTAGCGCGTTCAATTCGTCCATGACGTTGAGTCTGGATCAAATAACTATCGGCTGGCTCCATCTCAATGAGATACTTGGCCGATGAAGCGTTGAGGCCTTCGCTGGCTGCGTTAGAGGCAATTAGGACATTGCATTCTTTTGTATTATTAAATTTTTGTAATTGATCATATCGTTCTTCACTTGAATGAGAGCCATTAATAAAGGCGATCTGAATTCCTTTAAAACGATTTTCTAAATACGTTTTAAGAATTCCTTGTGCTGTTCTATACTTACAGAATACAACAACTTTTTCGCCTTCACTTAAAATACTCTCGACTAAGTCTAAGAACAATTCAATCTTTTCAGATTTTTCGCCACTTACGTATTCTTGCGCTGCCTTACTGTCGCTTAATAATAATAACTCATCACTAATCGTAAGTTCTTGAGCAAATGTTTGTTTCATTAAGATCATGTTGTCGATCTTATTAAACTCTTCATTTTTTCTAGCTTCTTCGATCGAATTAAATCGTTCAAGCATAACTTCTTGTTGTGCTTTAAGGTCTTTGATTTCTTCGAGAAGCTGATCGCTCATAGCTTGTGTTTTTCTGCCTAAAGAGCAGAATTTCTGAGCGACAACAAGTTTAGGTAAATGACTACTTACTTCTTCTTTTGTTCGGATAATTAAATTATGTTTAATCTTATCGGTTAACTCTCGTTCATTACGAGAACCAATAATATATCCAAGACTATTTTTCTTGACATATTGTTTATCGAATTTATTTATATTAGTAAATAAATCTTTTTTAATAAATCTAAATATGCCAAAAATATCTCGAGGATTTTTTTGAATAGGAGTTGCTGTCGCTCCGAAAGTATACTTTACATTATTAAATTTGTATAAGCTCTTACTTCGTTTAGCTTGATAGCTTTTTACATATTGTACTTCGTCGGCAAAAATATATTCTAATTTCATTGCCAACAAACGCTCTCGAACTTTTTCGTCGTTAAGCGTTTCATAGTTACAGATAAGTAAATCGCCGACAAATTGATTGTCGAAGTTTTTCTTAGCCTTTGCTGAAGTTTCTAAAATGCTCGGAATCAGATCACTAAATTTCTGAACTTCATGGAACCATTGAACCTTTAAACTACTTTTAACTACGATTAATCCTGGACCTTTTATTTTCTTACGATCTAAAAGCTCTAGATAAAGATCGATCGCTATTAACGTTTTGCCAGCCCCGCAGCTTGCGACGATTAAGCTGCCTTCATCAATATCGAGGAGTTCTTTCACGGCTGTCTTTTGATAATTATATAGTTCGTATTTACATTTACCGATACCTTCGATGCTAAAATTCGGACAATATAATAGCAATTTATGGATATCATTAACCTTCCATTTACCTTGTTCGACGAAGTTGGATGTCTTTCCGAGCCCATAAAGAATTTTATTTAAATCTTCTTTATTTAAATTTTGAGGAACGACAACATTATTTAAAGTATCAATTATCAGATTCTGACATCCTCTCACTATTAAAGTGACTAGGTTCCTATTTACGCTCAACTTACCTTACATTAATATAAATATTAACGTAAAACAGAGGTTAAGTAAATTTAATAGGCTATCCCCGCATATCATGCGGTTCTTACATATATTATATAGAATTTAAAATTCTTAATCCTTCACTTAAAATATTATTCGCTGCATTAATATCTCTATCGTGATGTGTATTACAAACAGGACAATCATATTCACGAATATCAAGATTTTTAATATCAGGATTTTTATAACCACACTTAGAACATAACTGACTCGATGGATAAAAAGTATCTATTTTAGAAATTATTTTTCCATACCATCTAGCTTTATACTCTAATTGACGAATAAATTCTGATAATGAAACATCTTGGAAAGATTTAGCTAATTTATGATTCTTCATCATATTTTTAACTTTTAATGTTTCAACGCAAATAATATCATGTTCTCTAATTAATCTAATAGATAATTTGTGAAGAAAATCTAGCCTTTGATTTTTTATTTTCTCTTGAAATCTAGCTACTTTAATTTTATATTTAAAATAATTATTGCTTTCAAAAACTTTTTTAGAAAGTTTTCGTTGCATTTTAGCTAATCTCTTTTGAGACTCTACAAAAAATCTAGGATTATTAATTTTCTCGCCAGTATTAAAAATAGCAAATTCTTTAAGCCCTAAATCGATACCTACATTTTGATTGGTTTTCTCAAACTGTTCTGGTTCAAATTCGGTTGCACAAATACTAGCAAAAAACTTATTAGATTTAGTTTTAGAAATTGTAATAGATAAAATTCTTCCAGATATTTCTTTATATCCTTTTGTTTTTATCCATCCAACTTTAGGAATTCTAATTTTATTATTTTCAAATTTTAAATTACAACTTGTTTTATAAGAGTCTTTATAAGATTTTCTAGATTTAAATTTAGGAAAACTAGCTCGTTTTTTAAAGTAATTTTGATGAGCTACTTCTAAATTTTTAAGTGCATTTTGTAGTGCACATTTATCTGGTTTTTGAAGCCACTCATTTTCTTTCTTTAGTTGAGTTAATTCTTTAGAGCACTCATTATAAGTTAAGCTAAAATTATTTTCTTCGTAAAAGTTTATTTTTCTATTTAGAAAATAATTATAAATATATCTAACACAACCAAATGTTTGATTTAATAATTCAATTTGTTCTTTATTAGGATATATTCTTAGCTTATAAGCTCTTTCCATTTTAAATCTTACCTTTCTTTTTGACTCTTGATGTAATCTTTAATTTGTTGTTCTGTATTTTCTGATACAGTACCAACATAATAACTTGGATTCCATAAATGGCCTTTAGGAAATTGTTCTTTTAATTCTGGAATTTCTTTCGCTAATAATCGAGCAGAAACTCCTTTAAAGGCTTTTATAAAATTTGAAATACAATGTTGTGGTTTGCATGAAATTAACATATGAATATGATCTAAACTTGTATTTAATTCTTGAATAATTATTTGATTATCGTCAGCTATTTTATTTAAAATACTAATTAATTTAGATTCAACTTCTTGTGTTAATATTTTTCTACGATATTTTACGCACCACACTATATGATACTGTATTGCGTAAACATAACCACGTCCATGTGTTACATTCATTATATTACCTCCTTTATGATAATATAAGTGTAACATATGTAAATTATTTTTTTAAGAGTTTAAAAGGATTATTTTTATTTTTTTTTATAATATATGTAAGAATCTATTTTATGAGAGAATGATCGTTCACATTAAAACGTCACTTTTAATGCAGCGCCATTACGCGCATCCTTAACTTTCATTAAGGCACAGACTATATCTTAATCCTCTAATGAGGATCTTTACCATTTCCACTACCATTATAGACTTGCAGTGTACGAGCTCTCGCTCTAGTCGTTGAACCTTTCGATAATAAATTATTATCGACTTGGCTGCTGATTGCCCATTGTTTGCGACACTTAGGATTTAACCATATGCCATCTTAAGGATTTGTTTCTACTTTCGTCGCCATAAAGGCACCTTAAGCTTTAGGGGTTTCCAGCAATTAGATAAATTTCCGAGATGTAGATTATCTCAGCACTTACTTGTTGCCAAATAAATGGACTATTCATGCTGTTAACTCATGATTAAAATCACGAGTGTGCACAGCAATTCTAATCACCACCTTTAATAATATATAATACTATTATACACTATTTAGATTTTAATCTTCAACTGATTTATTGAAATTTCAATACCGGCAACATTAAGCTTTATACCGTCTTCTTGATGTTTCCGGTATGTATACTTTTTCCAAGGTCTTTTCGAGCTCTTGTAATTTTTCCATGTTTTGTTTGATGCATTCATGATCAGTATGTACCTTCAATAATCTTTTAATGCCGCCAATATATGACATGATATCTAAAATCTGTTGCCGAGTTGTATAATATTGATTTTTCAACATTGTTTCTTCCTCAGCAATAAACTGACTGATTTCGTAGTTAATGTCTCTTGTTAACATAGTCGTTATACAATTCCCTTAACTGAATGATATTACAATTAGGATCGTAATTCATTTCTTTTAAAAACTGAATGAACAAAGAATCTTGTTCTTTAATTGTATTAAATAGACCTGGAGTCTTTTCACAAGTACGCTTATTAATTTGATCGAGCTTGGCTAATTTAATATCTTCTGGCATAGATTCGTCGAACAATATTTCTTTAAATGATTGGAATGTTTTTCGACGACGCTTCCAAGTATTATAATGATCACATTTAACTTTATACATTTTGCCAGCGTTATCAGTAATTACATAGCCTTCAATATCTTGCATACCGCCAACAAGCTTTTCGACGCCAAGTTCGAATTGATATGGAGCATAAACCATTTCTTCTTTAACAAAACTAAAAGTAGTTTCATAAGCAAGATTAATATTTTTACTTAACTCTCTTTTTAATGCTTCACTTAGATTTCGATCGATATTTCTACCATTAGCAATATGTAAAACATTCGGCACAAAATCTAAAAGATACATGCGTTTTTTACCATGATAATTAACGATATGAGGATCGTCTGGATGAATTACTTCGAATACGGCAGAACAATTACTTTGTTTAAGAATCTTAATAATTTGTTCTTTAACTTCTTCTGAAACTAATTTCCAAACATCTTTAATATATCGAGCATGTTCGCCTTCAGTAGTCGATTTACTAGCAATAATTAATTCGTTACGACGATGGTCCCAGCTTAGAATACCTAAGAAGCCATTTTCTTTCATCGCAAGTCTAACAGGATATTCTAATTCTTTAATCTCGTCTTCACTATCGTTACGTTCGCCAACATTAAAGAACTTATCGTAACTTCTTGCAAGAACTTCGCCAGTAATAGCGTCTACAAATAAACCTCTAGCTTTAATAGTGATATCATTCCAAATAGAATGATGGAACACTTCTTCACTAAAGTTAAGACTTAAAATATTATTAGGTAACTTTTTAACTTTTACATGTCGACTATTAGCAATAGCATTTACTTCGAAGTCATCGGTACTATAATATTCGCCTTTAAAGTCTTCGAGAAGTTTTTGATTCGTTTCGATATAATTCTTATCGTAAACTTCATTTCGAATGCCGTCATATTCTTCGCCGTCTTTACTCAACACAAAGTATTTTAAGTATCCGCCGAATTCGACTTGACCTTCTAATGGAATATTGTGCTCAGTACGTCTTGCACCACGATGGCCGAAAATCTGATTGATCTTAGTATCGCTTTTTTCATAGCATAATTCATAGAAAGACGCTACATCGCTTTCATAAGCACCATGACCATTAATATACTGTTCTGCTGCCATAAGATCGACTGGTTGAGTCATTAAGCCAGCATGGTTAACACAATATTTTTTATCACCAAACTTAAAATAGAATGCCGGGATTATATCGCGATATAAAATTCTTAATTTTTTAGATAATTCTTTATCGCTAGTATATTCCTTTTGCCATTCTTTTAAAGTCGTTAACTTGAAACGTGTCATTCCATTATCTGTTCGTTGATCGGCTTCGCCAAATGCCCAATCAGCCCAATGTGCTTCATGGTTGCCTTCTAAAAGAACAACATTCTTTTTATCTTGAAGTTTAAATAATGTATTGAGTACTTCTAAGTTTTCGATGCCGCGATCAAAATAATCACCGACGAAAATATATAGATTCTTTTCGTTATCGATGCTATATTTTTCGTCGTAAATTAATTTTTCTAATACAGTATTGCAACCATGAATATCGCCGACACAGATTACATTATCGTAAACTTCAGATAAATCTTTATTTAAACCTTCAAAATCACTTCGAAATGCTAATGTATCTAACTTAGTAATACCAGACGGCATTTTAGTACTAACCCAGTTATTATACATAGTCCTAATAATATGTTCAGGAACATAGTCTAAACTAGGCCGTGTTTCATTTCTTTGAAGATATACTTCTAAATCCTGACGTTCTGGCTCCCAGTAAAACAATCGATATTTATAACGTTTAGCTAATTCTTTATATCGATTAATCTGTTTTGAGTGCCACTTCTGAGAACTACAATGAGTAGCATCGATAATGGTCGGAGAACCAGTTTTCATTCGATTAACGAGCATTCTATCCAAAAGTTCGAATACTAACGCGTTGTCTTTTTGGCTAACACTGACATCGCCAGCGATACTTAATTCTGGGGCTCTTAACATTAATCGAATGCTATCAGGAGACAAAGTATATGCTTCAAGACCGGCGGCTTTAATAGCCGAGCTTTTCCCAGATCCGGGACAGCCTCGCATAATAATTAAATCTCGCATAACTATTTAAAATCCTCTAATTTAAAAATTTGTAACCCATTTTTAATGGCATACTCTAATTCTGTCATACAACCATTGCTATGGATATAGTCACCACACATGACAATAGCATCACAATGTTTAAGTAAATCCATGCAAATCTCTAAACCATCATCATAATTTAATTTACCATCTAAAGTACCGAAATTATGAATCGGGCTAATAAAAACAAAGTTACTTTTATATTTTAAAACGAGATCCGCTAAAATATGGCTTACTTTATTTAAATTATCTTGAGCATCACCATGAGTTAAAAATGGATGACTAATATATACTAAAGTTTTTTTATCATTCATATAATTGCCTAAAAGAACTCGAAATAGATAACGTCATCATCTTCGATTTCTTCTTCGTTAACGATAATACCTTTTTCAATTCTTAGTTTATGAGCGTAAGATTCGTTCCAGTCAATAACGACAGTATTAAAATCTAGATTATATTTTTTAGATAAAGCAACAAATGCTTCTGTATCGACATCATATCGATGAGACATAATCATACTAATATAACAAATATCGTCTATGTGATTATAGGAAACATTAATTTTATAAATATTGTTAAGAGGAAATGCTTCACCAATATTTAAAATATCAAGACATGATTTCTTAGTACTAGTATCTTCTTTTTTTACAAATTCTGCAATACCAAAAGAATAATCTAATTCATAATTATATTTCGTTTCAGACTTTATGCTCCCATCTTTATTTTCGATAATACAATTATCGATAAAGTTTTCTTGAACGAATTTATTCATGTCTTCAAATGAGCCACGAATATTCATTTTTCCGACTGCCCAATTTGCCATATGTCACCTTACTTTTTTATATGTAATAATTTGATAATTTATAATTGTTTGTAAAACATCTGGATCTGTACCAAGAACTCTGGTTGATTCTATTACTTTTCTATGAAATACAATATACCCTTTATGTTCCATATCCTTAATGGAAGCATTAACAAAAGAATCTGTTTCTTTATTCATATCATATTTAACAGTAATTTCAGCTGCGTTATTATATTTATTAATAATGTTAGTATTGCGAGTATCGACTAATTCATTTAATGGACTTTTATATACAACAGGATCAGGTGTATCTTGACCACAACCAGAACATAGTACTAAAGATGTTAAACAAACTGATATGATTAAAGCATATTTGATTATATTTTTCATAAGCATAATTTTAATGTTATTTTTTAATAACGTCAGCAATAATATTAACATAATCATTTATATTGCTTTTAAATACTTCATTAGCGGCATTAATGTTATCTGGTGTAACATAGCTAGAAGCAATGATAGTAATCATCATTTCTTTGGAAGGAATAAAGATAGTGCAAATAAGACTAAAAATAGTTAACACTATCAAAGGAATTTTGAATTTATTCAAAAGATCCATATCTTTTTTTGCGTTTAAATATTCTTCTTTAGACATACTTGTATAATTAAGTTCTTTATAGCCAACTTCAAGATATGAATTATATTCATTGATTGTGCCTTTATTTTCAATAAAAATAAATAGCCAAAGAGCATCGAAAAATAGAATAACAAAAAAAGCAAAATGATTAAAATTATCTAAATTGATTAATGCTTGTAACCAAAATATAGTCCAAGGGCTAATAATAGGATCCATTATTTAATTCCTTTCTATTTCTTTAAATTTAAATCATTAGGATATTTACCATACGTATTATCCCAATCTTTAATCTTTTTATTTAATTCTGCGAAATAATGACAAGGATCATTATATTCTTCAAGATTAAATTCTAAATCTTTAATATTTGTAATTTCTTGGTCCCAAGAAGAGATAATATCAGATTTTAATTCATGAGCGTATTGTGGTTCTACATTATAAAATACATATTCATATATTTGAATAAAATCTTTAATAAAAGATGTCGGTAATTCGATATCTAAGACATCTTCAATTTCGTCGAGAATATATTCACATTCTATGTAAATTTCACGATCGGTAATTTCGATGCCATTAATAGAACCTTTGAATTTTTGAATTATTTTTGCGTTCATCTATTCGACCTTTCCATCAACAACTGAATAACCATATTCATTATAATAATGTTCGACATCAGCAGATTTATCAGGATGAACAGTTACGACATATAAATAAGTAACATCGCTACTATAATTAAAAACAAAAATACGGTTATTAAAATCTTTTTCATTGTAAGCAATTTCTTCTAAACAGTCTTCATTAAAATTTTTAAGATCTTTTTTAATAGCTTCTATTGCTAATTTTTTATAATGATCGTGTATAAACATAGTTAATCCGCAAATTTACAAATGCTTTCATCATTTGCATAATCCGTAATCCAAATTTGATATGTTTCTCCATTAATTAAATGACGAACATATTTTTCGATAGAACATGCTTCTAAGAAGCCTTTTTTAGATTTCCAAATAATATTTCGAATATCATCAGTTTCACTATCAATTACTTCGAGCCTAAATTCCAAATAATCATCTTCATACCAATTTAAAAGTTCTTCTTTAATGCGGCTTTCAAACTTGGCTAATTTTTCATTTAAATCGTCATTTTTATCTATAACATATGTTCTATATAGACCAGATAATCTGTTATGTAAATTGATTATATACATATAAATCACCTTTATTTAAATTAAAAGCCTCCCAATTAAGGGAGGCTATTATTAATTATTTATTAGTATAAGTTTTAGTACCATAATCATCACGTTTCATATGAGTGAATGGATCATCGTTTTTATTCACACGTAAACGTTCTGTTTTATGAACAGAGTTATCTTTACCAGCTACAATGTCGATACGATAACGCATGATTTTATTTACTTCTTCAAGTTCTGGTTCGAATTCTTTAATAGCTTTAGCCATTTGAGCGTCGATAATTGCACCATTGTTTACAGCTCTCCAAAGAGCGGCAGCAAATTCATAGCGAGTCATTTTAGCATCGCCTTTGAATGTGCCATCTGGATAGCCATTTAAATAGCCTTTATCGGATAATTTCTTAACGAAATCATATGCCCAATGATCTTTAGGAAGATCGCTATATTCAAAGTCTACATCTTGACCTGCTTTTTGAGCAGAAAGATTTTTAACTAAGTTATCATATTTTTGAGAAATAGCACTTAGTTGCAATTTTAGATCTTGAACTTCTTTAGCGACAGCTACTTGTTTATTAGTAGTCATAGAGCTATGAGAACCGAAACGAACAGTTGCACCGGCATTAATCATATTTTCACCAGTGCCTAAAGTAGTACCAACACTTAACAATACGTTTTCGTTAGGTTGGTAGAAAGCACCTAAAGCAGTAGCATTTTTACCTTTATAGTTACCAAAACCTACACTAAATTGCCATTTTTCATCGGCATTAAAATCTAATGGATGTAACGCACTTAAAGCGGCCGCATTAGCGCCAACTTTAGCAACTTGACTATCGGTATAAGATTTAGATTGATTTAATACATTACCAGCTGTAGAATTAATTTTATTATCTAAATCTTTAACGCCACTTTCAAGAACAGTAATTCGACCTTCATGATCAAGAATTGTATGTTCAGCTGTACGAATATTATTAGCGTTTGTAGTCACTCTTTGGTCTAAACCATTAATACGACCTGTTAATTGATCTTTAGCATTATTAAGTTGAGATACATTAACTGCGTCAGTATCATTTTGACCAGCTGTTACATTAGTGATTGTTTTATTGCCAGCGTTAATGCCGTTATTATTAATAGCTACGCCATTATTAAATTGAACAGAGTTCATATTAGTTAAATCTTTATTGACATGAACTGCGAATTCTTTACCACCATCAATATTTTTTGTTTCTGTAACAGTTGTGTTAGTTCCATCAACAACAGTAGTAAATTTAAGAGCATTAATCACTGCGTTAAGTTGGGAACCATTAATTGCATCAGTAGATGTATCATCTATTCTACCTGCTGCAACATTTGTTAATGTTCTTTTATAATTTTGAACACCACTAAAACCAGCTTTTCCATTAGCACCGATAGACACAGTACTATTAGCTACAGCGCCAGCAAAATTATATTTTTCACCATTAATATAAATGCTGTCTGTAGATACTGCTTCTTCTGTCGTAGAATTAGTTCCTAATGCTACAGAATTTTGTACATCAGCTAAAGTATTATTACCAATTGCAACAGCATCTTGTGCAATTGCTTGACCATGGGTGCCAACTACAATGGCACCTTGATTGTTAGTTGTAGAATTAGAGCCAAAAATAAGTTGTTCTGGTTTCTCACCTTTAACTGTGTTATTATAGCCAAATACAGCAGATTGGGCAGATTTAATTTCGCCATTATTGGCACCAACTACAACGGTATTGTCTGCATTAACTTTATTAGTTCTACCAAGTACTACACTAGAGACACCGTTAGCTTCAGAACCATTACCAATTGTGATAGTATCATGAGCAGAAGAAATTGCTTGAGTACCAATAGCTACAGTATAATCTTGATTAGCTTGAGCATTGCTACCAAATACAAAAGTATTTCGACCTAAAGCTTTAGCATTTTCACCGCCAACAAAAGCATTTTCGCCATGCGCTTTATTACTTGTACCACTAACTAAAACATTTTTAGCGGATACTTCATTGCCATAACCGCTAACTTGAACACCAGAAGCATTTTCTTTGATAATGTTTCCATAACCAGATACATTATTGTATTGCCCATCTACTTTATTTTCATAACCACTTACAGAAGAACTTCTTGCAGACACATTGTGTTTTTCACCATTTACTAAGGAATTTTCAGCAGATTGTTCAATAGTATTATTCATACCAATAACTAAAGAATTATTAGATTTATTTGTATTTTTATGGCCACTTACTAAAGAAGATGTTCCACTTACAGTATTTTCTGTGCCAACAGTTAAGTTATTTGCATTACTAATAATGTTAGAATGACCTGCGGTAAGAGTATTGGCACCAGATGTATGGTTTTTATATCCAGCAGTAAAAGAACTTGTTGCTGTAGAATCTGCTTGATTCTCTACACCAAGTACAAATCCATTATCACCATTAGATGTATTACCAATACCAATATTAGATCCTTGAGCAAATACATTACCAGTTGCTAAAGACGCCAATACTAAACCTGTTAATAAAATTTTGTTATTCATGATTTTTTTCCTTTTCTTTCATTAATTCAATAATATCATTTACTGTTTTTTTATGGAACTCATTATCGGCTACATACTCAAAAAATATTTTATTGTCGCCACTTTTTAAAATTCTAATACCATTATTAAAATCAATTTCATTTTCAGTGGTATGAATTAAAAATTCAAGGACTTGATAAAACAATGTATTTTTAAAGTCTTCGAACCATTGATTTGAATCTTTTACGAAAATCCCTTTTCTTGTAATCCTCATTTTGTTCCTTGTTCATTTAACAAAATATATAAATTATCTTTATCTTCTTCTGTTGGTAATTTATTTATTAATACATCTATTTCATGTTGAATAGCAGATGCTTCAGACAAATAAATACTATCAGTTCTTATTAATTGGCCCGGGCGAATACCTTTGCCGTAACAAGCAATTTCTAGTCCTTTTTCTTCGATACGATTAGGATAAAATTCTGCATCGTCAAAGCCTAATAAAGTTGTTTTCCAAATATAACTAGAATTATCAAATATTAATTTATCGACAATATTTTTATAGCTATATTTTTCTTTATTATATTCAAACATAATATTTTTTTTTACATAGTAATAAATTCTTCTATTATCATAACTTTGTTATAATGCTTCCTAATAAAGTGCTCTTTGTATTGATATAGTAATCCCATAATATCATCTTTATTAGAACTAGAAGAAATAACAATTACATTATTATAAATTGATACATCAATTTTAATTTTTTCATTGTGTTTGTCTTCATAAACAAATACCTTGGTAAAAAATCCAATATTTTCATTATAAGAATAACCATAACAATTTCTGCTATTGTCATAAAGTAATGGATAATGTTTTTCATTTTCATCGACCAAATCAAAGAACGTTTTAGCCAAATCACCATTTTTAAATGCTAATGTAGTTCTTTGAATTCTTAATCTTTTTAACAATTCATCTGACATGTTATTTAACCTATTATTCCTTTTACTTTGTTATTGATGTCGCTAAAAACAATTTCGAAATCTTTATCTGATATCCATGAATATAAGATTCTATTATTTCTGAATTCTTCTAACTGAAAGTCTTCAACATAATATATTCCAGTAATATTTGCTTTTTTAAAGACTTCTATCATAATCTCAAAAACTTTTGTTAACTTATCGTCATCAGTATTTTCAAGAACATCAACAAGATTAGGAGCATACTTTTCAATCAATGACCATGTAGTAGAATCGTTTTCTTGAATATATTCAAACAATATTTGTAAGCCATATTCTGTTTTAAAATCGAAGTAGTCAAAACCGTCATCATGATTATTAATATTTTCAGCCGTATATTTTAATACATTTTCTTCACTTTTAATGATCGTCGATACTGTTTTAATCTCGTTGTTTGCTTCTTCAACTCCTGTTATTTCAATTTGACTGTTAAAATCGGCTAAATATTCACAACCAGATTCAAAATCACGACCTTCGACGATAGCACCAAAACCGATATAATCTTGAATACTATCAAAAGTAATCGGCATTTTAGCACTAGCATTTTCGATATCTTTTTGGCTAAAGCTTAATATCCATTTAAAACTATTTTCATATGACCATCTACCAATCGAAGTAAAGCTTAAAGGTTCTGAATGAACATAATCAAAATCTTCATCGATTTCAATATCGCTAGAACCTAGTTCAGTATTGCCATAATATCCAGGATATACTTCGCAGAATTCTTCGATAATTTTTTTAAATTTTTCTCGATTTTCAGGAGTATCTTCTAAGCCTTTGTGATAAAAAGTAATATCGCCATAAAAGCTCGACTCATTTGCCATTAAAATCCCCCTATTAAAAAATAAGCGGCATCCTTAATAGAATACCGCTAATTAATTAATTACGCATTAACTGCGTCTTTAGCAGTTTTAGATGCTTTAAATTTAAATGTTTTAGTTGCTGCAATGTGAATTTTTTCACCAGTCGCAGGATTGTGGCCCTCACGAGCTGCGCGTTCACCGCGTTCAAAAGAGCCGAAACCAGAGATAGCTACTTTTTCACCTTTAGCTACTTCGTTAACGATCGTAGTAAATACTTCAGACACAATAGCTTCTGCAGCTACTTTAGTAGCTACTAATTCTTTTTCGACAAGTACTGCTGCAATTTCTTTTTTAGTCATGTGGATTTCCTCCATTAAAAACAAAAATAGTATACATTTAATATACATTAAAAATTGGTCATTGTCAATTTTTTATTATGTTTCTTAACAAAATTCTTTAATCGAAGATTCTCTTGATTGAGATCTTTTGCTAAAGAAATTAAAGTATCGACCTTTGATTGAATATCTTCGTTATTTTTAATATATTTATTAACAAGCTCGGAAAGACTAGCAATTTCTTTTTTAAGTCTTTCATTTTCTAATTGATACATATTAAGTTCTGCTTTAATATTATTTTTTTTAGAGCCAGACTTAATAATTTGTTGTAAATTATAAGAAATTGCTTGTCTCGATACTCCGTATTGATTAGCAATATATTCTAAAGTGTGTCCTTCCAAATAGAGCTCGCTTCGCTTTTTTCGAACAGGATCTAAAGAATTTAAGTCGACATATTTCATTCGGTCTTTTCTTTCTTTAAGCTCTTGTTTTGAGCAAATATCTTGTTCTGAAAGTTTCTGTTTACATTTTAAGCAAACATTGCCTTTGCTATTGGGCCCAAGCAAAGTCCCACAATCTTTACAATGCCTAGATTCTTTTTTGTACTTTACAATAAGATTATCTAGATCAGTATTTTTATTGTCTCCATCTTTAAAGCTAATAGAATAAATTGGTTTTCCTTCGGCTAAAAAAGCTTTAGCTTTTAAATGAGATACAGCAAAACGTTTATTATCTGAGTTTCTCATTACGATATAACCTCGCCTTTGGTCATATGTTCCTTTATTAACAGTATAACCAAAATGACGAGTAAATTGTACTATCTTATCTTTGTAAACATAAAAGCCATCGACAATAATACAATTTTCGTTTTTAAGATCGTCACTAACCTGTAATGGCGTTAATCTAAACATTCTTTAACTCCGTCATAATATTCTTTTGGCGTAATGCCTCGGATATATTTATAAGTAATACTATGTTTAATTGCTTTATTGAGTTCTTTAATTTTCTTATCGTCTAAATTAATCAAATCGGACCAAGATACTTTTAGATAACGAGTTATTCCACATTCTTTTACCATATAATAGAAAGAAATTTCTTGGCCGACAGTTTTACTAATTATCGATACATTATTTAACTTTTCCATTAAATTTCTTTTCCATATCTAACATATTATTATAATCAAACTCATCGTAAGTATTTAATGCTACACCAAGAATTGTATCTAGTTTATTCTTAATATGAAAATAAGCTGGATCATGAATCTTGGCATAATAATCTTTTTTGTGCTCTTCATCTAACCAATCTAACAAGTTAGCAGAAATATTTTCTATGATCTCTAAACGAGTATTCTGTGACGCCATTACCTAAACCTTCCTCGATATTTAAATTTAATAGGGACACAATCATATTTCATAAATGGACGAATATGCCCTTGTAATCTTAAAGCCTTTTGTCGATTTCGAATCCTGCCGAAAGAAAAATCACTGATTTCAGTATATCGAGACTCTCTAAAATAAGGAGATGGCCATTCCCAAGATTTCCATAAGAATTTTTCTCTTTCATATTTATTTTTTAAAGTTTTAAATACTTTGAAGAAATCATCATATAATTTTTGTTCTCGCAAAACATCACATTCAACTGGTTCACCGTCAGGATAGGTATAAGCACCATCAATATCTTCTAAGCTAGATGCATTTGTTCCGTATTCGGCTCCGATAATGATAATATATTTATCGTTAGTTTCTTTATCAGTGATAATATATTTACATAGACGACCATCATAATTTTTAATACCAGGAGTTTCTGTTGTCATAATAACATGAACATCATTATTTTCATATTCGATAGTATAATCTTTTTTATCGCGATATTTTAACCATACAAGACTACAGTCTCGATTAAATAAACTATCTAGACGATTCGGAATTAAAAGTTTATTTTGATGATCGACCAATGTTAAGAAACAACAATCATCTTTTAAAACAGATAGAACAAAATTTTTTCCGTATACTGCTCCATGCCCATCAATAAGTCTAGCGTCTGGATTAAAAGCTTTTATAGAATATCCTTTCTCTTTTAAAGAATCAATATATTCTCTAGCTTTATTATTTTGATTTTTAGGCAATAATAGTTCATCGTTTTTCCAAATGTAACAGCCATAATCAATAAAAGCCATTATTTAGTCTCCTTTCTAATATCCTAATAATGCCATCATTATTTTTGTCATTAATGCAATTAAGAACATAATAGTTATAATAATACAAAAACCAAATGATACTACCGACACACAAAAAGAAATATGTCTTAGATATGTAAATATTTTTTCTTCAGAATTTCTTGTTATAGTATAAATAAGAGAAAAGACGCTACCGATTAAAATAATAAGTAGAAAGTAAAAAGTAAACATTTCACTTTGCATTTAACAATCCTTTCTTTAGTTCTCTATATTTTCTTCGCCAGTTTAAATTATGTTTTCGTTCTCTCATAATGCAATGAGCCAGTTCGTGAATAAAAGTATCTTCGATTTCACCGGCATCGAAATTAATATTAATAATAGCTGGACCATTCTCGAAGAATATAGATTCTCCGTATAGTGAATCTTTTTTAGTTTCTCCGATCATAATCTCCAAGTTGCAGCTATTTTTATATTTTTCAGCAATATGCTGAAATTCCTTTATTCGTTTTTTTCTTAACTTATGATCGTAATATATTTCCATTATTTTTTATATAAAAAAAGACGACCCATAAAGGGCCGTCTTAATTATAACCTACTAATTTATTGATAGTATTTTTTATTTTCAAAGGGAATTTATCTAAAATTAATTGGCTGTACTTATAAGCTTTGTATTCCCAGAATATATCATGCCATTCTCTATATGGAACTTTAGTAAGTAAACTTAATTTAGCTAACATACAAAATGGCATATCTTTTTTACCGTTACAAATTCTTTTTAACTCAAACGGATTTACATTTAATAGCTTAGAAAAATCTTTTATAGTATATCCACACGATTTAATATATTCATTAAGAACTAAACCTGGGTTTACAATATCATACATTATCTTTGATATGCTGTCCACATGACAGTGCCACCGTCAATATGGGCAGGATTCATGTCTTTAGTATGCACAATACCTTCGACACGCTTATATTGAATACCATAGTTAACATAAGCTTTATTGTCGAGATATGTTGCACCGACTTTAATTTTTAAGTTCTTTTCATGGTTGATCTTATAAACGTCGACAGATTTTTCTTCTTCGATAATTTTAGTTTCGTCAGATTTTTCTTGAATCTTATTTTGAGTATCTTGAGAAATATAATCTGAACGTCCACCGCGAGCAACATGTTGAACTTCTCTTACGACAGTTACTGGCTGTTCTCCTTGAATATATTGAGTACGAACGATTTCTTGTACAACAGGAGTACTACGTTGTGAGATTAAATCTCTTCGTTCGTTCTCAAACTTTAATTTGGCGCCGCCTGTTAGCTTTGCCTGATCTTCTAAGCTATATGTTGTAACATGGTATTTATCGTCATAATATTTTTCTTGTAATTGATCGTATTTCTGTTTAAGACTTACTCCCCATGTAAGGATAGCAACAAAAACGGCTATAACAACCAAACACGCAAATACAAGCTTCTTATGTTCTTTAATCCATGTTACAAAAGAAGTAAATGCAAACATAATTCTAATCCTTATTTAAACAAAACATAAACTTTTGTTAGGCACTATTTATATTACCAAGGAATTAGAATACGTCGTTTAACTCATTTACTTTTTCGACTTTAGGAGTTTCACTGTTATAAGATTTAAATACTTTATATTCAGACGGAATTTCTTTAACGAAGCGGCTTGGTTGCATACGTTTAGGTACGCCACCAATTACGCAATAATTAAAATAGCTAATCATCAACATTTCTTTAGCACGAGTCATAGCTACATACCATAAACGACGTTCTTCTTCGATACCGTGTGGTTCATCGTAAGAAAACATATGTGGAAATAGACTTTCATTGCCGCCAATAATGAATACAGCTTCAAATTCTAAACCTTTAGACGCATGGATAGTCATCATACTTACTGCATTTTTTTCTTCGTCGATTTCGACATCTAAGCTTGTCGACATAGTAGCTTCAAGAACTTCTGGAATTGTTTCAAAAGCATCGGCAACACGAATTAATTCACGAACGTTAACCATACGTTCCATAGTGTTACCATATACTGGACGAATATGAGATTCTTGATAGTCGAATAATTCTAAATATTTACGAATAATAAGGCCCGGTAATACATTTTCTTCGGCGTAAGCTTTAAGCTCGTTCCATTTAGATAAAAATGTTTTTACGCCGGCATATGCTTTGCCTTTAATATCGTTAAGATTAGAATTGGCTTTATTTAACACATTATTAGATTCTCCTACCATTAATTTATTAAAAGTAGCTTCACCGATACCGGCTTTAGGAATATTAATAATACGTTCTAATGCTTCTTCATCACATTCATTTAATAATAATCGCAATACACATAATAAATCTTTAACTTCTTTACGAGTACAGAATTGTACGCCAGAGATCAAATCATAAGGAATAGCATTACGCAAGAAAGCTTTTTCAACTAAGTCAAATTGTTTCTTAGTACGAGCTAAGATAGAAATATCTTTATATTCGAAACCATTGCGTAATAAAGATTTAATGCCGCGAACAATATAGTTAGCTTCATCTTTATCGGATTTAACTTCTTTAATGAATACAGGAGCACCTTTTTCTTGTTCAGAGAAAGCTTTTTTATCGATAATCTTAGGATTGTTATCGACTACGGCATTACTAGCTTCTACGATAGTAGATGTAGAACGATAATTTTGTTCTAGCACGTATTGCTCGAAACCATCTTTAATTAAAGATTCACAAATAAAATCAATATCGGCACCACGAAATGCATAAATACTTTGATTATTATCCATTACTGCGCATAAATTATCATTTCCACGAATAATCCAGTTAATATATTCCCAATCTTTTCTACTGGAATCTTGAAACTCGTCTTGCCGTTTATTAAAAAGTAGTTATAAACAATAGACTCTTTTTTGTAGAGTCTTGCAAATATTATATTAATATGATAAAATATATTTAAGATATTAATATACATTTCAAAGAAAGGAATTATAAAAATGGATCTTTCAATTTATGACAATGTTTTAAATGATATGTTTGCTGATTATAGTAATGGAATGAGCTTAAATGAACTTACAGATAAATATAATATATCTAAAAATTCATTTGCATTTTTAAGGAAAAAGCATAATATTCCTGCTTATAAAAAACATTCAGATGCTTTAATTGATGAAATTATTAAAAAATTTCAAAACCGAGAAAAATCTTTAACTGAATTGGCCAATGAATATAATTTATATGGTCCATGGCAAATCCAAAAATGGATGAAAAAAAGAGGCTTAAATTATAAATCTGATAAAGGTAGAAAAAGATTCTTCAATGAACAATATTTTAAAAATATTGACACAGAAGAAAAAGCATATTGGCTTGGTTTTTTGTATGCTGATGGTTCTGTAAATACGTCAGATAAAACATGTACTAAGCCTAATCGATTAACTATTAATCTTTCATCTAGAGATAGAATAATTTTAGAAAAATTTGCAAAATCAATAGAAAGCAATTTAGAAATTGAAGATTATATTCCTAATGGCCAAACATATAGTCAAAATCCAATGTCTAGATTATGTGTTAATTCTACTGAATTTTGTTCATATCTTATTGAACATGGATGTATTCCAAATAAAACATTTATATTAAAAATGCCACAATTGTCTAATGATCTAATGCGTCATTTTATTCGTGGATTTTTTGACGGTGATGGATGTTTTGAATCTGGAAAACATTTTATGATTACAAAAACAGAATCTATATTAAATGATATGAATAATATAATAGCGGCAATATTAAATATTGAGCACGGTAAAATACATCATTATAAAAATAAAGACCATAGAATTTGTGATTTAAAATTTTTTAAACAAGATTCTGTTAAAAAAATATATCATTGGTTATATGATGATGCAACAATATATTTGGAACGTAAAAAAGATAAGTTTAAACTTATCTAGGCAGGACTATATCTTCATCCTTATTTAAAAGGATGTCCCTCACTGGTGACGTATTATTGTTTCCTCAACATCTAGTCTCTGAACCTTCTATGACCCTAGGTTAAATAATAACTTACATTCATAGCTTGGCTGCTGATTATCAATTATATAAACCATTTAGCATACTGCCTAGGATTCCAAACTAGGCAGTATTTTTTATTTCAGCATATGGCATCTTAATATTTTTTTCTGGTTTTCACCGGCATTCACGCTTATCCGTTAAGATTACGTTGTAGCATATTAAGCATTATGAGTTTCCAGCAATTCAAGGGATATTTTTACCACACCCTTACGGATATAGTGGCCAACAAGTTTAGCCGTGATATAAACATATTTATTCCAAACATACTCCTGAACTTCGCTATACTTGCTAATTAATTCTAAACCATAATTTGCTAAATCGCCGAAATCCATCATATTATCGTTACGAAGTTTTTGTTGATATTTTTCGTAAACTAAAAATACGGTGAAATGATCGTTTTGAATCGTTTTATCGTTACGAGCAACATCGACTGTAATACCATGAGTTTTCCAATCCGGAATTTGAGTTTTTGCGATATCGTATAGCTTAGAATTTTTACCGCAGAAATCTTTAATAATTTTTTCTGTATCTTCGCTATCTGCGATAGTGAAGTTTTTATCGTAGCCAACTAGATGAGCAAAACGACGAAGCAACATAGAACTGAAAGCATGATACGTACAAATTGTAACGGCTTTAGCTTGCGGGCCAATTTTAGCAATCATGCGTTCTTTCATTTCCATAGCTGCTTTACGAGTAAAAGTAAACATAAGAATAGAACCAGGATTAATACCTTGTTCGATCATATATGCTGTACGTGTAACAATAGTGCTAGTTTTCCCGCTACCTGCACCAGCGTTAACGATAAATTTTCCTTCAAATTTTTTCGCGACTGGCAGTTGTTGTTCGTTTAAATTTTTCAATAAATCTGACATGATATTATCCTCTCTTAAATATTTTAATTACTTAGGCGAGTAGCCTATTTTATATTATAAACTATTCGACTAAATAATTAAAGCCGATAGAAATTAATCTATCGGCCTTATAATTTATTAAATATTGTTAATGAATTCAGGTACACCATCATAGAATTCTTTTTTCTTAGAATCTTCTTCGGTTTTACCATTCAACATAATTTTTTGAATTTCTTCTTGACAAGCTTGACCTACGAAACCTTGAGTTTCATATTCTACAGTACCGTCAGCCTTAATAGTAACTTCGATTTTTTTCATTTGAAAACCTCCTAAAGATAAAAATAGCGGGGAACGAGTCCCCGCATATCATTATTTAAATTATTATGCCAAGCATTCCAATTTAATTTCTTGGTTACTTTGAGCAATAATATTAACCATATAACCAGCGGAACGAGCTGCTTTAACTACTTTATAAGAGTTATAGATCATACCAAGTTTTTCACTGAATTGTTTAATATTAGTGCCGGAACCATAGAAATCACCACGAACTTCGACAGAGAAGTCTTCGTTAAATACAAGACCTACATGAGCTTTATGATTACGATCATGGAAAGATACAGTAGCATTAACTTCGCGTTGGTCACGAGGAATAACGATCATACCGGACGCATCAAGAGTTTTGCCGTCAAAATCGATATCGAAGTCTTTGTTAAATTCTTTGTCCATCATTGCATCCATGAAGTCTTTGCGGGAAACATCTTTAAGAGTTTCTACTTTTTGTTTTAAATATTGTGACATAATTATGTCCTCCTTATAAAAAATATAGATATCTATATGCAAACGGCGATATGCCGTAATTGCTTAACTATTCTTACGAACAAATTCGAATTCTTTTGGAAAATATTTCTTAATGAATTCTTTTTTAACAGTATTTCTAATGTTTTCGCTGTCACTACTATTATAGTGCGGATTGCCAGGAGTGTCAAGAAATATGTTATTTACACTAGATAATAGATCGACTAAAGTACTATATACAGGAACTGTTTGTTCAGTTAAAACTTTAAAATCTGAAATATTTTGAAGACAAATGTTAACGTCTCGAATCAAGATATCGAGCTCTTTTTTCATTTGTTCTTCCGCTTTTTTATCTAACTTTTCAAACAGTAATTCTGCTTTTTTGCGATTACTTAATTGTCGATTACTATTCGGATCAAAAGTAACGATTGCCAAGTTAAAAATCCTTTCTATTCAGTTAAATAATTAGATTTGCTAGGCTTTTTTACTGGCTCGAGTAAGCTCGCTTTCTTTTCGCTTGCATATACTGCAAATTTACGAGCATGTTCTTCTAAGGCTGCAATAGAATCAGAAGAACTTTTAACGACAGGAACAATTGTCATTACTGCTTCTTCGATAAGACCTTGAGTAACTTCTTTACGGTCGTTAACGAACAATACACGTTGAAGATTAATGACAGTTTGTTCAATTTCGGCACCAGTAAAACGATCGACAGCATTAACGAGATATTCTAAATCTGCTTTAGATTTGAATTTCAAGCCATACTTTTTAATATAAATAGATAGGATTTCTTGGGCTTCTTCGTTATTAGGAACACTAAAGTACCATTGAGTATCGATACGACCAGCACGCATTAATTCTGGTGGTAACTTAGTGATATCGTTACTAGTAAATACTGTAAAACTATTTTCATTTTCGTGTAAGAACGTCAACATACGACTCATTACACGAGCAAGAGTACCGGCGTCACTTTGGTGACTTGATGCATACATATGTTATTAACCTGTATATTTTTACATACAGCTCTGGAGGTTTCCCTCATTTTCATCGATTAGTCAATTCTAATCCAGTTTAGCGTAACTTTTCACCTTATTAAAAGATTCATAGGGTTGGGGCCTCTTGGTAGGATTATATCTTTTCACCTACTACGCGTTGCGGCTGGCTTAACTTTATTAAGCCTTCACCTCTGATTAGCATATTGTATGTTAATACAACTTAGCCTTCCAGATTTTTTCCCCAAAGCTAGTCATCATCTTCTAAATCTGTTGATGATGACGCGGCTATGCTTAACCGCCAAAGACTTTTTCAGCTTCGTCGACCAAAATGACACATTGTTTAAGTTCTCTTACTTGATTTAGTGCTCGTTCCATATTACCTTCAGAAGCACCGACTAAACCTTGCATAATTTTACTTAAATTAATATTTACTAACGGTACTTTTAATGTGGCCGCAATAATACTTGCTGCTACGGTTTTAGAACAACCAGGAACACCAAAAGCAATAAAGCCTTTAGGTTTTTTAATCCCGAGTTGTTTTGCTTCATCGGTATAGAATTTAGGTAATGTGGAAACATATTTTTTGAAAGCATGATAGCCACCCATGTCATTTAAGGACATTGTAGGGTGAGAAATTTCTAACATGCTACCATCGAAGTTTTCAGTTTTAAACTTATGAATATCGGCTACGCTTATATTACCAGATTTTGAACAGTATTCTAAACATTGAAGCATTTGAATATATGTTAAACCTAATAGTGCTTCGACACATTGTAATTTTTCGTCACCAGTGCGATATTTATTTAAATAAAGCTCGATTTCTTTAGAAGTCAAAGCATCTAAAGAAATTTTATAAGCATAGTCAGCAAGCTCTTCTGGAGGAGCAAATGTTGCGACTACAAACACTGGTGCACCAGTACCCTTAAAGGCCATAACATCTAAAAGAATTTTAGAGTACATTGGATTCTTTAATGGCATAGGCTCTACAAATAAGTGAGGACTTTTCTTCTTTTCTTCGTTACCGATTTCGAGAAGAACGTTTTCATATTTATTAAGATCAGGGTTCACTTCATTCTTAATATCTTTAAGATAATTGAAGGAACACTGTTTATTATTCGAATCTAAATTTTTAAGTTCTACAGAGCCATATAAATAACGTTGAGCGCTAATATACACTTTTTTAATTTCTGAATTAGTGAATGCGGCTCCTAAAGAAAAATCTTCAAGATTTTGACCGGCATTATTTAAAGAATTTAAAACGTAAGAAACGCCACGTTCTAGTTCTAATGTTTGGATCCAAATGAGTGGACTATATCCACTTTTCATACCAGATTTAGATAACTTATTGAATTGCATACTTTTCCTTGTCTCCTTTTAATCTGCTAAACTTCTTTGTTCATCTTCAGGCAATGCTGAATTAATTTTTTCGATAAAATCCATTACAGCAGAAGCCGTTAATGAAACTTTTAATTTAGTTTCTCTTGTAATGGAGTCTTTAGGCCAAGCTTCCATTTCTTTATACATTGTTGTAAATTCTTGGTCGCATTTGCTCCAAACTTGGTCCATTAAATTACGAGCCAGTAAAGAATCGACCATTACTTTAAATTCGTCCATTTTTTCTAAGGACGTTTTCTTAACGATTGCTTGTTTAAGTAAAGATTCAATTTCTTCGTCCCAATCAAAATGGTGTTCGAAATCGATATTTTCTTCGTTGACAACACCAGTAGCCTTAAAAATAGCATCGTCTTTATTAATAGTCAACACCGAAGAAAGTTTAAATGCTTTTTCTTCCTGTTCGTAATTAAATTTATTATTAAAATAAGTATCCTTAATAATTACTTCCATGGAATCCAACGCCCCCGTCTTTTTTAATATACATGTTTTCATATTGATTAATATTATTATAAGCTACAATAGTCTTATTATCTAAACTATATTTACTGAGATCAACAACTTTCTGATTGTTGCTACCGATAAAACTACGCATAACGTTCGTATGAGTATCGTCGTAAATACGCTGATGTTCATCGTATTGTCCATCGACAAGCACATCGATCGTATCAAATAATTGTTCATATCTCTCTTTATCGTCACGTAACATATCTTCATATGTATGCCAACTAATTACGAGAATATGGTAATTATATTTTTTAAGTAATTTACATAACTCAATTAAACCGTCCAATTGATCGGTCGGTTCTCCTCCGACTATCGTAACGCTTTTAACACTACACATTTCTTCTAATCGATCTACGATAGATTGAATCGACACATGAGAGCCTTGTTCTCGTTGCCATAATTCATAATTAAAACAGCCTCGGCATGGATCTCCTTCCTCGGCCTTACGGCAACCAGCAAAATATAATTCACTTCTAAGATTACCTTGTAAACTTGGACCGGCAGTCTTAATGTTTATTCGGTAATCATATAGATTAATATCCATACTTCCTCCAAAAACAAAAAAGCCAGACCCTTATCGGATCTGACTTTTATAAACATCGTGCTTACAATTTAAGCAACGGAAAATATCTTTATCTTTAAGCTGTAAATATTCTTTTTGTCTAGCATTATATCGAAACTCAAATGTTTCGACTTTCTCGAAAGTTCGTCCTCCACATCGAGGACATTTAAAATACAGCTTATCTTCAGGATCAGTTATCAGCATATTATTCACCTAAGAAGTCTAAGAATAGACCTGCATATTTAGTCGTTAATACGTCGTTTGGTTCAATACCTTTAACTTGCGTAAATTCAGTTAATTTTTCGTTAAATGTTTTACCCAATTTATTTTTAAGAGTAACAATTTTCTTCATATTAACAAAATTCTTAATCATTTCGACATCTTCTGGTTTAAGAACGTCGATATCGAGATTTGCGGCGCACCCTTTAAGAGCGCTACTCACTGCCGATTTATATCCACTTGCGTAGTCGAAACGACCTTTTTTATCTGATTTACGTGGACAGTTAGAACCAATATCTTCTTTTACGATAACGATTGGTTCACCATTTTTATCGTAAGTATTAATAGTTAAACGACCTTGGACGTAAAAATATTGATCGTGAATATTTTCCTTGCCTTGAACTTTTTCTTTATCGTAAGCTTCATAAACTTCAGTCCAACTTTTAATAATCTCAAAAGACCATTGACCGTCAAATAATTGATTAAGTAATACGGTAACATCACCGATACTTAAATATTTGGCACCTTGGTTTAAATATTGATTAGATTTAAAAAAGTCTGAGCTAACATTTTCACTTCTGAAAATATCTTTAAGAGTAATCATAATAAAATCCTTTCTGTTAAGATACTAATTTCATATATAGATATTATAACAGAAAGGATAGATTTTGTCTACTTATTTAATACTTTAAGTGCAGAACTTACGGTAATTAACAATTCTTTTTTGAATTGAATTTGTTTAAGGATGCCGTCAAGGAAATTATAACGACCACGAGTTTCAGCAATCAACTGGAATAAATCAACAGTATTTTTACCGATTTTATATTTTTGAGCAGCAATAACGCCAGATGCTTTACGTTCTGTTTCGTTAGAACCTTTAGCATTAGTTGCTTTAATAACGGTAAGAACGCCGTCTTCTTTATTCGTTAAATTATCTAACGCCGTTTTAGTTTCCATGAATTTATCATGGATATAGCTATGTAAGCTATCTAGTTCAGATGATACTAACAACACAACATTAGGAGGAATATTAGATTTAATTTTAATACCGTCGATACGAGTTAAGATCTCAGTTTTAAGATCTTCCCAATCCGGATCAGCAATCGGATTAGCAAAGAAATCGATGACGTTATTAAAAGAATCCCCTTTAGATTTTGATTTATCTGTTTTTTCACAAGATACAGTTTCCTTTTCGACTTCATCGACAACAAGTTCTTCTTTAGCGTCAGAAATAGTTTCTTCAACTACTGGAGCAGAAGTTTCTTCGACTACAGGAGCAACTTCTTCTTCAGGAGTTTCTTCTGCCAAAAGGTCGAGAGAATCTTCTTTAATTTCTTCCACTGTATCATCGGCTAGAAGGTCGATAGGTTCTTCTTTTGTTTCCAGATTGTCGTTTTCATTAACGACAATGTCTTCCATATCGTCGAAAATGTTAAAACCTTTTTCACTCATTACTTTTCCCCTTTGATTAATTCAGGATGATGCTCATTGATATCATCAATTAAAGCATCAATATCTTTTAATAATTCAGCTTGGACAGCATTCTTATTTTCTCCGTTGAAAGTAGCTAGATAATTTAAGCTATACAACGGGAAGAAATCGTTGCCAAGTAAATTAAATTTTTTACCATGTTCTTCTAAAATAGAAGGGCCATCTTTAAACATCTTTAATGAAATATTGCCGAAAAGAACAATCATTTTTGGCTTCATATTATCGATTAAAGCGTTTAGATATTGTTTAGCGATAGCTTGTTCAGAAGTATTAGGAGGGCGAACTTTAATATCTTCGCCGACTTTGATTTCTGGACAATACGGGATACAATCAATCCAAATACTAGAATCTAATTTTAAATTCTTAGATTGAAGATATTTTAGAATGTTATAGTATTTGGAATCCTTTCCGAGAACTACAGATTCGCTTGCCATTGGATCTTTAATAAAAAGAATATCGCAAGCGAATTCTTTATTTAAATTAATAGGAGTAGTTCTACGTTTAATAGTTTCAGGAATAGGATATTGATTGTAAGCTTCTAAGAATTCATTATATAATTCTTTCGCGCTATCGTTTCTATATTGTTTCAGTAGGCTCATTTAACTTTTCCTTTAAAAGAGCAATCTCGGCTCTCAGTAAATTATTTTCAGCTATTGCCTTATCTTTTTCTAATGTAGCAAGCTTAATCAGATGATCGGCCCCTTGAGCCTTTCGTCTATCTTCGATCATAGTCTTAACCATCGACATAATAATCTCTTGATCGACTACGACAAAGACATCGTCATCTGTTTCATGGAAACAAAACTTTAGATAATAGAACTCTTTATCTTGAGATTCTCGTTTTAATTTATCTAACCATTCCTTATGAATCGTGAATGTTTTCTTTCCGCGAGCTTTATCGGCTACTTTAGTTTTTAATTCTTCACTAACACTAATGATGCCCTTAATCTCTTGATCGCCTTTAATCTTGCCAGCTCCACTATTAGGAGTCATTCGATTAACGACGTCATGAATTAATGCTTCATTAGCATTATGATTTTTCATTTCAAAAACAGAGCCCATCCTTTTATCAGGACGGGCTTTGAATTTTACTTGTTTTCTTTTATTTTTTGCGAGTTCGTTATCGTGTTTAATGCACTCAGTACACTTATTACCAGTAATGCTTAAACACGAATACCATTCGTCGCCAAATAAACAAGACATAATTAACTTTCTTCTAGTTCTTCTAGCTTAGCCTCAGAGTCGCGAATTTCTTCGACTTCTTTTTCGCTAAGATCTTCGAACGTACCAGAAACCATGTTAAGCAACTTTTTAAATTTATCTGGATTAGCTAGCATATCTTCACGAAACGCCATTTTACCATTCCATTTATCTAACACTTCTCCGGTTTCAGGATCAATTTGTTGCATCCATGCACCAGCTTTATGAATGACACCCATATCGACTAATTCATCGAGCGTGCTTAGAATTTGTTCAATACCTTGACCAAAGATAGCAAAGTAACTAAATTTACGATACGGGAATTCACCTGGAATACAGTGATTTTTAGTAATTTTACAATTAATCTTAATACCGTCTTCTTTACCGATAGGATCGGCATCAGTAATACTGCCTTTACGCATTTCGACAATCATCATGCTGCCAGTTCTAATAGCCAAGCCACCAGCTAAAACTAAATTATCGCCGTACATACTGAAACCGCCGATATTCGTAGTTAAATGCTGAATAAGAATCATAGCCGTTTTATATTTGCTAATTAAAGAAACGAACTTAGCTATAATTCTACTATTCATTCTGGCCTGCACTGCGACAGACACGTCTTTAAGACTTTTGTTTGCCTCAGATTCTGGAACTAAAGCTTTTAAAGTATTGATACAAAATAAGTCGATAGCGCCAGTTTGAATTAATGCTTCAGCTTGGTCAATACAATCTTCAGCCGTATGATCACGATCATATTGAATAAAATAAAATCGATCTGGATCGATACCAAACTGATTAATCATATAATCTAGATTTAAAGATGCTTCGCTTTCGATCCATAAAGCAAAATGACCTTCTGGATTTTCTCGATGCATTTTACCGATTGTTTCGAGAACTAAACTGGTTTTCCTTTATACCCTCGGTTTCCCGATATTTATTAGGGGAGTAGACTATATCATCATCTTAATTAAGATGTTCTGCGCTTCCGTTACAAATGTAACGTACTCCTTTCGGATAGTCGTTGGGGCGCCATTAAGCTGCCTGCTGATCACCTCATAGGGCTTCCCAGCATATCACAGAATTTGCATATAATTATCACTAATTATAGGGGCAAATTAATTACCCGAGTCAGCGACACCGGCAATAGTCGTGATCTTACCAATAGGGAAACCACCACCAGTTGCTGCATTAAAGTTAACAGATGGTGTCGGAATAAATTTAATATTAAGTTGTTCTTGAACTTTAGGATCACTTAATCGACCGACAACCATGTTATTCTTTTTCTTAGCCAAGTTAGCCATTACAAGATCTAATCGCTTACGTCTTTCGACATCAGTTAAGACTTGAGAATTGCTAACTTCGACAATTTGTTCAGCTTTCTTTCTTGCCACTTGTACTTCCTTTCTTGTCCTTAAAGGACTTAATGATATTATCTAAAAGATTAATAGCCTGAACGTAATCTTTATTAATTTCGCCAGTAGCTTCTTGATAAAGATTATTTCGTTCTACTAGGTATCTTAATGATACACCAAGTACGGGTACAATTGCAAGGTCTTTTTCTGTCCCTTCAGCATTAAGAAGTTCTTCGATTACTTCAGAAAAAGCTTGAATAATTTGTTTATTCTTTTCTGTTATGTCGCCTTCTAATACTTCAGAGAACATGCCGACATAAGATGCTAAACTCTGTTTAATTGCGTCGATTTTCAATATTTCACGCCTTTCACGAGTTCGTATTCTTCATACTCAAATCCGTTAAATAATGGATGGATCTTATACATCCGCTACGATAAATTTACACAAATTTTATAACTTTATAAACTTATACTATGATATTCTTTTCAAAATATCTTCCCTGTTCATCGCGTCCAATTTTGTTATTAATTTAAATTAACTTAAATTAATTAACTACTTTTGTTTGGTATAACGCTCTAAGGGCTTAAATTCCCCGGCAATGCGACGGGTACATATTTAGAAATTTGTGTTAAATGAACTTTTCTAAATTTAATAATTTGCTAAATTTATAGCTGCATTAATATCTCTATCGATTTTTAATCCACATTCATTGCATATATATGTCCTGTCTTTAAGTTTTAAATCTTTTTTATAGCTTCCACAACAGCTACATGTTTTTGAACTAGGATAAAATCTATCAGCTAATATAACTTCAATACCATACAGTTCAGCTTTATATAAAATTTGTCTTCTAAATTCATACCATTTTGAATCAGCAATTGATTTCGCAGTATGTTTATTTTTCATTAGACCTTTTATATTTAAATCTTCAAGAACAATTTTAGACGGCTTGGTTTTCACTATCTCTGTTGTTATTTGATGAATATAATTATTTCTAATGTTGGTTAATTTTCTATATAAAATTTGAACTATACGGTTTTGTTTTAGAATATTTTTACAATCTTTAAGAGGTCTTATATATGTTGGTACACGATTTTCATCATAACTTTCTATATTATTTAAAATTTTTCTAGAAAGTTTTCGTTGAGCACGTTTTAATCGTTTTTCTAACAATTTAATTCTATATCCTTTATTGATATTTTTATATTTTTTTGAATAAGAATTATCTTCATTAGATACAATAGCTAAATCTTTTAATCCAAGATCAATGCCTATTTTTTCATCTGTTAATTTAACTTGTTTTGGTTCAACTTTATAGCCTACAGATAGATACCAAAATTTACCATCATACGTAATTCTAGGATTAACATATTTTTGATTTTTTGGAATTTTTGGTAAAGATTCTCTGGTTTTAATAAAACCAATTCTTTCACCACGAAATCCTTCTGGAGTTCGTTTTAAAGTTTCATAATTAACATAAAAACTTGGCTTAAATTTTTTTCGAGATTTATATTTTGGATAACCAGAAGTTTTTTTAAAAAAACGCATTAAAGCATTATCTGCGTCTTTAACGGCTTGTTTTATTACATTGCCGCCAACCTCTTTTAACCAAATGTGTGTTGTTTTTTTAAGCGTATTATTAATATACTTTTGAACTTCGTTTCCTTTAATAATTTTTTCTTTGCTATTATCTTTTAACGATTCATTATATTTTTCTTGGTTATAATGTAAGAAAAAATTATAAGCCCATCTTGCAACACCAGCACTTTTCCAAAATAATTTTTCTTGTTCTGCTGTAGGTAATAATCTAATCTTTTTTGTTAGATACATTTTGTTTAACTCCATTAATTAATTGCTTAGTCTTTTTAGATTGTTGACCATACAAACAATTCGCAAATATTGTAACAATCTGAACTAAATTGTCAGACATTTCTTTTTTGCTTTGTTTTGTATTATCAATTATCTCTATTTCTACATCATTAATTTTACAAAGATATTCTATTAATTCGAATCCAAATCCGATTAACTTATCTTTATGAAGTATAATAACCTTAGAGATATCTTGATCATTAATCTTATTAAGGAGTTCTTGTAATCCTTTTTTCTTATAATCAATACCTGATCCTATATCTGAAATAATTTCAAATTCGTATCCTTTGGCATACATATAAGATTTTACATTATTAATTTGAGTTTCTAAATCATCTTTTTGAGACGAAGTCGATACTCGACAATATCCAATTACAAGTTTTTTCTTTTTATCAGCAGTAGAAAAATCTTTTAATTGATCTAAAGAATAATATCTTGTACCACCTTTTGTAATATGATACGGTATACATTCTCCAGATTCGTGCATTCTTCTTAAAGATGCTGTTGTTAATCCAACTTTTTTAGCAAATTTACCAATGCTTATTAACTGCATAAGTTTATCTCCTTTATAAGAACGATCTAATATTATATTACACCATTATTATAAAGGATAAGTTATAATTTGTCAAATTTTTGTAAATTTATCTTGTTCACATTAAAACGCAACTTTTAATGTAGTCTTTCTGTTACCAGTAGACCTCTGACACTTTCATGCCAGCGCAGACTATATCTTCATCCTGTTTAATTTTAAACAGGAGCAACATTTTTCTTCCGCCATAAGCTTGCGGCTTTACTCTCCCTCGAGGAGATAGTCGTTGAAGGTCTTCCATATCTTATTAATAAGACTTAGGAATTTCCCTGCTAAACATCCATTGTTTTGTAGCACTTAGAACATATCTTTATATGTATGCTTTTTTTCATCGTATGCCATCTCTACTATTTTTTCTGCTTTCGCACCTTAGATTTATAATCTCAGTTTATCCTTTCGAATTACTGTTTAGGTTGTAGAGCTTTAGGAATTAAAAGCATTTAACGTTGAGTCTGCACCTCTTACGAGATACAGAGGGTATGTTATTCATTCTATAATAATCTTGTTACCCGTTATATTTCTTTTTGTATGATTCGAAATCTTTATATTTAAGTAAGGTAATTTTATAGTCGACGCCTAGAATATTATTATTTAAATTCGACATTACTAATGCAAATTTAAGTTTAGTCTTACCTAATGGCTTAGGGATTTTACCTAGCTTACGCATAGGACCGTCATCGACAAGTTTAACGTTATTAAATTCATCGATTAATAATAAACTATTAACCGACATATCTTCGTTAAATTTGTTAACGACTTTATATATTTCTTCTTTAGGCTCGAGCTTAACAAAATTAGCCTTACCCGATGATTTTTCCGTGATCCGAAGATGTTCGCTTTTAAATCCGATATCGACAATTAACATACGGTTTTGAGTCGTTAAACAATAAAAGTAATTAGTATAGATCGGACATATGCTGCAAATAGCATCGCCTTCTTCTAATTTGATTACTTTCTTCGTTCTTGTGATATCGAACATAACACCAGGAACACATTTATAATAGCCGTGTTTGGTCACGATAAGATAATTAACTTCTCTATCGTAATTCAGATAATTATTATCTTTTGTATAGAAATAATATACACGATCTTCTATTTTTAAATATGTTTCTGGATTTTGTGCTACACGAAATACTTCGGCACCAGAAAAACGAATAATAGGTTTATTTAGATTTATCATCTGATTCACCTATTAATGTTAAACGTTTATCGTTCTTAAAATATTTCTTAAGAACATTTTGAAGTTCACGTTTAACTTCTTCTAATATAGAAGTACTGTTTTTTAAAATGCCTTTAATTTCTTTGTTGCGAGCTTCGAGCTCTGCAATCTTAGTATCATAATCTCGTTGACTTAACTTAGTGAAATCATTGATTTTCATACCAAGAATATAATCGGCCGCTTCTTCACTTATACTAAGAAGCTTCATTAATTCATTTTTAGGTTCATCGCTAGTTTTAATTAGTTCTAAAATTTTAGCACTATTAGCGATTGCCAATTTAATATTATTATATCTAAACAATAGTTTATTATTTTTATTTAACTCTAAAGTTAATTTATTCTTAACAATATTATGATAATGAATTAATAGCTTCTTAATAATAGAAACTAACGGCATATGTTCAATAACTTTATTATTATAAATAATAGTAAAGATACTGTTAAAGTTATCTTCTAACTTCGTTTTCTTAAAGACTTGCTTGATTAAGTCGTCTACAGATTGACCACGTGCTGGTTTGATAGAAATATTAAGAGTGCCTTTTGCAGAATAGTTTTTAAATTCTCCGCAAAGTTTATTTTCTTTTAATTTCTTTAAACCAGCCATAATAATACCGACATTAGTTGTATAAGGAATTGTCGTAAATACTAATTCTTTTTTATTTTTAATCGTATATTGACCACGGATAATAAACTTACCCTTACCGTTATCATATACAGATTCAATATCGTCAGGATTCATAATAATCCCTTCAGTCGGGAAATCTGGTCCTTTGATATATTTCATTAAGAACTTAGTATTAATATCTTTACCTTTATTAACTTGATCGATTGTTTTAATTAAAGCCGTGATAACTTCTGTCGCATTATGAGACGGAATCATAGAACTTACACCGGCTGCAATACCGTTAGTGTAGTTACATAAAATATTCGGAAAGAATCCTCCTAAATATTTTGGTTCCAACCCTTCGTTATCGTAAGTCGGCATCCATGGAACCGTTGCTTCGTTAGTGTCTCCTAAGAGGAGATCTCCAGTTTTACTAAGCTTGCTCTCGACATATCTCATGGCCGCACAACTATCGCCCTCTATTGACCCATAGTTACCATTGCCCTCTCCTAATGGATATCTGGCAGAAAATGTAGCCGTCATATTAACGAGAGCGCCATATGGACCATCTAAACTATGTGGATGATATTGGCCGACAGTATCGCCGATAACTTTGGCAGCCTTCTTAAAAGGTTTATTATTATTTAAACCTAAATTGTTCATCGACAATAATACACGTCGTTGAACCGGTTTTAAGCCGTCATTAAGTAACGGAATTGCTCGTTCATATACAATGTGATTAGCATATTTACTAAAATTTTTAACGAGCAAGTCGCTTAATTCAATTTCAATTTCCATTACTAATTACCTTGATATCCTTAACGAGAACTTCATATGTCTCACGTTCGCACTGATTAACTTTATCCCAGTATTTTCGATTAACGAACATACCTGTGATTTCGACATTCGTCTTTAACGGAATATCTCGTAAGATATTCGCATTAAGATTGTGACCGACACACGGGATAAAATCTTTTTCGGTACCGTTATTACGTTCGACCATTACAATATCGTTACAGATATTATGGCCACTTTTGTTCGTAACTTTATTAATTTTAACGACCTTACCTTTAAGCTTAGTTTCGTTAAATTGAGATACATGTTGATTGGCCTGGGTTAAATAACCGTAAACTATTAATTTAACACCAGTATCTGTTTTAATATTTTTAGTTCGAATTTCACCAAATGCATTAATGTGAGAACCATCTTTAAGATTGTATACTAATCGAACGTTATCTTTAAAGTATACAGGAATCTTGATACTTCTTTTTTTGACTTTCATCGTAACGAAAGCTTTGTATATATCTTGACCGTGAACATCTTGATGAGACACAGTGATCTCATCAATTGTCCCAGCTATATTTAGAAAATTATTCACTTTTTAATATACTTTCTAAATTCTAATTTAAATCCCGATTTCTCATCGGTATCTTCTTTAGCATTGACTAGAGTAAAATCTCTAGTAATTTTACTATACGGAAATAATGTATCGCCGACTTTAAAATCTTCGACAACCGTTAAATAAACAGCATCGCAATATTTTAAGAAATAACGATAAATTGTTCCGCCGCCAATAATATAATAATCGTATCCTTCTAGAATAGCTGCTTTACATTCTTCGATCGAAGAAAATACTCGTACACCGGGATACGAAAAACCACTTTTACTAATTACCCAGTGTTCTCGATTAGGGAGAAGCCCAGGCAAACTTTCGAAGGTTTTTCGGCCCATTACGATAACTTTATTTAAAGTTTTCTTCTTAAAGAATGCAAGATCTTTAGGAATATGATATAATAATTCATTATTCTTACCGATGTAATGAAACAAGTTCATGCACCCGATCATATAGATCATACAGCTACCTCGAAAGAAATTTTACCGCTATGCTCATAGTCTTCGAGAATTAAGTCGTCGATTTTAAAGTCATAAAAACTTTTTACACGAGATTTAATTTCGACTTTAGGAGCATAATGGCTTTTATTGCCGACTTGAATAAATGCACCACGCAAATGATTTTCGTACACATGGGCATCGTTAATCATGATCGTAAACAGGCCTGGCTTAAGATCACAGGTTTGTGCCATTAGTAATAATAGGAACGCATATTGAGCCATATTATATGGTAAGCCTACTAACGTATCAGAGCTTCGAATATTTAACAATAAATTAAGCTTTCCATTAGTGACATTCCATTCAGTTAGGAATGCACAAGGTTGCAATGCCATATTATTTAAATCTTCTACGTTCCATAGGCTAACGACCATACGACGACTATCTTTATTAAAATGAAGATCGTAAATTAATTTGTCGACTTGGTTCATATAGATCTCGCCATTTTTGCCCAAACGATAATTTTTAATTTTACCTTCTTTTTTTAACTTGGCTACGTTTTCAACTAAGACATCGAAATACTTATATTCTTTTCCTAGTTGATAACCGTAAGCGAATCCGATAGTACCGTCTTTACGTTCCCATTCGTCCCAAATGGTAACGTTATATTTACTGCGTAATAGTTCAACGCTATTACTCTGATCTTGCCAGATCCACAGCATTTCTTTAATGGCTGTTTTGAGTCCGACAAATTTTGTCGTCAATAAAGGAAATTCATCTTCGAGATCGAACTGAAGCATCTTATGCGGTAAACTAAATGCATTAACGCCAGTGCGATTTTCTTTTAATTCGCCTTTTTCGATGATTTCACTGATCAACGGAATATACTGCTCGTCAGCTGCATTCCGATAATCTTTATTAACGTCTTTAATAGTTTTAATTAATTGTTTAATGAAGCCCACTTAGTCAACTCCAAAATTATTTAACACAAGATTCTTTCTAGCTTCCGAATCTTTACCCATTATATCAGATACCATCTTAGCACACTTTTCAGCGTCTTCGATAGTAATCTTATACAAATGTCTTTTCTTAGGATCCAAGGTAGATTCCCATAATTGATCTGGGTTCATTTCTCCTAATCCTTTTATGTATTGCACATGCCATTGGTCTTTTTCTTTATATTTAGCTAGCTCTTCTTTAGTATAGATATATTTATGGCTATTGCCTTTAACAAGTCTAAACAAAGGAGGAGCCGCTGCATAAATATAACCATTTTCGATAAGTTCTTGATAATGATTATAGAAGAACGTAGCCCAAAGGCAAATGATATGAGCCCCGTCGTCCGATCGTACCCTCGGTTTCCCGATACTTCATAAAGGGACTAGACTATATTTTTATCCGGTCTGGATAGCACCTCTATAGTCGTTACACATTTACGATATTTTTCAATATCGATTTAGCACGGTATTGCCATTGCTAACCATTTCTGGCCCATTAGGTTCTCTTGATTATAGGAGCGCCTTCGCACATAATGTCTTATTCAACTCCAACCGTAAGCATATTATTAGTTAATATACACCGCTCAATAGCGTTAGGGTGCTCGTAATCTCTTGCATTCCTGCAAGGACGACTAATTTTTATTAATCTGCATCTGACATTACGACAATCTTGTTATATTTTAAATCTTCGATATTGAATGATTTATCAATACCGCAACCTAATGCGTTAACAAGATCTAATAACTTGTCAGACGTAACTGTACCACCATTCTTTTCAGTATTCATTACTTTACCGAAAATAGGTAGTACAGCTTGATATTCGGGGTCACGTGCTTGCTTACTAGAGCCTCCGGCACTGTCCAAAGTGAACATATTCGGGCTATATCTTATTATTTATTAAAAATAATCCTGCCGTTTCGGAATAAATATTAATTCCTACTCTACTCAGTTCATATATATAATATATGCTTTTCGATAGTCTCTGAACACATTACAGATACCCATTTTCTTTTTCCATTTGTTTCCTAATTTGAATCGCCATTTTTATTGCCTCATCTCTACCGTATTTATTCTTACTAAAAGATCGAGATATTTTTTTCTTATTAAGATCATACCAACAACATACTATACTGTCATTAGTTTCTGTAATTCCTCGGCAATTAAAAATATTAGTTTTTCTAATGTTAGTATTTCTATTATTAATAGAAACATTAACAACTCTTAGATTCTTCATTCTATTATCTAAACCATTTTTATTTATATGGTCAATAACTAATCTATCATGCTTTTTTAAAGACATTATTATTCTATGAAGTTTGCCTTCCTTGTTTGATGCATAATATGTTTTAGCATGATTATCTTTATAAACGGATATTTTTGATTTATTTAAAATTGGAACAGAATCTCTATCGACAATCATTTTCTTTATTCCATATGCTCTTGTATAGATAAAGAAAACGCATATATCTTTATAGCATCTATAATAATCGTAATACTTTATTCCGTCTTTTAATGTCTTTTTTGCTAATTTAAGTGCAAAAGGTCCATATCTATTTATGGAATAAGTAAAAGTTTTATTATTATAATATACGGTATAATGATCTTTATGTTTACTAAGTACAATTCTATTCATTTTAAATAAACCTTTCTGTAATTTCGCTGCGGATAATTTATAGTTTTGACGATGTTACTATACCTAAGCCATTACGCTTTGCCATTATTATATCACTATAATAATTTAGTTGCCAACACTAATTTAAACTTCCCCGCAATTAGACAGGTTTAACGAGAGCAACTCTGCCTTTTACCCTCGACAATAAACAGTTCGCATTTTTTAGGATCGTCACTATGACAATCGCTTAACTTTTCTACGACAGTAGATTTTAATGCTTTCTTCTGTTTTCTTGCATTTTCTCTTGCTTTCTTAGCATCGAGTCTAGCTTTAATACTAAGATTAATTTTACTCGTTAATTGCTTAGCAAAAGTTTTTTTCTTTTTAAGCTCATCGCCGAAAGACTCGGAAATTAATTCTTTAACTTGATCTCGAATCTCGGGCATCTGTAAATATAATTTATTCTGACCTTCGAATTTAGGTTCGATCGTCTTAATATTTACGATAGCTATAAGACCTTCGATCGCATCGTCTTGTGTTAAATCTTTAATATTTAACTCTTTTAATGCTTGTACAACACCAGCCTTAAACCCATTTAAATGATCGCCGCCGTTTAAGGTATTGATATTATTTACAAACGTTAAAATCGTATTAGAATATAATCCATCACAATAATTTAATACGACATGAACAGATGTATTATCTTTTTCTCCTTTGAACTCTAACGCTTTGCCGATAGTTTCTTTAGGAGTAATATCTTTTAGATAATCTAAAAGAGTCGAAGATTTTAAATTTACCCATCCGTCGCCTAAATTATATTTGATAGTAAGACCCTCGTTAAGATAACTCAATTGTTTAAGTTTCTTCTCGAGATCTTTAATATTAATAGGATCTGGATATATTTCAGGATCCAGTCGATATTCAATACGGGTACCCGTCTTTTTAGACTTTCGTCCTTTTTTAAGTTCTTGACTTAAGATACCTTTTTTGAAGCCGATAGACCATTCATATCCATCACGCCATACTGTGGCGTTAAAATATTCGGAGACTGCATTAACGCAGCTACTTCCCACGCCATTAAGTCCACCAGTAGTAGACATTTGTCCACTGATGGAATTAAATTTTCCACCTGCATGCAAAGAGCCCAAAGCCAACTGCACTTGAGGAACTTTATATTTTTCATTAAGCGCTACCGGAATACCACGACCTTCGTCTGTGATAATCATTACTTGAGTATCGGGATTGTATTCTACAGTTATACATTTACCGAAACCAGTAACGAATTCATCGACAGCGTTGTCGATAATTTCATGAGCACAATGATTTGGGCCATTCAAGTACATTTCTTTTCGTAGTCGAACATTGTCCGGATATTCGAGTACTAAAATTTCTTGTTCAGCCATTAGTATACGTGATCCTCGTCTGCAATTAAATCATAATATCGATACAATACTGCACGAACTGTTTCATTAATAGACTCTGGTAAGCTAACATCTTTATTTAAAGTTACCTCTGCTTTAAATTTTCTAGGTTTAACGATTAAACCGTTAGAAGTTGTTAACATGTCGATACGTCCATGTCTACCAGAAATACCAATTCTAAATACGAATTGGAACAGTCGTCCATCATAGTCGACTTGATATGGTGTACCATATTTTTGTTTAGATAAAGCTTCGCCGACATGACCTGCGATATTATCGAGGTCACTTTTTAGCTCTTGCTCTTTTTTGATAGCGTCTTCCCAGGCTTTAATTCCCTGGTCAATATTATCTAAATAATCCATTAGTATCCTTTCTTTTTAAAAAGAAAAACTGGGTGCAGCGATCACCACCACACCCAGTATACCATAGATTAACCTAATAAATCTACAACAGGTTTTGTGTCGGCTTTTGGAGCATCGGCAAAGCTATCGAAGTTAGAAGCTTCGGATGCACCAGAACCATCACGATGTTCAAAATACATGCTATCTACGATTACGTCAGTAGTATATACTTTAGTGCCATCTTCTTTTTCGTAAGAGCCAGTGCGAATAGCACCATTAACAAGAATTTGTTGACCTTGGTTTTTATGAATTAAATCTGCAGTCATACCAAATGCTGTACATGTGATGTTATCCCAATCTGGATATTCAGCATCTTTTGCTTTAAAATTACGTTGAGAGGATAAAGAGAAACGTAGCATAGATCTCTTTTCGCCTTCACCTGGTTTATAAGTATAAATACCTTTACCTTCAGAATTAACACGGCCTTGAAGAATTACTTGATTCAACCTGACATCCTCTCATTATTAAAATGATGAGGTTCCTACCCAAGAAAACATGCCTAAAAGTTATTAAAACTTAAAGGTAGAGGAATTCAGATATGATAGGCTATCCCCGAGTATCCCTCGGTTCTATATATTGAAATTATAATAAAATTAATCCTTTATTAAGAATATTAATTGCTGCGTTAATATCTCGATCGTGATGAATACCGCATTTAGGACAATCATATTCTCTTATATTAAGATCTTTAATATTAGAATTCTTATATCCACAATTAGAACATATTTGTGAAGAAGCAAAATATGTATCAATTTGTATAAATTGTTTTCCATGCCATAAACACTTATATTCTAATTGCTGACAAAATTCTGACCAACTAACATCTGAGATTGCTTTGGCTAATTTATGATTTTTAAGCATATTTTTAACTTGTAAAGTTTCAGCACAAATAATATCATAATTTTTAACTAAGAATGTAGATATTTTATGCAAATAATCTTTACGACAGTTTACAATATATTCATGAAATTTGGCCAATTTAATTCTAGCTTTCTCATAATTCTTAGAACCATATACTTTACGACTTAAAGATTTTTTAAGCATTCTAAGTCGTTTTTCGTTATTGACTAAGAATCTAAGATTCTCAAATTTAGTTCCATCATTCAAGATACAAAAATCTTTTAATCCTAAATCGACACCACAACTCTTCTTGGTTTTCGCAAAAGCTGTAATATCGACCTCAGCTGAAATACTAGCGAAATATTTTCCGCTAGGAGTTTTAGAGATTGTAATATTATAGATCTTTTTAAGACCATTAAAATTAGTCTTATCTCTAAACTTGATCCAACCGATTTTAGGAATCTTAATCTTTTTACTGTCTTGATCTAAATGCAAATTACAATTAGTACGATAAGAATTTTTACCTCGTTTAGTTTTGAATTTAGGATATCCTGCTCCATTAAAAAATTTAATATATGCAGCATCTAAGTCTCTTAGGCATTGTTGTAAAGCAACACAATCAACTTCATAAAGCCAAGCTTTACGTTGTTTAAGTTTTGTAAGAATACTAGATATTTTTACATAATTTAATTTAAGCTCAAATATGTTATATGCTTTCTGTTTAAGTTTTAACATGTAATTATAAACATATCGAACACAACCAAATGTTTTATTAATCAAGATTTGCTGTTCTTGATTAGGATAAATTCTAATTTCAAAACTTTTATTCATGAGGTATACCTCCTTTCGCAATAATAATAGATATACTATTATATTACCATAAGAGATATTTAATTTCAATATATAAAACTGAAGAATACTTCTTTGAGAGGACGATCGTTCAACCAAAGACGCTACTCTTTGATCGGCACCATTACGTGCACCTTGTACTTTCGTACAAGCACAGACTATATCTTATCCATATTGTACATATGTACAACTTAGGCGACACCACTTCCACTATCAAACGCTTATAGTGTACGACCCTCACGAGGTCTAGTCGTTGAACCTTTCCTTAACAAAATATTAAGGCTTGGCTGCTGATTGTCCATTGTAAATAAGACTTAGGATTTAACCTTATCTCATCTCAGAAGTTTGTTTCTACTTTCGTAACTCATATATTAAAATATATATAAGTATTCTGAGCTTTAGGAGTTTCCAGCAATTCAGTGTCTTTGTTGGGCGAGTAAGAATCGCCACTAGATGCTAGTTTCCCAACATCCTTACTAATTTGCCAAAATGTATCTTGTGATTAAAATCGCAAGTATTGTTTTGACATCTTAATAATAATAGTTTCCTTTCGATAATTAAAAAATTATTTAAATAATATATATCTTAAGCATTAAATTATGCTTTAAGAACAGATAAAATGGCTTCGATATTATAACGATTTAATTGTTTAACATCGTTCAATACGCCACCAGATAATGCTTCCATAGCTTCTACAATTTGTTCGTCAGTATAACGATTAATTTCTTCACGTAAATCTAAATAGTGAGCTAAGTAATCTAAGTAATACGGAGTGATATTAGACAAAGAGACTTGATTTTTATCTTCGTCTTCAAGAATTTCGTCTAAATATCCTTGTAGTACTTTTTGATTTCCAGCATCTTCTTTTACGAACGTTCTGATTTTGACAATTTTAGCCGCCATTTCTTTAGCGATCATTTCTGTCATTTCATCTTCACGTTTGTATTTGCTAACATAGCAATCGAGCTGACGTTCATCGAATTTAAGAGCTTCGACATCTTCAGGATCGGCTTCGCCCTTAGCATCGAGTTCGGCTGTTTCTTCAGCAAAAGATTTAAAACCGTTATCGGCTTCATAGTCGACATCTTCAGAACCTAGAAGTTCCATCGGGGATTTGTCTTCGATTGGATTGCCGTCGAAATCAGTTACCGGAACTTCTTCGTTTGTAGAAGTTGGCTCTTCAGCAACAACTTCTGGTTCTTCAGCTTCAATAGCAACTGGTTCACTTTCAGGTTCTTCCTTGACCAGTTCAGCTTTGGGCTTCCGACCACGCTTTTTAGGCTTTTCTTCTTTTACTTCGTCCGCCTTATCGGCTGCCTCAGCTTTCTCGGTTACTTCATGTTTTACAGCATGAGCATCGAGAGAAGAAATAATGCCACTATTATACATATCGAGTAATAATTTACTAGATGCTGTATTAAAAGTGGCAGGGTCTTCGTCTAACAGACGTTTAGCAATGACCAACAAATGGTCAAATGCTTTCTCAGTGTAATTCAATTACTTTGCCTCCTTGTTTAAATAATATGAATATTTATTATTAACATCTTCCGAGGTAATACGAATTTCTTTCGTATTTTCATCGATGTCGAATAATTTATCGTCGACCAAACCTTGTACGACGCTTTTTAGTGCGCGAGCACCTGTTTTACGGTCATATGCAAGTTTAGCGATAGTATCGATAGTATCGTCATCGAAATTAATTTCGATATCATACATACCGATTAATTCTTTAATTTGCTTAAAGATTGCATGTTTCGGAGTCGTTAAAATTTGTTTTAAGTCTTCGACACTTAATTCTTTAAGCGGGCAAATTACTGGTAATCGACCCAATAATTCTGGAATAATACCAAAATTATCGAGATCTTCAGGTAAGATATAATCGATTACGTCGTTATATTTAGATTTTTCTTCTAATACGTCTTTAGATGCTTCACTAGAGAAGCCGAGACCCGTATCCAAATCTTTATTTAACCTTGCCGCAATCTTCTTTTCAATACCGGTAAATGCACCACCACAAATAAATAGAATATTAGTAGTATCGATTTCAACAGTAGGAGATGACATAGCAAATCCTCCTTGTTGATCGTTAGACTTAATAGCGACTTTACCGCCTTCAACGAGTTTTAATAACTCGTATTGTACGTCACGACCACCGATATCACTACCTTGAGAACCAGCATTTTTAGGATCTCGAGCCGCAATCTTATCGATCTCATCTATGTAGACAATACCTTGTTGAGTTCGTTCGACATCGTTACCGGCTTCACGATATAATTTGGCTAAGATGCTGTTAACATCTTCGCCTACGAACCCACTTTTTGTTAAACTTGAAGCGTCGACAATAACACATGGTCGACCAAGATATTTTGCAAGCTGTTTAATCAAAAATGTCTTGCCACAACCCGTGCTGCCAAGCATAATTATATTGGATTTCTCTACATCGATGCCGACATCTTTTTTCTTAAATGCATTATATTCAAGAAGCTTAGTATGGTTAGTGATAGCAACACTAAGAATTTTCTTAGCATTATCCTGGTTGATTACACTTTCGTCCAAGTAAGCCTTAATTTCTTTAGGTTTAATATCGGATTTCTGAATCTTAGAAGATTTTTTCTTCTTAGGTTTTTCATCGTCTTCATCACCTAAAGATAAGCCCAGAATATCGTCGATATCAAAATCGCCTTCATCGTCTTGAACTTGAGATGCCATTTTCATAACGCATTCTTGACAGATAGCGATATTTTTATTAACGGAAGATTGGAAAGTAATATTATGACTTTTTTGATCGTCGATATCTTTACCGCAATAGCTACATTTCATTACTTGTCCTCCTTCGCTTTAATAATTTCATCGATAAGACCCATATCGAGAGCTTGTTGTGCTTCGAGATAGTTATCGCGCTCACATGCTTCATGAATTTGTTCATAGGTAATTTTACCGTTAGACTTCTCAGCATATTTACGTTCGAGCTTTTCACGCAAGCGTTCGATATGTTTAGCGACAATTTGAATATCGGTTTGTTGACCTTGTACACCAGTTAACGGCTGATGAATCATAACTTCAGTGTTCTCGAGAACGCTTCGTTTATCGCCCATACTCAATAAGAAGCTTGCCATACTAGCGCACATACCCATACCTACAGTATGAACAGGACAACTAATGGTACGCATAGTATCGTAAATTGCCATACCGGCCGTGATACTGCCACCAGGACTATTAATATATAGTTTAATCGGTTTACGACTACTTTCGTTAGCTAGATATAACATTGCTGGAACAATGAAATTAGCTAATCGATCGTTAATTTCACCAGTGATGAACAATACACGATCTTCTAATAGTTTGTCAAAGAGGTCTACACGGACACCTTCAGAATCTTTAATTACAGACACGGCCTACCTCCTCAAAGTTATTATTTAAAATAGTTTTTACAGCAAATATAATCTTTTTAAATGTCGACATATTTTCTGTAAAAATAATAGCTTTATATCGTACTACTTCTTTTTGCTCAGGAGTAACGATAGCTTCTCTTACTTTTTTAGCTGCTTTTTGTTTTTGTTCTTGATAGTCAGTTTGTTTATTCTTGCGTTTTTCAAGAACCTTAGAAATCTTTTCTGCACGAGCCGCATCAGAATCTTTTTTAATCTTATTAGCAGAAGCTTCAATTAATTTTAGTTCTAATTCAGTAAACAATTCAGATTCGATCAATAGCTTTTTTGTTCTTGGTCGAAGAATGCCGATACCACTTAAAAATAATTGTTGAACATTACTGTCACTAAAACCGGCTACACGAATAGTTGCCTTTAAATTATTATTATAGTCTTGATTAACTAAGATCCATAATTTGGCAATGCTAACAGCACTTAAATTATTCCATTCTTTACACCAAGGATATTTCTTATAGCTCTCTTGAGCGATCATAGCACTAAAACTAGAATATGATTCTTTAGACCAATCTAGTTTAGTAAGATCTTTAATTCTTGTGTAAAACTTAGAGATTCTTTCTTCTCGTTCACCGAACAAGATTACAGCACCTTGTTCTATAATACTTGAACGCATTAAGTTCCTCCTTTGTTAAATAAAAAAGACCCCTTATCGGGGCCTTAAATTTATTTTTTCTTGTGACGAAGCATTTGAAGAATTTGTTCTCCTTCATCAATTTTATTTTTATTGTCTGGATTATTATTAAAGAAATCCATAATTTGTCGCATTAACAACGGTGTTTCATCTTCGCCAAAGAATGCTTGATCGTAAATATCGTCTTCTTTAATTAGATAATTGTAGCGATTATGAGTACGATCGTATTCTGCACGAGCATCGATATTATGGTCGGCATCGCCACGCATTTTCATACGTTCACGACATGTAGACTCGAGAGTATTTAAATAAAATGCATAAACATATTCTGGGAACAATTCTTTAAGTTCCTTAGTGCCGGCTTCGTCGAGCACGACAACATAGTTTAAATCTTTATTTAAATCTTCCAAGTAGTCTTTACTAATACCATATGTTTCACCATTAATAGTCGTTTTACAAATATAGTCTTCAGGATACCAATCTTCTTTGTCGACAAAGAAATACTGATCGACTGGATCATTTAAACGACGAGATCTTGTCGTAGAAGTAATAATTCGGTAAAACCCTTTTACTTCGAATAAACCAGCTAAAGTACTTTTTCCACAGCCACTTGGGCCAGAAATTACGATAATCATAAGTATATAACCTCGCTTTAAAAAATAATATTATTTTATTCTTATATTATAGCATATTATTTTGTCTGTGTCACGACCGTTTTACCGTCTTTAAATTCGACGTAAAATCGTCGGTCGGCATATTTCTGCATAATATAATCGGCAAAAGGTTTATACTTATCTGAACTATTTTCGTTAAAGTTATGTCGAACTTGATTGATAACCAATACAGACAACTTTTTATTGTTATAAATGAATTCTTGGATCTTATACATGTTATCTCGAGGTCTTCCTTTTAAAGAAAAGAAATCGTCGATCACTAATAAGTTGAATTCATTCATAATTTCGCCAATATCGTCTAAAGACGACGTTTGGGCTAAATAGTATTCGCCATCAAAATTATATTGAAATAACGAATCAATCCACAATGTTGCAGGATATTTTTTTGCGATTTCATGAGCAATCGAGCTCTTGCCGCTCTGGCTCATACCGTATAATTCGACAACATTATTATCTAACGCTTTATTAATTTGATTAGCAGCCCTACTCATCTGGTGTAAATGTCCTAACGAAATTAACTCTTAAAACAGCAGTAAAGTCTTCAAAAAGGTGAATTAATAACTCTTCCAAACTTTTGCACACATAAGTATTTTCGAATAATTCACCTAAGTATATAAATCTACTTTCAGACCAATCTACTCTTTCGATTCCGTAGTCACTAACGACTGTAGTCGGAACACCGCCACCGATAATCGAACAAATTTTTAATTCGTCGACCATGACAAATAATTCTGTCTCATTTAACGCTAGATATATTTTTTCTTCTCGTTTCTCTCCGCAAGTAAAGTCGAAACATTCAATAATAATGTCTCTAACTTTTTCTAAACTATCTGTTTCTTTAATTTTGAGAGTCGAAATACATTCCTTAATATGATTTACGACGTTCTCCTTAATGTACAACACTAATTCAAAGATATCCTGTTTTTTAAATAATCCTTAACCAGATCCCAAGAGTAATAGAAGTCTTTATACATGTTGAACGAGATTCTAAAAATATCAATGCACTCGTCAACTAAAGCATCTTGTCGACCTATCGTATTCGTTATGGCTTCTAAAATTAACATTACTTCGATCTGTTCATGTTCAACGAGATCTCGAGTTTTAGTAAAGTAATTTAACTGGCACAATCTAACAAATAGATCGATGATATATTCTTTAGGATCATCTAATAATAGAATTTGATTTGACTTTAAAATTTTCATTTAATTTTGTTATAATAATCCTCGATTAAGTTTAAATCGAAATCGGCATTTAGATCGATTTCGCTGATTTCTAATTTACTAGGATTATTATAACATTGAATGAACAGTTTTGCCAAGAACTCAAATTCCACATAATTATCTAAAAGACCATTTTCTTTAACGATATCGACAACATTTTGAGTCGGGTTATTGCCCATTAGGATATCTTCACCGACTTTAGGTCGTTGATTAGGCTTAAAGCTATTAAAAACTTTGGCAATATGCTGAACAGATAAATACAAGCCAATTAATTGTTCTCGTTGTTCTGGTTGCATTTTTCCTCCAAATAAAAAAGCCAATCCTATTTTTGTAGGATTGGCAGATACTTAACAGATTCGATGGCCGGGGCCATCATTGTGTCACGCAATTCGATATCATGACCTTTGCCTTGCATATATTTAATTTTCTTATGGAAATCGTTTACGATAGATTCTAAAATATCTTTATCGAAAACTTTTTCACCGATACGCTTAGCAATAATATTATTTAATGCAACATCGATATCTTTGTAGGTTTCGTTTTCTTTAAGAGAACGATCCCTGTTAATAACACTATAATTAGTAAAGCTTAACAAGTATAATTTAATAACCAAGTTAATTAAATTAGTATTATTCTCAATATAAGATACGATGTTATGAGAGGTTAAAATTTTGTTATATAAACTATCTAAATTCATGGTTTTTTCTTACAGCAACAACAGCAGTCATTATTAGTATTATTATTATTGTTTTCACGACGAGACGGACGTCCAGTATATTCATCGAACTGAGAAAACTCTTGTTTATGTTCGTTAATATACTTTATCGCACTCTCTTTATCGGTAATACCATGTTCGTGAAATTTATATTCTAAATCTGATACTGTAGTCATCATATTGTTTTGGTAACAGTAGTATACTAATTCTTGTAAGTCGGTATATTTTAAGAACTTAGCCGGATTGCCTTGACGCCATCTCTTCCATTTTTCAGCAAAAGAAGGTTCGTCGATAGTAGACGGCATCGGGATATAACCTTTATAAGAATTAGTTTTAGATTTAGACGTTGACCGCCATAAGATTGCCATTTATTTAACCTTTCTTCATTAGTTTTACTAAATATAGTTTAAAACCGATACTTAACCCAGTAACAGTACTTAATAAACTTAATATAGTAAAGAATAAAGTAAATACTATTGGTAATGGATTAGATATCGTATAAACATTAGAATTATAAAAAGCACAGCTGAATATAGCTAAGATAATTGTTACAATATTAATGATACCGACATAAATAGGATATGCCATAGCAGCCATTAAATTATATTTTTCACGTGTACTTTTAACTCTAATATTGTTAGTTTCGATCAAGATGCCGATATAATTAATACTATTGATAATCATTAAGACAAGCATCATTGATACAGAACTAACAGCTAATTTAAAATGTGTTGCATCGTTTGCGATATGACTTATGATTAGACTAACTAAGCATAGAGCCGTAATAACTAATGCGACAATAAATTCACGTTTTAAAAACGTTTCATGAACATTTAAAAATCGTAAGTATCCAAAGATATTGCGATCTTTAAATAAATCTTTTTCTTCCATTGTACCACCTATTAGAGCATACAATATACAAAGGACGCCGATGAACGGCGCAAAATCTATAAATCCTTGCAGTATCCACAGCAAGAAAAGATATAATATTAACATTTAATTTCTCCGCTAAAAACAAAGTTTCTAGCACTTAGTTGTGAGGTGAAGTGGACACAGAGGCCTGAAAAGTTTTTACGCTACGACGTATACTTCGCCATATTGGCGGCCGAATTTAATAGCTTCATCATAGCTGTCGACAAAAATGTCGACTACGCCATGAATACCAGGAGCCATTCGGTCGGCTACAACATAATTATAGCCATTGATATTTAGTACTGTGCCTAAAGCAAAATCGTTGCTCGCAACGGCACCGACGTAAGGATACTCACCATTAGCCATTACAGAGCCTGTGTGAGTATAAGCTGTAAGTTCCATAGCATTAGTATTTGGAGTACATAATAAACCTAATACCAATGCAAAAGATGCTACTAAAAACTTTAATTTATACATAAGAAAAGTCTCCTAACTTCTGTTTCGTCTTCCTATTATTATCTAAAAATTTAAATAATAAATCGTAGGGCGACACGAAATTAGTAAACTTTGAATGCTGCTCACCTAAACAAACAAAGCCACTATTTGAAATACTTGTTTTTACGATATTATACATTATCGAGGGCCAGGTGGAGGAGGATGATTTCTAAGAATGATCTGTGCTGGTTCTGGGAGTGCCCAGATTAAAAATAGACTAACTACCAGCAATATAATAGACCAAGTTAACAAGCTCTCCACTTCTTTTCTGTGTTTTCCTTGCTCATCTTTAGCAAGACTGAATACTCCAGCAATTATTAATGCAATACATGCACCTGAAGTAAATACAGCTACAAACATTAATATCTGGACTACAGATACCACAAGGAGTTCGTCTTCAGTCATTATACGAATTCCTTTCACAACAAAAACTTTTGCTAAAACAATTTAGCACTAAGTCCTTAACGGAGAAAATAGTGCTAGCACTATTATATTACACTTATGGCATGATTGCCACGTCACAGGGATATTCCCAGTCAACATTATCACTATTCACCCAGTTTATAAGATATCGATTGCCATCTTTATCTAAACCTTCTGAGCATAGTTTATCACCAGATAATACTGGATCGGTCAAAAAATCTAAATGATATACTTCTTCAAAATACTTAATTTTCATCTTCCGGGAATTTCCATTCAGAAACATTCACGATTGGATCGGTACAGAATGCAGTCTGGAATGGGTCTTCTCCTTTCTGACAGTATAGAGAATTTTTCACGACGATCTTACAGTCTGGAGCGATAATTTTTAATAAATACTGTAAAGCTGAACGGTACCAATATTCTTCGTGCATTGTTCCAGAACAAAAATCTTTAAATAAATACAAGATATATTCTGGACAATTTTCTTTAAAGTATTTAAATTGAAAACTGCTAATAGCTTTATTATTGGCTTCTGTCGGAAGATCGGCCGGATAAAATTCAATTAAATTTGGTGATTCATCTTTGATCTCACCATATGGAGAATCAAAGTTTTCCTGAATATATTGTAAGAAAATCGAGCCGACCAAATCGATCGGAACAGAAATTTTCTTATCGGGATTATTTTTTTGTTTTTCAATCGTCGTAAATAACCATTCTAAAAATTCAGATTGAGTCATATGCTTTTCTAAATAATTTAAAGCTTTAGAAGGTGATTTAGGATCGATTAGTTTAGCCAAATCGTCTTTATTGATCATTATTTAACCTTTCTAATATATTTATTAGGAATAGATACTGTAACTAATTCATTAGTAAGAACAACAGAATTAGAACCTTTTGGTTTTAAATAAATACAGTCATATTCTTTTCCACCAGCAGTAACAATTACTTTATCGCCAAATTCAAATGATTCTAAATCGATTTCGCCATTTAGAAAATCTTTAATAGAATATTCTGTGTCCCTTTTTAATTCAGGACAAGCTTTAAACATTTCACTTGTTAAGAAATTAACTTCGTCTAAGCTTTGTTGATATTCATTTTTAATAAATGCGATACCGAAATCGTCGATAACAAACTTATCGATATTTTCGTTAAGTAAACTTTCTAAAAACCATTTAAGGTTATCATTAATTTCAATCTGCATTTAGGGCCTCCTTTTTATATTTTTTATTAGTTTTTATTTCTTCTAATTTTTCTGTAATCAAATACATAATTTGAAGAACTGTTTCTGCTTCCGCTAAATCATCTACTTTAAAGCTTATTTTCCTTTCGAAAAATTCATCTCTTGTTAAGGCGCAAGTATATTCTTTTATCAATCCATCTTTAAGGTCAATAATTGTTTTAACCTTAAATTTAATAAGAATATTAGAATCTCCATATGCAGACAACTCTGTATCTATTATTCTTTTATAATATGGAGGTTCTCTGGTTAAACAATATTCTACTCCAGATTCTTTTTGCTTACTCATTTTAAATAATAAGTTTAGTAAATCGACATGTTTTTCTTTTAAGATATAATTCATTTATTATCAACCTTTTTATTAATATCTATTCCTTTAGAATTAGCCCATTTTTCTGTGACATATAATTCAAAAATAATATTTTTAAATTCACTTAAATATATTTGAATTAATTCATGAACAAAATCATATTTTAATCCGCCAAGTCCACAGCCTAATGGCGGAATAGCGAAGCTTAAATATGAATCTTCATTGCCACTTCGTTTTATTTTATAAGCTAAATTTTCTAGACCCATTTCAATATATTTATATTTAGAAGGGTCTTTCCAATGATTTTTTGTCGGAAAATGAATAATAATTTTACCGTCTTTAGCTTTAAAGCTGGTTGAATTACCAATACTTAGACTACCATCTTTGCAATCTTCTTTATATGGGCCAACAGATTCTGGATATGCTTTAGCAATTTGCAATGCCAAACCTTTACCCATCGTGCCGACACAATTTACTGGATTCAAAATATATTTGCACTCTGTATCAAGAATATTTCCGACTTTATATTTAAACATTATTTCGCCTTTCTAATTTTTTAAACGAATAACCATCGCAGATAGCAATTAATACTGTCGATATAGCTTGTAAAATTAAAGCAAATTCTATCGATATAGAATTATTAATCCATACACCTATACCAGACCCTATTAAGCTTCCCCAAAGCATCCAACTTCGTTGTAATACTTTAAAGTTTGTTAACTCATCGCCAGCTATATTTTTATTTAATACATCGCTTAACATAATAAACCAAATATTATTTAATAGGCTATTAATAATTGCTAGTCCGATAAATCGAACATTAATATATTCTATGCCTAAAAATATTATAATTATATATAGTATACTATCTAAAGCTAAAAAATATAAAGCAAATTGTTTAAAATAATGACGATATTTTTGCTTGCTTAATAAGCTATTTACGACGGCAGCCAATCCTGCTTCGATAAAATTAGCTAAGCTATATATATTTGGACCGACTAAGCTCATAAAATAAACATGTACGACAGGTGTCGTAAATCCAAATATGAGATTAGAAATAGCTTGGCTAATAATCATTAACCATTTAATAGTATTAGACATAAGTTATGCTATTGTTATTTTTTTCGGAATGAATAAAGCACCTTTACCAATCGGTTTAATCACTTTATCGCCGATAACTTTCTTCATGATCTGATAAGCAGAGTTAACGTCGGCATTAATAATCTTATTTTTATTGGATTTAAATAAGCCACGATGAATACGATGAGCTTTATTGGCATTATCTTTAATAGGTTCTTCTTTATCGAGATAAGATGTAATACTTGTATAAGACTCTTCTGTCTCGATAACTTCGATGCCTTGATATTCTGCTTTATACTTAATTAATTCTATAAGTCTAAAAATCGGAATAGCGACAAAGTTCTTTAACTTAGATTCTTGTTTTTGTAACTTATTATGGCCAATAATAATTTGTTTAACATTATGTTCTAAACAATAATCGATAATTTTTTTAGATGCTTTATGCATATACGTATTAAAACGATTATTGCGTTTACGATATAATGTTTCCAGGCGACTGGACATATATCGATCATTACATTTTTTAAGTTCAGATTGAACTTTGTCTCGCTTATTATTAAAATATAAATTCATCGATTTAAGTGGACGACCATTAATTAATAATGGACGAATACCGCGCTTATTAATAGCGACAGTTGCTAAATTGTCTAAGCCTAAGTCGATGCCAGCAATATTACCTTTTTTTCTTTTAGGTAATGCTTCGACTTTATATACGACTTCAACTTTATATTTTTTCTTGCCAGGAAAAATTCTTACATGCGCGATATCTAAGTCTCCTACATAAATCTTATCTAAATTTAATTTCCCAGGGAAACGCATCATACCTTCTTTAACAGTACATTGACTATCTCTAATGATAACCATAAATTCCTGCTCTTTTTTATTATAGCTAGGAATCCTAGGTGCTCCTGTAAAACCAGATTTATTCTTTTTAAAAGCCCTTAATGCCATTAAAAATGCTTTAAAATTTTGAGCTGCTAAATGAATAATTGCTTCGGCATTACAAGATACCATTTTGCTAAAATTATTATATTCTTCGCATTCATATTCTTTGTGACGAAGAGTTTTAACAAGATCAAACTTAGATGGTAGCTTTTCTTCATTAGTAAAAGCTTGTCTTAAGATATATAACGCTTGATTATATAAATTATTAGATAATCGAGCTTCATTTATTAATTCTTGACTCGGCATAATATAATGTACTCGAGTTCTATATGTTACATTCTTTTCTTCCATTTATATCTCTCTAATTTTTAATTATACAAAGCCACTATTTTAGTACTATTTTAAATATTATAGTTTTAAACACTAATAATAATAAAAGAGGTGAGATCCATATTTTAGTACTGTATTAAATTATGTTGCCATAAATTTAAAAAAATCAATGGCGACAGTTATAGAATTTTAATGCTATATTAAATAACATAGCTCCAAGACCTCAAATCGACTATCCTAAAGCCATATTTAACAGTACTTTATAGAGTTCATCAAGTTATCTTGACAAACTTCTAAAGGGATAAAATTTAAGCCCTATACCGACTAATTTAAAATATGATCGGTTACAATTAAAAAAAGAGCGACCATCTTAGCTACTGATGATCGCTCTTAATACCTTGCAACATTCCGCTACAAGTTTTCCTGCAAGGTTAAAGCATATGTCTAAATCTTCTCAATGATTTGCATCCTGTTATGCAGGCCTAACATCTCTGTTAGGATTAATTTATTTAAAAGCTAATATTTTTTAGAGTTGTATATATAGTTTAATACGCCGATATTACATACGGCATATTTTCTATAAGTTTCTTCATTACTAGCTTTTAAACCTGGTACATAAATAACGATTTTATCTCGACGAATGTCGATACGTTGTTCGCCCATTTCGCAAGCAACATAATTGCCACGATTATACATAGTTAATACGTTAGTTTTAACTGCAGGGCCATAACGATGACCGTTATTTACGCTTTTAAAAATATGATTGACATATTCAAAAAAGCCTTTGTTTCCGTCATGAGGACGGATTTCGACTGTTTGCTTTACCTTAATAAAGTCACAGTCTTCAATTAGTTTGTGGTAATCCATCAGAGTATACTCCATTATTTAAAAAATAAATATAAGCTTATACTCTAATTATATTACTTCTTTTTAGGTAATGCAACGCTATCCCAAACATTTCCGATAACTTCGTAATGGCAATTTTCATAGTTTTCGCTTGCGAAATTAATTGTTTCTTCACCTTCGAGAAGCACTAAACAACCATTATAATTATCAAACATAACTTGAGCTTTATCTAACTTAATTTCGCTACCATTAATAGTAGCGCTAAAGTTAACCAAGTCATCCATAAAGATTTCTTTCTTGTTGCAATCTAAATAACCAGTACTTTGACATACAGTTTGTTCATGTACTGGCCAAATATTCTTTTCATCTTTAATAACGATTTGACGTTTTTTAATTAAATAAAAACCTGTTTTCCAGGAACGATCTTTATGACAACGAGCTTTATATGTTGGTTTCATTATTTACCTACCTTTTGTTCTGCTAATTCTAAAGATTTTTGAAGACGAGCCATTTCTTCTTTAAGACGAGAAATTTCGTCGTTGCTATCAGCTTCGTCACTAACAAGTTCTTTAATTTCTTCAGCCGTTTTTTTAAGTTCGGCTTCATTAGCAATTGGTTCAGCTACTGATGCAGACTGATTATCGATAGCTTCAAAGTCTTTAGAAATAGTTTTAGACTCTTTAGAAATAACTTTTACCAATGTTAAAACTAAAGTTACACAAATATTTAATACGAAACCTACGATTACACCGATTTTTCTACAAATTGCTTCTTGATTGTTCATGACCAACAGCCTCCTTAACAAATTGATATTTTTCCATCGCGATTTTAACGCGATCAATATTTACGAATACAGTATATTCTTTACCGTTAATTTTAAACGTAGAATATTCATTTGTTTTACATTGTTTAATTAAATCCTGACAGAAAAGAATTAAAGCATCGAAATCGCTATATACGTTCGTCATACCTTTTTCGCCAGCATATTTTAATTTATTATCCGGGAAATATGCTCGCACAAGATTAGTATGCGGTTTTTTATTTACGCTATAAATGCCGATAAACTCGGCAATTTCTTTAGATGTTTGGAAGTGGATATTGCTCTCCACTTCGATATAATATTTATAAGTCATTATTTAACCTTCCATTCCAAGTGCTTCCTAACACTTCTATTTTAATATTTTCATACAATGGATCGACTAACGCTATTGTATATTCATTATTTTTAACGATTAGTCGTCCATATACATTATCCATTAATACGGTAGCCGGATTTAATTTAAATTGACCAATACCGGGCATCGTACATTCAAAATCTACGATATCAAATAAAAAAACCGGTACTTGATTAAATACAAGTCCGGTATGTTGACATAAAGTCTTTATATTAATTTCATGTTCGCCGTTTTTATCGACGATAAAATTTTTATTATCTTTAAATAAATATGATCCGATATATTCCCTTAATCGGCTATCATATGCTTTATAAATAGGCAACATAATATTTCCTTAACATTTAAATTAAAGTAAAGATCCGATATATTCTATTTTAATACTATTATAGCTTAGACAGAGGTATGTTTTTATACTATATTAAACAATATAGCTTTAAAATACATAACTATTTTTCTTGCCAGAATAGGCTGTTTTAGTACGTTTTAATGCTACAACAAATGATATAGCTCTAAAGCTATCGTATCTGGAAGCAAAGTTTTAGTACTATACCAAATAATACAGCTCCAAAACCTCAAATTTGTAATTTTATAGCCAATTTATAGTACTTTACGAGGTTTAAAATTCGAGTTATCTCGATAAACTCTCAAAGGGGCAAAACTTAAACCCTATACTAGCTAGTACAAGACATCACTAGTTACAATTATTATTTTCTTTGTATGCCAAAAAAGCACAAAAGTGATTTCGGATCGGAGACCGGGGGTGCGGGGGCTTGCCCCCGGAAGAGGATAAACGTAGAATGTTACTTATCTTCTTTCGGGAACAATTCGTTCAACACTCTAGGAGTATAATGACGTGCTGCCTCCACCTTATCATTCTTAGTTTTAACATGTTTAATGCTTGCATATAAAGATTCGATTCTACTTTGTGCTGCCGTGAAATCTTTAAAGACTTCGATTAGATCTTTGTATTCACGGCGTTGTTTACTGTAGACATGCATTAATTTAAATAAACGAACTGCATCGTTTGGCGATACTTCATCGTTAAATTCGCAAAAATGCTTAAGATCACTTAATGCACGGTCCGCATTGCTCAATCGACCATTCCATACTTCGTAATGATCTAAGATGTATTTCATGGCAGATTTGCCTTTAGTAATTGCGTCGACCAAGCTATTGCGATCCCATTGTTCTTGATAATCGACAGGTTCTTCGACATTGTTCCAGTCGATTTCCGCCATTATATTAGGAGTACTTTCTTCTGTAACAGCCTTTGGCTCACAGTTTAACTCTACTTCTTGTAAAGAATATGGTAAAGAATCAGGAACAATTTTTTCTTTTTCTTTACGTTCTTGTTCGAGCGCATGAATCTTATTTAATAAAGTATTTTTATGATCTTTATTATTTAAACTTTGAAGCAACTTATCTGGATTGAATGGTTGCCTATATTTTCTTAATGACCATACTATGGCACTCACCCTCTTTCTTATTTTAAACATAATTGAATGTAAATCCACCGTAATCGATCTAATAACTGATCGTTCGGGATATCTTCATCGATATCTAATTGATTAGTAAGCATATTAAACGTTACATAACGGCATTCCCAATCATAATCGATATCGATAGTTAGTTCGATATTTAATATATTATCTAAATCATTATAAACATAGAAATCACCATATTCTGGATAATGATAATTCCATGTACTATCTTCTAATTTAGATACGACATTATATATATCGAATAACATTTGTGAAATTGGTATACTATTCATCGTTGTTCCGGGTTCCTTCTTATATCAAATCTTCTACTAAGTTCTTCGACTCTAAGACGTAATTCTCTTAAATTTTGTTCAACTCTAGGATCCGTCGCAGCTATATTCATACGATCTCTTAATTCACTAATTCTTTCTCGGAATGTTTGCTGAACGATTTCTCTTACTCTTTGTTCAGACATAGTATTCGAAGTTAAAATATTATTTGGAGTAATTTGAATTCGTTCAACACGATCTCGATCGTCAACAAAAATATTTTGAGCACTAAATCTTATAGGAGTACCAATTATTGTATTCCCTTCATTATTTAAATAATCGGAATACTGATTTTTATATTCATTAAAATAAGTTCTTGCTTCCATATAGAAAATATCGTTAACATTTGTTCCAGAACATTTAATTCTGTTTTGAACTAAATATAAATAGTAACTTAATTGCTTTACAATATTAGCAAATATTGTTTCCAGAAAAGGTTTATCTCGAAGTAATGTAATTAACTCTTCGCAATTTGAAAATTTATGCGTATAAACATTATTTTTATTTTCTTTATGCACGGCTTTTATTTTGAACTCATCAAAAGAATGTTGAGTAAAATAATAAAAATTTCTTGTAGAACAAATATAATGATATCGAACTGAAGAATCGTAAAGTTTTATATAATTATTTTTTAAATAATTAAATAATCGTGTGATATTATTTTCGTTCATCTCAAAATTTCCTTTCGAGATTCGATAATTTCGCTTTTACCGTTTTGATAAATAACGATACCAGAATATTTAATATTGTTAGTATGATCGCTAACGCTATATTCGATATCGACATTATATTTAGTGCTTATATTAGAAAGCATTACAGTATTCGGCTCATAATCGCCCTCAGCGCTAATTGTCGTAATACCGTCTTTAAATAATACACTATTTACATTATAGTTACCTAAAAACATATTATTATTAACTTCGGACATTCTAAGTGCTTGAAGTTTACTATTCATACCTGATATTTTAAAGAGTCCAATCATCGTTTTATTTCCTTCCAAAAATATTTTAATTTAAGGTTATCTACCATTATATTATATACTAAATTAGCCTTATTTAAAAGAGCTTTTTCATCGCCACTAAGTATATCTTGATAAATAGTTCCATCAAAAAGCACAGTTATAGAAGGATGAGTTTCTTCTGTATAATAAAACGAAGAATAGTCTTCAATAATAAGTGAAAATTCATTTAAATAGCGATTACTAAGATATATTGCTCGATTGTCAGTTAAATATATTTTACTAATATTTTTACGAAGCAATATCTTAGCTATTTTCGCTAACGCAATAGACTCATCAGACTTCATAGTTTTCTAATAATGTAATGGCAATTGTTAAGAAATCTTCTTTATCGTTATTTTCATAATAAAAATTAATAGAAGAAGCTTTCTCATAGATATTGTAAGAAATGACTAAGCTATTCAAAACATTTTCATTCCAATTAAGAATGATTTCGATATCTTTATTGCGGTGCTTATTAATAGCTAAATAATAATTACCGCGCTCAATAGTGACTTTATCTTTATCAGAAATGATGTCCTGCAAATTGGCCAAAAGTTCTATCTGCTTGTTTAACAGGGATTCCATTTGGATTCAGCTCCTTTCCTTTTATTATTGGATAACTACAACTATAATTTCGAGAAGTATATAGTCGTTGGTAAATTAATATTAATGCTGTACAAATAACATCGATATATATATCGTATATCTCTTTTAAATGAGAATATGTTTCTAAATCTATTTTATCTTCTTCTGCGAAAAAGATAAGAATATTTTCCTCACCGTTTAGATAACATGAAACTTTAATAGGATCATTTTTATTAAATCCTGGATCAAAGATGCTAAAATAAATTTGATATACATCACATCTCTTATAAATAGTAATCGTATAAGATTCTCTATTGTACTTAAATCGATAAGTATCCATTCCAGCGCTAGTTTGTAAGAATGGCAAAACTGTATTGTATAACGTTTTTGCTAGCTTTTGTTTTCTATCGACAATATTTTTTTGTTCGGCTAGTTCTTCTTTTTTTAATTCTTCTTCTATTTTTTTTATTATTTTTTTTACAACAGTATCATGTTTAACTTCTTGGAATACAGGATAGAATAAAAAAGAAAATAAAACAGCCAAGAAACATAAATATAAGATTTCTTCAACTTCGTTCATAGCAGTGTTTTAATTTTATCGTACAATAAATTTAAATCGTTAACATTGATATATTTATTAGTTTTATTATTATATACTCCACGTTTAGGTAAACCTTCACACGGATATTCGATACCGAGATCGAGAATATTCTTTTTACCTTCAGAAATTAAAATAGCTCCACTATCAAATTTCTTTTTATCGCGGTTATCGATAAGAACATCAAAACCGTCAATATTAAATTTTTGAACGCCTTTAATTTTTTCAAGACCGTTTACAATTTCTACGATTTTTCCCATTTAATTTTCCTCCGTTTCTTCGATAACTCTCTTTAAAATATATAGTTGATTTACTAAACATTTTTCTAGCAAAGGCAATACAACTTTAAATTCTTCATCAAGCTTTTCCTCGGTAGATATATGCATATCTACTACTTTATTATCAACGAAATCAATAAACAAATATGCTTCTTGACAAGTTCCAAACTTTTGATCGAAAAAATCTAAATAAATCAGAAATTCATTAAAATTTCTTTTATCGTTTATACAATGGTTATAGGTTATTCTATTAATTTGTATACCGATTACATCTAGATTTAATAGAAACAAGTCTTCTTCTTGCAATATGCCACGTGAGTCATCGGCAAGTTCTTTAAGAAATTTAACTGTAAGGCCTTTACTATATTCTTTATTAAGTTTAATATATTCAACCATTGTCTTTTCCTAACATTTTTCTATAGTAACTTAAAAAATAATATAGATTATTTATTTTTAAACTATAAGCTTC